AATGTAATTAGTTGATTCATAAATTACTATATGGAAAGTACCTTGTGTACTAGTACACAAAAACATAGGCATATTAATCCAACTTACAACCAACTTTCTACAAGGAGCAGTACCCTGAACTTGATATCTAATTTGACCTCCAACACCAGGATGCCAATCCTGCCAAGGGCCCATAATGCAATTCTTTGGTACCGCAGCATTCATCGAAGGTATTGCCATTGATGTAAATGTTGTTGGCTGCCCTCCCGCACCTAATGATATCCAACCATTTGAACCTATTCGAAACTGAGTATAGGTTTGTCCATAAAAACAAAAAGTAAATCCAATGTTAAACGTACCTGATTGTGAATCATCTGAAAGTTGAACCATTGCACCCGTATTGGTTTGTGCGACATACGGTATTGTTGAAACCGCATATGAAGTGGTTTGATTGGGATTGCTACCAGCACCGCATTGAGATAGGTCCGCTGTCAATGTAGTTGAGTTTACTCCACAAGGAAGTATTTGATCTGGCCCTAATGCGGGACAATACTGAGAATAAGATAGGGTGCTAACTAGCATCCAAATAAGCGTGTATACGTGCTTCATAACTGGCCTTTAATATAAATATGTACAGTAAAAAACCCAAGCAGTTTCCGTTGATCAATCGGTCTTACTTGGGTGCGTTATGTGGTTATATGGTTTCCCAACTTCCCAATAACAAAAAGACCTCGTGCTAGTGCGCAGATCTTACGGTATGCGTCAGAGGTACTTTTCGTAGTCGGTACGGGATTCGAACCCGTGTGACAAGAATGAAAATCTTGTATCCTAACCCCTAGATGAACTGACCATCATTAAAAATCTCCTAATCGCAAATGAAAACTATATGCAGCTTGATCTTCATAATAAGTCATATCAGCTAATCGCATTATGCATTCATCATGCGTACCCGTTAATAGGACTTCACCTTGAGCATTTACAAGTTGAAATACGTCCTTCTTTGAATTTACACAAACAATATCCATATACTTTTTTATGTAATATATGATATTAATAGATAATATCCAAAATTATTCTAAAATCTTTTCAACATAAGTGCATGTTTCTCCAGCATCAAATCCTTTTTCCAGGAGCAATGGCAACGATGCAGGTTTGCACCAAGCATAAACTTTGTAGCCTTTGTATCGTTGCCGTGCATACTCCCAACGCGTTTCCCACAATGTTCTGTATATTCCTTTGCGTCGATGCTCTTCATGTACCCAAGCATCAAGGAATTTAATTTTGAGATCATCTTCCCGTTCCATGTAGATGTGTCCTACTATCTCTCCGTTGATCATGGCAATCCATGTTTCTAATCGTTGTGCATTGCTTTTGAGGTGTACTATTTTAATATCATCTGTTGTCATAAAGTTCCTAAATAAACTGTTAATGCACCTATTGTATAACCTACAGCTGATGCCAACGCCATATGAAATCGTTCTGGCCATGTTTTTGATTCAACCATATAACCTACAAAGGGAAGACTTAGGAATGGTCCAATGAATGCCCAAAATATCATTGTGATGCTGCGATCTGCAACTGTTGCAATATACATAGTTGATGCTGTTTCTAGAATAAACGCAGCAAATGCTATGATAAAATATTTTTTTAAACTTTTATCCATTTATTATCGTGATTGTATTTAAAACTTGCTATATAATTTTGTGTCCATCTATTTGATTCAATCAACGATAAAAACAATTCGCCATTGTCTCTACTATACAAATGATATGTTTCGTTAATTACTGGTTCGAAGCTAAACTTTGATTTGTATACAAGATCGTTCCATTTGTATTCGTCAATTAGCTTTTGATATTCTTGTTTGAGTTCTTCAAACTTAGATAGAAACTGTTTGTTAACATTAGCAACACGTGTTTGCTTCCAATGCTTAATATCGTCTACTATGATAGCCGGTGCTCCAACGTTGCTAGCATAAGGTAGCAAACCTGGGTTATCGGAAACGTTGTCTGGTTTTTTCATATTAATGAACTCGTTTCAAAACATCACCAAGTCGAGAATACATTTCAATAGCAACAGGTACTGATAACAATGCAATTAAAAAATTATTTACATAGGAATACACCGTAATTATGCTGCCAATAGTAATGTTGGTTGTTGTTAATACTAATAAAATTATTGCTATAAACAAAAACAAATTTTTAATCAATCCAATAACGAACCAATTCTTTCCTTGCAGTGTGGAGTCATATATGTTTAATCGTTTCATGCGCTCAAAGAATGAAATTGATTGCAAGTATCCTAATTCAATTGCAATTGCTTTTGTTTCATAATGGTTATTGCGCAAACGTATTGATTGTTGAAGCTTTTTATAAAACTGAATACCAGTTGCTGTGATAAGAACTGCTGCTATGCTAACTAACGCACCAACACGCCAATTTTCTGAATAGATGAATCCAATTGAACCAATAATTGTAACTATGGTTGCAATATAGTAGTGAACATAACCTTCCAGTACATGCACAATTTCATAGGCCATATCAGTTCGTGCAATTTTTGTTGAAGTATCTAATTCATCATTTTTTAAGAATCTAAACACAATACTGTTGTATATTTTAGTGTATACTTTTGTATCATACACCATTCTTTTGTAATTAAAAAATGTCGACAAGAAATAAGATGCACCCAACAACATCAACCACCACCAACTACCAGCAATCAATCCATCAATACTTTTACCAAGCAAGAATGGTGTTGCTAAATTAGACAATTCCGTAAGCAGCATAAATGCATATATCCACATCAATTCTAATTTGAATTGCTTGAAAATTTCAACAATTTTATTCATAACTATTAGATACCAATAACAACGTCCTCTGTAATGATATCGCCATCGATCAATCTACTTATTTGTGCAAATTCAACATGCTCTTGATATTCAAGTTTCATTTCTGCTCGAAACCGATCTGCATCTTCTGGAGTTTCTAATGAACCACACGCCGTTGCAACTTCACCTGCCATTTTATACCGGTATGCACCATATGGATTTTTTAGTTCAGAAATTTCCCAATCTGACTCCGTTAGCTCGGTAAGCTTTTTATTTCTATTTTTAATGGTTGCTGAGTAGTGATAACCGCAGTTGTTGCAGTTAACGTATTCTTCTCCTGTTTTGTAATAAAAGTCACTATATGCTTCTGTTTTGCAATTAGGACATTCGATGTAATCTATAACTGATCCCATAACTTATATTTTTTTAATTTGATAAAACGGCTTTAATTGTTGGGTGTGATTGGTAGTTGCTTAACTGAATGTCTTCTTCTACCAAACACTTGCAGAAATTGTCATCCTTAAATCCATTAAACACAGCCGTTGCATCTAATGGACCTTCTCCACACTCGCCACTCTCCGTTGGCCACCATTCCGTATTAATGTTAAGTTTCGGTAGTGGATACAGCTCTCGATGCATTTGTTCTTTAGCTTGCTCTGTATGATTCAAATACAAATGAGCATCGCCGATATTGACAATCAACTCATCAGGTACCATACCAACTGCTTTAGCAATGATTTCCAGTAACAATCCGTAACTAGCTATATTGAATGGCAAACCTAAGAACATGTCTGCAGAACGTTGATTCCACATTAGAGAGATTGCTCTGGTTGGGGCATTAAAATTTTCAAGAACTTCAGCAACATTACCTTCCCATCCTAATCTATCAAAAAACTTAGGCATTTGTTGACTTCTATTTTTGATGACCCAATTTCTACGTTCACCACTACATAACTCTCTCGTATAAACTTGAAATCCATAATGACAGGGTGGTAAAACCATTTGATCAAGTTCTCCAACATTCCAAGCTGATACCACTAATCGTCTTGAGTCAGGATTTGTTTTAAGTTCACTAATTAAATCTTGGATTTGGTCTATTTCACCATTCCAATTACGCCAACCAGCCCCATACACAGGTCCGAGGTCGCCCCACTTCTTAGCAAACTCATCATTAGTTCTAATTTTGTTGATGAATTCTTCCATGGTATCTGGCCAATCACCTTTGTATTCATTTGTTTTACTGATGTAATTCTTATAAGCATCTCCATCCCAAATATGACAATCATTATCAACAAGGAACTTAATGTTGGTATCACCGCGGAGGAACCACAATAACTCAGTTACAATTTGTTTCCACGCCATCTTCTTAGTTGTAAGTAAAGGAAATCCTTCACTCATATCATGGCGAATCTGTCTTCCAAACACAGAACGTGTTTTGCCATTTCTGCCTTCCTTCAATTCTCCATTCTTAAACACATCGTATAGTAGTTTAAGATAATCGTGTTCAATATTATTCATTTCCATATTTTTTTCTCAAGTATTCTGCCCATGCAGATTGCTTACGTCCATTAACAAAGAACCAACCCAAATTCATTTCAAACCATTTGTTAATTTCATATGCCCAATAACATACAGCGTGCCAACCTAACCACAACATGGATACGATCCACGCACTAATTAACAGTATCAATAACAGATTCATCTTCTATAATTTTTGCATCTTGTACGGTTTCACAAAATATGAAATGGGTTTCGGATCGTAAAACATGATCTGCACCAACCCATTCCATATACAACTTAACATATTCCATATCAGGTTCATCTCCTATCTTATGAGCGAACCCTGATACGGGGTTTTTCTTGATAACAATATACATTGCATCACCATGGCGATATAATGATTTGATCAAATTCATATATTACATCATTGGCATTTGCGGCTCTTCATCTTTTGAAGGCTCATCAACAATTACACACTCGGTCATCAAAATCATTGAAGCAATAGATACTGCATTTTCAATTGCCGTTCTGGTTACTTTGGTTGGATCAATAATACCCATTTCAATCATATCACCATATTCATTGGTACGAGCATTGTAACCATGTGCTTCTTTGCCTTCTTGTACGTGATATAATACTACCTTACCGTTACCGCCAGCATTCGTAACAATTTGTTCAAGTGGCGCTTCCAATGATTTGCAAACAATATCTACACCTAACTTTTCATCTTCATTCACTGTTTTTACTGCGTCTAATGCAGCTGCACATCGAATCAAAGCAACTCCCCCGCCTGCAACAATGCCTTCTTCAACTGCTGCTCTGGTTGCTGCCAATGCATCATCTACTCGGTCACGCTTTTCTTTCATTTCAGTTTCAGTTGGTGCACCAATATACAATACAGCCACTCCGCCTGCCAATTTAGCCAATCGCTCTTGAAGCTTTTCTCGATCATAATCTGATTTGGATTCTTCAATCTCATAACGAATTGATTCAATGCGTCGTTGAACTGCTTCTGATTCGCCGTAGCCATTAATGATAGTTGTACGATCCTTAGTAATTTCAACTTTCTCACAATGACCCAACATGTCCATTGACGCTTCTGATAGCTTGTATCCCGTCTCTTCAGACACTACCGTTGCTCCTAGCAATGTTGCTAAATCTTCTAGCATTGCTTTGCGCTTATCTCCAAAGCCTGGAGCTTTTACTGCTGCAACTTTCAATGCACCTCGGATGCGATTCACAACTAGAGTTCCTAGTGCATCGCCATCAACATCTTCTGCTACAATCAATAAGCCACGTCCTGATTGAACTACTGGCTCAAGTATGGGCAGCAATTCTTTCATGGAAGATACTTTGCCATCTACTAGCAATACAAATGGATTGTCCATTTCCACAGACATTTTTTCTTGATTGGTAACAAAGTAAGGAGATAGGTAACCTCGGTCAAACTGCATTCCTTCAACCGTTTTAACTTCAGTTTCAGTACCCTTTGCTTCTTCAACTGTAATGACACCATCGCGTCCTACTACACGAATTGCCTCAGCAATAAGTGAACCTATAGCATCATCATTGTTTGCTGATATGGTTGCAACTTGTTTTACTTTATCAGCATCAACACCAACTTCTTGAGACATTGATTTAAGTTCTCCAACTACTACGCCGACTGCCTTATCCATTCCTCGTTTCAAATCAATCGGATTAGCACCAGCTGCAACACTCTTAAGTCCTGCTGTTACCAATGATTGTGCTAACACTGTTGCCGTTGTGGTTCCGTCTCCTGCATTATCGGCTGTCTTGGATGCCACTTCTTTAACCATTTGTGCACCCAAGTTCTCAACAGGATCTTTGAGTGTGATTTCCTTTGCTACCGTAACACCATCTTTTGTTACATGGGGAGCACCAAACGGTTTGCTGATTACTACGTTGCGACCTTTTGGGCCTAATGTCGTTTTAACTGCGTCTGCTAATGCATCAACACCTGCTTTCAATTTCGCACGAGCATCTGAATTAAATTCGATTTGTTTTGCCATAACTTGTTTATCCTTTTTATAACTGTTTATTTAATATAAATATTTACCTAGCAATTTCCAAGAATTTGGAATTCAATGTTCTTGCAACTTCTTGCATATTCTTGGGATCGATAAATTTAGCATCAAGTCCATACATGGTATGAAATGGAGTATTATCATAACTATATCCGCTTCCGGTGATGAAATAACTAATAACATTGATACCTAATTCGCGGAATCCATTAACAACTCTGCGAGTGAATTGAACACCATCATAATGATAAGCAACGCCTGATACATCGGTTGGGTATCCATCCGAGTAATTGATAAAGATGCATTCATCACCTTTTGCATCGCGCTTAATGTCTTGCTCAATGCTCTTGAATGCTAACCCTTCTGGAGTACACCCAAACGTATCTAAATATTTGAAATAGTTACGAATCTTACTCATTTTATCATGAGCCGAATCATATGCATAAACCGTAATTGCTTTTTCTTTGCCACCCGTCGACGATTCGGTACCACGCAATGAAATTTGCACACGGATGCCAGTTGTCATAGAAGCAGCTTGTGCAATTGCAACGGCTGACATAATGGCATTGCGAAACTTTTCACCTGCCATTGAGCCAGATGCATCAATTGAAATGTGAATAAAATAATTTTTGAACTGATCCGTTACAATGCGATGAAACACGTTAGCATTATCATAACCCAATTGGGAAATCAATCTGCGATCAATCTTACCGGCTTGCAAACGAGTGGTCTTCAAGGTACGATCCGAATTGCGAAGCTGCAACTTGCGTCCCAATGTCTTGCCTAAAATAATACCTTGCGTAATGTTTTGATCATTTTCAATAAGCGATTTAACACGATATTGATTGGTTGCTACATCGGCTGCATAATTTAACTTGCCTGCAACATAATCATCTGCTCTACTAGAAAATAAATGAGGCATTGCTGCAATGATACCCGGAGTCAACTTTTTAATAACAATTGTATCAACAAAATCGGAAGTACCTGATTCATTTGTTGCCACTTGACGAACCTCCGTACCCGATTCGCGGATAGCATTAACGATGCTTGCTTGCGTTTTATTCAACTTACCTGTTTTCTTGTTGTCGCCCTTAAGGAAATCTCGTTGCTTTTCAATTGCCTTTTCTAATTTCTTAAGGTCATTTGCTGACAACGAAGACGCACTATCAACACCACCTTTAGTTGCATCATCTGAAGCTTCGTCCTCACCATCTTCATCACCATCATCGCCTTCGCCATCACCTTGACCTGTACCACCGTCACCTTGCTGAGGGTCTCCATCTTGCGGTTGCTCTTCATCTGATTTTTCTTCTGCTTCTGCTACAGCATCCTTAACAAGCTTGTATACTTTGCATGCAACTAACAATGCATCTTCGGTAGATTGCAATCTTTGAATGTTTCGAAGATCAATCACATTCCAAATTTCTTGCAATGCTGCAAGTGCTTTCAAATTGCGGTTAGGGTTAGTTAGATTGATGATATGAAACATGTAATCATCCCATGTCTCTTGACACTTCTCATTAGCTATCAATGCCTTATCAATAACTTTGTCATTAAAATACTTATCATACATTGCTTCATAATACATACGATATCCTGGAGCACTAGTATAGATATAAAAGTCAATGCGTCGATCTTCAATCCAATTCAATAAATCTTTGATGATCACAAAGTCTTGGTGTTGCATTGTCATGTCCGGATCAAGTCCATTCATTCGAACAATTTGTGCCATTGGCGTACTTGCCAAGATGCCACCTTTAAACATGTTAAAGTCAGTCAATGCAATATGCGACCCTTCATGTAATGCTAATCCAACAGCTGGATCAAAATTCTTATCATCGAGTTTGGTGCCAATCACAACAGACTCGCCATCGGTATAGCTTGCATCTGTGGATTGAAATACTACGGGAATTGATTTGCCGGTTACAATGTTAACGAAATTGGCAATGGCCCGTTGCGTTGCAGCCAACTTGGTATAGTCAATACCATCACCTCGTTTGAAGTCTGTATCAAAATCATCACTTAACCAAAAGCTAGATGCTGATTTTGAATAATATCGTTTGCCATCAAATTTACCTAAAATACTCATATGCTCTTTATTTTATATATAATATGAAATTACTATTCAGTTTCCAACCAAAAACAGAAAAAAAGGCGACATTTCTGTCGCCTCTTTTGAGCTATGAAAAATTAGAATGGGTTTTCTTGTCCTTCACCATCAACACCAGTATTGAAGATGTCCTTCATTTCGGTTGCCATATGCTTTTGGATAATTTGCTTAACAAAGGTTCTTTCAGAATCCGTACCACCAGATGCATCAAAGAAAGGAAGGATTGATACCTCAGCGGCTTCTGATAAAGAAAACCCATCTGCCAACAATTCACATACGCGCACCGTCATACGAGTGGATACCATTGTGGTAAGTTTACCATCTTCTGATCTCCATTCTTTACGAGTTGCATCTGCAATGTCTGCTACTGCATGAATCAAACTGCGGTTCACGGTTGGGAATCGTTTTGTCAATAAATCTTCTTCTTGGGATAGTGACAAGATATCAACTTCAATGATTTCAAATCGATCCATTAATGCTCGGTCCAATACCCGAGTGGATGTATATTCGGTACCAATGTTTGCTGTTGCAATAAATGATACACCTGATGCAACTCGAATGGTAGGTGAATTGATATCTTCATCCAATCGCAGATACCTTTGACCCTCATCTAATACTGTCATCAAGATGTTCCAAGCCTCAGGGTGCGCACGAGACAACTCATCCAATAGAATAACGGCATTCTCGGTTTGAATTGCCTTGACAAATGCCGATTCATCAAACGATGTTTGACCATCAACGAAATGCGTATTACCAATCAAGGTTGCTCGAGGGTCTTGCGTTGCACCCAAGTTAAAATAATAGAAAGGTCGATTGGTTGCCACGGGAAGATCTTTTGCGGCTTGCGTCTTACCACAACCTGCAGGGCCAACCATCATGATGTTTTTACCGCGCACTGCAGACCGAACCAAATATTTCCATTTGATGTCGGACATTTCCAATGTTGCAGGCTTAATTTTATAAGCATTCTGAATCAAACTAAGTACTGCATCTTGTTCTTGTGGCATAGGTTGTGGTGTTGGTTGTGATTGTTTAATGTCTTCTAATTCAATACCGGACTTGTTCATGCGTTTGGCTCGGCCGGTTTCTTCATCAAACAACAATATCTCATCATTGTCAAATGCATGCTTAATCATGATAGGACGAAACAAGTTGGTAATGTCTTTGTTTGTACCAAACTCGATAATTTGCGGATTGCCATTTACTAAGGTTGGCACACCAATAACTTTTTTGTTTTTCATAACTCTTTTTATTTTCTATATAATATGAAATAAAGAGTTACATTCCAACCTATTCGTCTTGTTTTTTATGTTTTTTCTTGCGAGTGTAAGTTTTTTTGCTCTTTTGTATGATTGGACGAGTTGCTTGCCAAATTTCCTGCATAGTTACTTCAATCTTTTCCATGGCAAAAATATATAAAAATGTTTTGTGAAATCCAAATTACCATTTTCTACAAGACCAATATCTTGCCGAGGTTCTGTCCTTAGCAGTATGACAACGGTGTCTTGCTCTAAATGAACGCCTACGTGCGGGATTGCTCTTACGTATTCGCATATTAGGGTCGCCGAAGTTGACCTTTACAACGTTGCCTTTGGCATTTTTAACGTAGACTTTGAATTTTTTAACATCGCCACGCATTGGTTTGCCCAATTGCACTTTGCGGCCTTGATATTCGGCTTCATTGATTCCAGCTTCCTTGATGGTTACATATTCTGGATTTTCATCTGCAGATTTGATTGTTTCAATTAAGCATTCGGCACAATATGCTTCTGCTACTGGTATTTGCGATTCATGTAATGTCATATATCACCTTAAGTATTCGTTTTTAATATTTAGTTCTAATTTGGCCTGAGCTAGCCATGTTTCTCGACTGTAACTTGCCCAATGCGTTATGGTTGGAAGTTGATTTAATATGTCTGTAACTACGCGTGCATATACAATTGGTATAACACTATCATCGTAATTTGTAAAATTTGGTTCTTTTTGCTGCATGAGTTTCCATACATCGGCAGCTAATGGATACCGTCGGTTTGCTCGTTCAACATTATAACCAGAATAAAAATCGCTACCTGGATTTAATTCTGTAAGGCCGGTTTGTTTTGTGTCTCGAATTAATTCGTCAACTGTCATTGACATTTCGCAATTCATTGAATATACAATGTTGACAGTTTGAGGCAATCCAGCAAAAGATTTAACCTCACTGTTTTGAATAGATAGGTTGGTAGGTCCTGCCGGCAATCCTTTAAAACTTTCAATTGTGCAGTCTTTTAATTCTAATAGACCCGTAATGTTTGTCGACAATGCTTCAAAAGAATCAATATCCATGTGTCGAAGTACTAAAGTCTTTGCAATTCGCGGAAAATTTTCAAATGATGCTGGTTGCGGAGTTATATCAAATGTATTAACTTGTTTAAATGCAATAGGCGAATATGGTATATCTACTTTGTATATGATGTTTAGATCTGGTGCAGATACATATAATTTATCTGATTCCTGAAATATCATTTCGCTTTTTATTTTTTCTAAAAGATTGGATCCGCCTTGTACATAATGATATAAAATATATTTTACTTCATCAGTAGTCGTAGCTAAACGCCGGTCCTTAATCATTGCAGAAATTTTTTCTTGAATCTTTGGATCTGACCAACGCGTCACGGTATCTAACCCAGTATCACAATACAATGTATCTTTTAATTTGAATATGCCTTGTTTGTTTGTTTGTACTGCACCTAACAATCGATTAATTTCGTCTAAAAATCCAATTGGCGGCGTACCATATACTTTTTGTTCTGCTTGATACAATACGTTGCTTGGATCTTCTAACGAAACAAACGGTTTGATTGCAACGCGTGCTACAGGATTTTTAATGTTCAAATCATCATTACGAACTAAATATGCAACCAATGTTCCAGCTTCAACATCATGTTGAACATAATGTGCATTGATTCCAGTATATAAATTCATGCAGCTTGTCCATCCACGACCCGTACTCATTCCTGCTACATCGTATCGATGTTTTGAAAATACAATATAAAACGATTTAACTTTGTTTTCTCGATACAATTTAACTTCTGGAATTTTGTTATAATTGTCTACAAGCTTATTGATATGTTTAAGCGCTTCTTCTTTGATTTGTTTGCGAACATCTTCCATTGGACGCTGGCCCATCAACGTTTCTCGGCCCTTTTCATCTTTTTTGATGTATTTTTCAATTTCTTTTAATTTGTGTTGAATTTCAATTTTAGTAACAAGACCAGTAATCCATTTAGACACTTTTGTTTTACGTCCATATTCATCTGCTACCGTACCCGATATCAAATCTTCCCAATCAGGCATACGCGTACTGTATTCTGGTTTACCATCTATACGGTCTATACGATTAATTATGTCTCGAATTTCATACCAAAACCCAGTATATTCATCACTCAAATCGCTAATATCCATGTCAAATTCTTTAGACTCATATGGTACGCCGATGCGATCCAATCTACGTGATGATTTAGTATCTGGCAATGCTGCCAATGCACTCAACACTGAATCTTGTTGTTGTTCAATGTTTGGATTACGTTGCATAGAAACATATTCACGTGCTTTATCTAAAGGCAGTGCTTCTTTGATCAATTGAACTTCTAAAAGTGTTTTCAATCTAATCACTATAACTCCTGCCGTATTGCTAATTTAGGAAGATATGCTCTCCATGTAGTTAATATGTTTTCTTTTTCTTGTGGAGTAATTGTTTCATTTTCTACCCACATAGATAAATATTCATCTACTATCATTTTGAATGGCTGTTTGCTTTTCTTTGCCTTAAAATACAATCCTTGAAGCATTGCTGGTATTTCTTTTGGCAGCGTAAAATAACGAGCTGGAGGTAGATTACCAGCTTCAATTTTATTTCTAAGTGCTGCATCCGATGAAATGTATTTGCCATCAATTGTATTCCAACCTGATTGCGTAACATGTTCAATTTCGTGACGCAACGTATTACGCAGATTCATTGCAATGCTACTTAATACGCGAGGATATTCTGCCGGATCAATTTGGAACCGTACTTCAATTAAAGGTGGTTGATCTGCATTGCGTTTGGAATCATTGTATGCATCGCCTCCAAATCGAAGATCATCCAAACCTTCAATCCATTGCACTTTGAGTTGCAAATAAAATTCTACCGGGATGGTTGCGTTCTCTACCTCTTCAAAATATATTTTAGGTTGAGTTTCATCATCTTCAATTTCTGGAACCGTTTCTCCTTGCTTGTAAAAGATCTTTACACTGCCGTATCGGCCTGCTGGATCGGATGCTGCTGTGTAGCTTTCTTTAATTATACCAAGCAATTTATTTGATACGGTGGTTACTAAAGAATCATAGCGACCTTCTAAAAATAAACTCTTCATAGATATCATATTAATAAATATCACTCAAGTAGATTGTAATTCCAATAACGTTCTTTGTCTTGATTAAATGGATTGCCTGTTTGTTGATAATAACAATTGATACAAAGCATTTGAAGATTTTCTATGCAATGATTTGTTTCATCTCCATCAATATGGTCTAAAAGTAACGGAACGGTATCATCGGTTATTCGGCGTTCTGCATAACCACAGGAATTGCATTGTTCTGGAAGTATTGCCAATGCCAACAATCTATTTCGTAGCTTCCAGGTAGGATAGTTAGGATGCTTGCCTGTTAGGATATTATCAATTGAATATATACCTTTATTGGCTTTGCAGACGTCTTTTGGTATGCCTACCCCAAATTGATTTTTATGTAGCTCATATAAAGTTTTTTCAGTATCGCGATCTACGTACATTCGAGCATACTTTTTATAAGTAGTAAATGATATTTTAAGAAAGCGAGCAGCTTCGGCATTAGATTTAGTATTTTCCATTGCATAGCGTATTTCGCTTTCTGGAATATCTAATGCCGTTTTGCCGATACCATAAATGTATTTGTATTGCTTTTCTTCCATCAATACAAACCATGTGTTTTTAAAATATTAACTGCATCACGTGGAAATGTTTTTGATGCATACATTTCCTTTACCATGTCCCCTAACTTGTTAATTTTTGATATGAAGAACGTTGGATGAACTTTGGATCGTTGTTTAACTTCGTCGAGCCAAAAAGAATATATTGGATACTTATCATTGAAACGATCTGCATCCGTACGATTTTCCCAATATTCAATTTGATCTTGCAATGGCCACATATGGATCGGAATGTTTGGATCTTTACGTATACCAGATAATACCGGCATATTTTTATTTCGTTTCAAGTTTTTAGTAATAAACTTGTCCATAAGTATTGCAGAACGATCTTTTGGAGACATTCCTGTGTGTGCTGATTTTTTACCCATTTTGTTTTTGTTTTTCTGTTAATATAACTATTTTACGCCATGCATCTTCTGCACGGTATGCATATGTTTTAAACTTAATGATATCAAGTTTTTTTCGAGCTGCTTCCATACGGCGCATATTGCGATGATAAGTTGCATGCAACAATGCAATTCGGAAACGAATAATGTAATTACGAATTTTTCTTAACATGTTTTTCTAGTGTTGCAGTTAAATTGCATTTAATAAAATATTCATATACGGCTTCGCAGGCATCATGCGTATCTATAAATACTGCACAACGGCCTACGTTATGCACAATTAAAGCACATTGATGTGCTTGAAGTTCATTGTGATTGCACGCATCCATGATGCATCCTATTACATGATCAAACGTATTGTGTGTATCGTTGTGTAACACAACTTGATGCTTGCCTCGTTTAGAGGGTTTCTTCAACACTTTCTTTGACATCGCGTATAATTGCACATTGTTCATATAATTCTCGATCCGTAGCATAACGTAATGATTCAGTTAAAAAACGAATTCGTCGTTGTTTATCCCATGGGTCAGGCCATTCCCAATCTCCGGTTGCCATTACATTGATTGAATCAATAAATAATTGTTCTATGAAATTCTGATTCATAACTTATTATATATAAATTTGTATGTTAATCCAAATTATTTAATAATTAGCTTTTGGCCAATTTGAATAGTATCTGATTTTAATCCATTAATTTTTTTAAGTGAATCAACTGTAGTACTATATTTTTGCGCAATTACACTTAACGAATCTCCAGACTTTACAACGTACGTTTTACTAGTCTTAGATTTTGTAGTAACTTGTGAATATGTTTTCCCTTTATTTGGTCCTTGTTCGTATTTGTTTGTTTTAGGATTAAATCCAAACCATTTACTTGATTCGGGACGACCCCAATTATCTTTAACTGTTTGTTTAAAACTTAAGAATTGTTCTCTGTTCCAATCCATTCGTTTACGAACTCCCGAATTTGATTTATAATCAACTCGATTGATATACTCGTCAGCTGCAGCTTTCCAATTACTAGCATTCATTAACTTTACTGTTTTGTTTGTGGATTTCAATTCTCCACGATATGCAGCATTGATTAATGCTTGCCGTACATTTACAGGTAATGATTGATATGAATCGATTAATCCGGCAGCTTTTTGCGATGCTGCAAATAAATCATTTTTTAGTAATTCAATTGCTTCTGATTGTGTAACACCATTTTTAAATCGATTACTACGAATGTCCTGATCTGTTACTTTGTGTCCATATGCAATAGTAGGATTGCCTCCTTCAAAACTTTTATGTGGAAACCAACGTTGTTTTTTATCGTTCCATCCTGACTTAATACTATTCTCCCATTGCATTATTTTTTTCATGAAATCATCAGTAAGTGCAGAACCTTCAGTCAATAATGATTTTAACCGTATCATGATTTTTTACCCCAATTTTTTGCACCTTTCTTTCTGCATGCTGATAATGCTAATGATCCATATGCCGATGGCCATGTTCCTCCATTGCGAGTGTATCGTGCTTTTACTTTGTAATAACATGAATCTCGTTTTGCTTTCTTTTCTTCTTCAATTGCACCTTCTGCCTTAGGAGTACGTTTACCCATTCCTACTTTTCGCTTCTGTGCGACTAAAGATGTCTTTTCTTTTTTATCAAATGAACTCCATGTTTTAGGAGTATCTTTAGAAACTTTACGAGATGGTCGGCATTTTTTAACGCCTTTGGTTTTATCATTACCGCAAGGACGTCCATGTTGATCTGTCCATTTTTCCTTTACCCATCGGCGAAGGTCTTCTGACAATAAATCAACTAAACGTATCATGTTATCCTTAATTTAATATAAATATCATAATGTAGGAATCAATTTATATGATTTGCATCCAAACAATAACATGGATCTAAAATCAGCTTGTTGAAATGCATCTAATGAATGTTTTGATAATCTGTTGAATCGTTTGATAACAGATATTATTTCATTCCAATCCGTATATTCTAATACCGTTTCTACATAACTAACATCAACTAACATATCTGATACATTAGCATAGTCCCATTCAATATGTACTACGGGCATAACTCGGTCATCATCTATATAATCAATACATAAATCTAATCCGCATTTGAAACTGGTACTTAAAATGCGAAGAAGTTCGGGACGTTGTTTTGCATATCGGCGTACTTGATCTGCTGCATCTCCTGATAATGGATATCTAAAAACAAATTGACTATGATCAAGAATCAATGCAGATTGTTCATGTTGAGTAAGCCATGGCTGAATGATAGCATGAGCGCCCTTTGCTGCATCGCCGTCTTTATACCATGTTGTATCATGTTCTAATGAGATGTTATTATGTGCGTAATATGCTTGTTCTATTTCGTTTAAATCAAATCCTTCATGATCTACATGACACGTATAATTTAATAATACATGTTCGGCAACGTCATCGGGCAATGGTTTAGAAATTTGAATATCAGAGTATACGGGTTTTGATATGTTATAACTTAACATTACATCATGTTTTTTATTATGTTAGCAAAATTTGTTTTTGAATTGTTAAACTCAGAGTCAGCATCATCAAACAATTTGGTTTCAAATGAATTCTTTGATTTTTTTATCAAGCAAACCGTTGCATCAAATTGTTCTAATCCATTAAGCAAATATACAATACCGAAGTATGCATACGTATCACAAACTTTAGCAACAAATTCTGCTTTTGAAAATATTAATTTCAATGTACCCAAATCTTCAATAGGTGCACTAAATACATGTTCTTTGCGTTTTAATCCTAAATATGAAAACTTAGGAGATGTTTTCATTTGTTTTGCAAATTCTTTGAAAAATGGTTTTGCTAATTCTTTTGGATCAACAACATTCTTTTCAATCAATATGTTTTTTAGTTTCATCATCGTGTTAGATCCTTATCATCTAGAGCTCCACCTGTTACCCAAGCCGTACAACTTCTAGATCCTGCACATTTGAAATGAAGAAAATTGCAATATCCCAAATCAGCTTTTTCAACTGTTGCCATGGCATCTACGTTTTTTTCATTGCCTTCGATGCCCTTTTGCATACACTTCCACATTTTATCTGAAACATCAAATGCTGCACAATTACCACATTTCATAGTTTTTGCTGTAGTTTCATCTATCTTCCAACGCTTAGCAGCAGTTTTCCAATAGTTGCCTGGTTTATCTGGATTAGCTGGACCATAATAGTATTTATCAATTGCAGTTTGCCGATTCTTAAGATTCATATCGATGTCCTGTGTTGCAATGGGGCAACCTGTTTTTGCTTCAATCAATAAATGTTTTAGCTTTTCCATTATTTTCGATGTTTCGAAATCTCTACCACAGCAAGTTGTTTAAGTGCTGCACGTTTTGATTTTGGACGTTTAGATAATCTGCGTCCTGATTTAGTAGTAGCAAAATATCCTGCTTCTGTTTTTTCAATGCGTTCTGGCATCATTTGTTTAAGTTGATCTTTAAATCCAACGGGAACGAATTGTGGTTGTGTGGTATTGCCTCCGAAGCCATGCATTTCATTATCGTGATGCCCTATAGCATTCATTAAGAAATCGCCTACTTCTTGAATGTCATCTTTTGAAGTAGCAACATGATCTGCTGCCCAATCGTGCCCATTACTCAACATGCGTTGAACTTGACTCGGATCCATTTGCAACATGGCATCCACATATTTTTTGATTGTTTTTAAATTGCCAAAAAACATGTAATTGGTGTTTTCGGAATCTTGACATCCGCCTTTGGCTCCGCCGCAACCACAACCACATTCGTTCAATCGTTTCACGTTAGTCCTTTGCTAATACTGACCAGATTGTTCCAGTTAGTGAAATAATGCCGCCGACTATTTCCGTAGCAGCAGTTTCATCAATAAGTCCTTTGGCAATCAAGATACCACCTACAAATGTTAAGGTGTGTCGAAGAATTCCAAGTAATTGTTCTCGTGTTAAACGTTTCATATGTTCCTTTTTTATATAAATATGATGATTATAATATTAGTTAAGTTAATTGAACTCGTTTCCATAGGCCATTATTTGCATTGTATACATATAGGTATTCAGTGGCGTCATCCCAATATATTGAACCTGCAACTGGTTGATCTGGTCGATCATTTGGTAATACAAACTTTCCTGTAAACCCAGACCCGCCAAGTCCGGCCAAGTTTATTATGCCATCTTTATTTGCAGTTAGGTTTGTATTCGTATCAAGTTGTCCAGCAAACCCAACGAGTGATCCAGATATAAATGTTGATCCAGTAATGGTTAGTGCATTTTGAGCGAATGGGGTGCCTATTCTTAACGACCCCGATACCGCTAATGAACCTGTAATGCCCATCGACCCTGTTACTTGAGCTGAACCTGTAAACGGAAAGCCTACTCCCGAACCTCCACCTGCATTAAGAGCAAATGATGCTGTTACTGCATATGATGAACTCAATGCCGATAATGCATAACTTGATGTGGCTGGAACGTTACTAGCAAATGATGCTGTGGTTGCATAAGAAGCACTCAATGCAGTTGTAGCAAATGATGCTGTTAAAGCACTAGTAGCAAATGATGCCGTGCCTGTTAGAGTGCCAACTAACGATCCACTAAATGAACCTGTTGCAACAACGGTTGTAGTTGTGCTAGTTCCATCCAATGCATCAATGATATTTGTTATGTGCGTAGGTTGTATCGTTCCGCCGCCGGTGATACCCGTTCTACTTATTGTTCCCATTTACGTCCTTGTTTCGTTTTTTGTATATTGGCCAATTCTTTGTTTTTTCGTTGAGCCACGCTTGTCGTTCATCACAACCACAATCTTCATCTAAAAGTTTAGCAATTTGTTCTGCTAATTTATCTAAACGAGTTGCACTTGTTATGCGTTTGATATCATCGCCTAATCCTTTACTTGACATATTTACTCCCATTTCTTATTTTGTTTAATAATTGCATCATAACCGTTTGCCATTGAGGCGTATGTGGTATTTCAAATACTCGAGTGCCCGGATATGTATAAGATTGTTCCGGATGCATCAATTGCATATGGCCCGTATCATCAATGCCTAATACTTTATATGGTACCCGTTGCATTGTAATTTGATTACCCGGTATCATGGTACATCGTCCGGGATGTTTCCATTGTCCTTGCGAATCAGAAACGCCGCCGGTTTTTTTAATAATCATGTTCCATTCTGTTTCTGATAATACGCGTTGTTTTGTTACGTGTTGAGCTAACGATTCGAGTACCGATTCATCCATAATCATTTGACTCATTGAAGATTGCTGTAACATTTCTTTTAATCTATCTACTAAACCTTTATTACGAAGATATTTAAATGCTAAATTTTCAATTGAATATTCACCAGCTGCATCTAATCCAGTTTTGCGCAAATTCTGCAATTTTATCAATAATCGTTTTATTTTTTTATTAATATTTGGATCTTGCATTGATAACTGTTCAATTTCATGTACATATGGTTGTGCTTTTTGCTGAATCAAATCATCATCAATTGAAATAACATCTGCATTTGGTTTTTGAATCCATTTGTTTTTCATCAACGAAAATATTCCTACCGAACCATGCAAATCTTGATTTGAATCTTGTGCATATAATTCAATATCCATTCCTTTGAATTTTAATGGATATTTTGAACTCCATATACTTTTTTTAGCACGAAGGTAATTTTCTACTAAAAATAAATTGCTTCCAATTTCTAAATAATTTACAATAATATGAATATCAATATCGCTATTATCCGTCCAATTATAATTTGCATTGCTACCAATTAGTACAATATCTATTATCGATGCATCAATTTCTAAAAACTTATAGAATTCATTTGCAATCTTTAAAAAGCCACTACGAACTTTATCTGGCATCGTTTGATCAGATGTCCAAAGCTTTGGATTAAGTTCATTATGTGTTTGATATTCATGTAACATTAATCAATATCCAATTGTTTTTTCAATGTTTCAATTTCATCATCAGACCAACCCATTTCTTGCAATTTAGCTAATTTTTCGGAGGTAGTGCCCGGAGCATTAAGAAAATCATTTTTAATTGTCGACAGTTCTGCTTCCGGTTGATTTGTTTGTACAACTTCGCCGCCCGGTACTGTTTCATCCGGACTCAATATATCGCCAACTGCCGATACAACTGTTCCAACTACTCCGGCCGTTGCAAGCTGCGGAGCAATGTTTTGTCCTTTTTTATATGCATCAACTATATACTTGTTAAATCCATAAAAAATAGCTGGCATAATTACGCCTTGCGGATTGTCTTCGGTATCAATTCCTAATTTTTCTCCTAAATCTTGAATTTCATTTGAAACAATATCTAAATTCTTTGGATTTGAAAGTCGATATGAATCCAGTTTAAATATTCTAGCAAACATATCAGGTGCACCTGTTTTAAATACAGCACCCGGTCTAAATATATTTGAAGCTTGTTGAAATGCATCACCAATAAATGCCATATAATATGGATTTTCAGCATTAGCTGCACGTCGTGCAATTCCATTTGAAACTTGTTTATAACGCAATGGATCGCTTTTTTTCAATTGATTTAACCATTCAGTCATACCTCTTGTTTTTCTTCGCCAAATGTTTGCTGGTATTCCTAATCGCGAAAGTTCTGCCGCATTCATACCCGGTGTTGATTTTAATATACCTGCAAGCGTTAAAGGACTTTTTTCTAATTTTTTTATAAATCGGGTATCCATTGTTTGTTTTAACAAATTCATTTCTCGTTTTGAAATTCCTAATTTTCTTATCAAATTAATTGCAGCCTCAGATCCTCCGGCTGTAAATAATGCTAAGCCACTTCGGCCGATTACTGTAGTATAATTTATAACACCACCGGCACCCTTCTTTCCAACGTCAGCTATTTTATCAACAACTTTTCCAATAAATGAACGTTCAATCGGCGTTACTGTTAAATTACGGACCGTATCAGAAACATCGTCCATTTGTTTTGCTACTGCTCTACCGTTAACGCCGAATGCTTGAATTGCTAATTGATTTTTACGAACATATGCTGAGCCTCGTTTTAATAGTTTGGCAATTTCATCGCCTTTTCTAGCCATTGTTCGCAATTGAATTGAACTCAATCTGCCCGTACGGGCAGCTTCTCGATAAAAGTTTGCTAAATCATTAACGCTACCCGTTGCAGCTTTTGCCCAGATCTTTTCAGCTTTATACAACCCACCTAATGCTTCGATTGAACCCTTTAAACCTAATTTTATTCCAGACCCAACTACTGGTATGATGGCTACTAAAGATAAAGAACCATCGATCCATTTACCGCGAGCAAAATATATAATAGCATTAATTGCATCGATAATATCACCATATCCTGGTATAAATCCTAACCAATCTAATACGGTTTGAAAGATATCAATTTCATACATTTCAGAATCTTTATCTCGCTTTCGTTCTACTTCTTTAAATCGATCGCCTAAAGATTTTGTTGAATCTAATTTAGTATCTTTTTCTATTGTATTTACAACCAATTGGTTGCCATCGATACTTAATGCGGCTGTGGGGCCTGTTCCGGTAAATATCCACGATGTTTGTTTTTTTGAATTTTTTATATATGCAGTACCATCATCCATAATATAAACCAAACCCAAGTTTGGATCGGTTAATTCATATGTTTCTGCATTATTAACATATAATACTTTAGCATCTGAATTCTGTAAATATTTATCAACAGCTGACCAATTAGATACTGCTTCTGACAATTGCAAACGAACTTGCGCAAGTTCTTCAGAAATTATTTGTTTTATATATGATTTATTGTACATAATATCTTTTTTAAATAAATATCATTACTTCCAAAAGAGCTGTACTAAAATAAGTGACAGCGCTAACATTAATGATACTGCAGTTTTTAGATTGATTGCCTCACCTTTAAACATGTATGTCATTATGGTAAAAATAAAGATACCTGCAACAAATGATGTAAATCGTCCAGGCCAAAATTGTCCTCCGAAGCCTGATACTGCATAACGAGTTGCTTCCATAAACGCCCATGTTATAGGAACTCCTAAAAACATTAAACCTAATTTATAGTTTCTTGCCCACTGCCAAAGCAATGGTCCATTTACTTGAACCCAAACAACAATTTGACCCAATAAGAATATTGTTATTGATAGTGCAATGTGTCGATAATTCATTGCAAAGATTTTAGCATTGCAATCATACGAGGACAAGGATAAATGTCCGATTTATCTTTGCGATAAGAATTATGAGTATAAACACCCCGTTCTCCTTGTAAAGCTCGTGTTGATACTGTCCATAAGTCATCGTGTCGGTATGTTAAGTCAATGCCATACGTTTCATTCCAATATACCAATAATTGACGAGTTGATTCAATTTGTGCATCAGTATATCGATGATAAAATTTATGTCCTTTATAAGGTGTTTCTAATTCAGTTACTTGATCGGCAGATATTTCTCGATCTACATAGTTATAAAATTTGCCATTAACTCGATCCAATGGCCCCCAGTTACAAATCTCAATACCAATTGCATGTTTATCTAATGCTCGGTATGGTAAACCTTTTGATTTGAATACATCTGGTTTGATTCCTAGATGATACCCCCAATGCTTAGATGAAAATGCTTGACAAATTTCACCATCATATGTATCTTTTGATTGACCTTTGCCTGAAATTGTAACGCAAGTTGCAATGCGACCTCTATCATCCGTATCCCACATTCTAATAGTTCCAACGCCAGAAGAGTTACCTGCAGTATGATGAAGTACAATTTGTTTCTTTTCGGTTGCTTCTTTTATGTATTGCGATTCTCGCAATGGAACTTGTTTGATTTTTGATGTATCTAGTTTCATAACTTAATCTTTTTGTCTTTTACCTTTATGTAAATCAATTTTATCTAATATGTCTGTTAGTAATTTGCCTTCAATGAATCCTGCCATTGAAGCATTTTTCAAAGCACTAATGATTTGGAAGAATACAAATGGTAACAATATTGTTTCACTCAGCCAACTTGTTCCTGGAAATCCTTTTTCGATAATTAACAACGTTGTTAAAAACATGATCCAAACTATACCAGTTCTTAAAATTTTAAGAGCTTTATATGTTTTAAATCCTTCCTTTCGAGTTCCTGCAATAATTCCGAATATACCATCTAATGCTACAGTAACAACGATTGCTAAGTATTGTTCTGCATTATCCATGGTTAGATTTAATAAATACGTGCAAAGAAATGATACTGTTGTTGCTACTGACATCAATAATCCTGTTTTCATTCTACTCATACCTTTTTCATACAGTTGGTTCATCATCTTGTTTCTTTTGTTGGTTTGAAAACTTGTCTACTACAGTTCCAAACATGGCAGCAATAACAATATATTCTATAGCATCAACTAAATATTCTGCAGGTGCAATAGATTTTGAATAAAGAGCGTTAACAAACATTATAACAAGCAAAGACACAAATCCAACTACGCCGATAACACGTTTAGACGATACATCGCCTGATCGAGCATCTGATAACATGCGTTGAAAAAAGTTTTTGCTTTTACTCAATGTATTCCTTAGTTTTGATAACATTTGTTTCATGTATAAATATGATGTTGATTCAGTTTAATTAGATTTTTTTCATAAGTATTAATGTTCATTATGGTAATTTTAAGATTCCCTAATTCAAATTGCTCACCTGTTTGTGCTGAGAATCCGAATTCTACTGCGGATCCTACAAATCCTTTTCCAATAATACCAATTTTTAATTTCATAATGTTACTATAAATTTTTGATTTGTTTGTGGATTAGAATAAATGGGGCTTCCCCATTTGTATTTAGCATATTCATGCCCAGCAATTTCCGAATTAATTCGTTGCTGTTCTTTTTCAGGTGTCATGGTTGTTAATGAAACAAAATGATAAAAATGCAAATTCCACGTTCTAATCATTTTTAAACCTGACATAGAACATTTTAAAAAGAAGTCCCAATCTGCTACCATACCCATTTCATAATTTTCATCCCATCCGCCTAAACGAATATAATCATACTTATTTATGAATATAGGTAATGTAGATCCACTTTCATCTTGTTTATCGCCAGATGCATAATGATAATCAAATTGCCAAAATGCTTCTAAATCAAATGTTTTAGGATCTCTGCCTAGATCTTCTATAATAAATTGTTTAAATATGCTAGCATATGGTTCAATTTGATTAGGCGTAATTACCGAATTCGGTTCCCATTCTTCTTCTAGTGTTGTATCCCAAAATCTAGGAAATACATTATCATCATTTACTATTAATATTTTATCATATTTAGCATTATATACGCCTAGGTTAGTTCCCCGACATAGACCTTGATTAATTTCTAAATTCAGTATATCAATTGAATGTTTCCATCGTTCTAAAACATCTTTATTTAAGTCATAAAAGCCATCAACAACAACTATTATTTGATTTTTATTACGTTGGCCAGTAATAGCTGATTTTAAGCACAAATCTAAAGCATCTGGACTTTTATATGTTGGTATAATTACTGATATCATATTGAAGCCCAATCAGTTAATGGGGATAACCATGCAGTTTCTCCATGAGTTGAATATCCTGGTATTGATGTTATTAATAATTCATTTAAATTGCGCAATTCTAAAAACATCTGATAATCATTAGGATGCGTAGATGCTGTATGTTTTCTTAATATGTGTTCTATTCGTTTTAATGTAGATACTTTAGATGCAAATGTCATAGTAGTACTATTTGTAATTTTCCAATGGCATGAATTAGTTAAATACACGCGTGTATCTTCTGCACCCCCGTCGCAATATGGATTTCCACCATTTTGTGGACTCAAGTATTTATCTGGATGATCATATAATGAAACAAATGATGCTCCCAATATAAAACCTTCCTGCAATATATTCAGCGAATCTTTCTTATGTAAATAATCATTTTCTACAAAATATACTATCTCATCATCGTCCCATTGCAACGCATTGTCTAAAGCTAAATTAAATGTTCCCGCACCATGTCCTATAGATACTTTTTGAATGTTATCGGGATGAACATACTTAGTGATCATCTTTAACGTAACATCGCTGCAATTATCAGCTATGATATAAAGATCACAATTAGTAAATGTATTAACAAAATTATTTAAACATTTTTCATTATCAATGTAATTTGGTTTTTCCTTTTTGTAACCAGCATCGGATATTCTATAAACTATTTTCATATCAGTGTTTTTATATATTTAACATAATTTTGGGAAGATTGAAATATATCCCCCCCAGATATTGTATTTTTTATATATTCATTAAATTTACCATGATCTATTTGATATTGAATAGAATCAAAAATTTGTTGTTTATTTAATTCTACTAATCCGGGATATGTATCAAATTTACCAATTTGCCCGCAGCCTTTAATTAAAACTGTAGGAATTCCTAATTGAATTGGTTTAAATGCTAATGTTGATGGGGCTGATATAACCACCGCGGACTTTGCTATCAATTCGTCGATATTTTCTGAATTTGTTATAACATCGCATTCTAATAAACTGTTTACATATTGAACATCATTATGATAATCTGGTTTATCAAGTCGTGCTTTAATTTTTACCTTTATTGGTAAATTAAAATGACCTGATAATTCTAAAATTCCAGATTCGTAAATAAATTCATGATTAAAATTAATAGGAAATATGGAACCTCTATTTCCTAGAAAATTAGTTATAACTAATATATGTTGAGGTTCAATTTTTACATTAGATAATGAATCGTTAGCAGGAATACCTCCATTACTAAATTCTATTTTAAAATCATAACTAGTACCAGATGCATCTTTTGTAACGTCTTCATTTCCATGAACATTGCCAATTACTTTAATATTCCTACGTTTACATTCATTATAAAAATGCGGAATATTAAATTCTTGCATTTCTCGATTGTCGTCATAAATTACAAACTTATATGAACTTATATCAATAAAATCTAATAATGATTGATGAATACTATCACCATGATATTTTATGCCAGGCCCTTGAATTATGTTATTAAAATATTGTTTGTATTTATTAATTGCAACGATTCGTTCGTCAATATCACCAATCCATGGCGTATTTAAACTAAACAATCCAACGCAAAATAAATCAATTTCATATTCATTAGATAGCAATGGTATTATAGGCCATAGTTTTTCTGCAACTCGATGATTTGTAAATAACAATAAAATTTTATTTTTTGACATATCGATTAGATCTAGGTAAACATTTAAATTGATCAGTTAATGGCAAATAGGTGTTTTTATAGTTATGCAAAACAAATGTTTGATTTAATGCATTAACTTTAACATCTGGGTGTTTCCATAATGAATACATCATTGAAATTTGATCTTCAGTGTTCCATTTTGCTGTTTCAGAAAACCATGTTTTATTAAAATTACGTACGGTTTCGTTATTTCTTCGATATAATATACCATTTTCATATAATCCGTTATTTGTTGGATATCCTTGTTGTTGGTATTCCGATCCTTGATTGAGAATCATTTCTTTTGGATCGCGAGGCGGAGTTCTATTAACAGTTTCATTTACTTCTTGATATAAACAGGTACGATCACAATGTTTATGCACTGCCAAATCATAACCATCTAGATGCAATGAAAATAAATCATGCGGATCGTATGTAAAATATATTTCGTTATCCATCCATAACCAAGCATCATATTCTGGTAGCAATTCTTCTGGCGATGTTTTACATTTTCTAGCAGTCCATCTACCCGACCGCCATATATCCATTTTACGAATATCCCAAAAATCAGATTCTAAATAATCGCTATTAGTAAATGCAATATAATCTATACCATTTTTGTCATGTACATATGGTATAAGATCTCCATATAAATAATCTGGTTGATCTGTGAATAATGCTGTATAAACTGCTAATTTCATGCTAAGCCTTTCCACGTTGCACCATTTTTTGTCCAATAATGGTTAATTTCTATTTTTGGCGTATAAAGATATGTATATCCAAGTTTAACTTGATCAATTGCCCAATATCTATCTTCTTTCCCTACTAATTTTTCATCAAATGGATATTTTATTAAATGTTCTTTAGTATAAAAACAAAATGCATTATGTAAAAAATATCGTTCTTCAATATTTGAAAATAAATTAACAACGGGGTTATTTCCAAAATGACTCCAAATATATCTAGGTGTTATTTTTTTACCTTTGTATATCGGAATTTGCTTACCAAATACAGCAACATGCTCCTTTAAACATGTTTGAACATATTCATAATCCATTTGATGAATTTGCGAATGGGCAGATAAAATTAAAATGATATCGTTGTTACATTGGTTCGCCGCTTCATTGATAGATCGACCTGGACTATAATTATCAATATTGAATATTCGTATATTTGTATTAAGCGAAAACAAATTTACAATTTCTATAGAATCATCATTGGAATTATTATCCATTATAATGATTTCTGGATCTTTAAAATGATCAATAACTGATTGAATTGCAAAACCTATATATTCGGATTCATTTCGATTCCTAATTATAACTGAAATCTTATCCATTAAATCTGCCTGCATAGTTTGTTCTCGAATCATATTCTAATTCATTATAACCGGTACCGTGATCTATCATCATATCATTAATATAATTAATATATTTACGTAATCCAAGTAGTTCATTTGGAAGTATTGCAAATTTATTATCTCTCCCTGGTAGATTGTTATCAATAGTAAAATGTTTTTCAATAACAACTGCGCCTAATCCTAAAGCAATTTTAGCGGATTCAATTCCTTCAATATGATCACTGTATCCAATTAGATTATGAATTTTTTTTAATTCAATCATTTTTGGAAGATTTGCAATTTCATATTTACCTGGATATACGGAAACGCAATGCATTAAATACAACGTTGATTTATTAAAAAAACTTATACTATGTTTAATTTCATCTAAAGTAGATGTACCGGTGGACATAAATACTGTTTTGAAATGATTATTACAATATTTTATTAAATTAATATTTCTAGATTCAAAACTAGGTATTTTAACAGCATCGCAATTTAATTCAACTAATAATTTAGCATCATCGATACTAAAAACTGATGATAAAAATGAGATATTCATTTCATTGCAATATGCTATTAATTCTTCGTGCCGTTCCTTTGTTAGTTCAGCTTGTTCATATATTTCACGGCGGCCATCAGTATCCCAATCTCCTGATTTTAATCTCGATACAGACCAAGTTTGAAATTTTGCATAATCTGCACCTGATTCTGCAGCTTCATGAATCATACGTTTTGCTAAATTCATATCACCGCAATGATTCCAACCAATTTCTGCTATTATTTTCATATTATTTTCTTTTTAATAACCATATAAAATATGCAGAATCTTGTTTGCTTGTCGTTTCATATAGTAAATCATATGTTTGTAAAATTTGATCATAATTATGATATAATCTAGGATGTTTTGGAGTTTCAAATTCTTTTTTCAATTCTCGTATCATGATAAAGTTAGGTTGCCAATTACTAATTAATTTTTTGATAATATAATCGGCTTTTTCGTATTGTAAATGCATGAAATGGTCTGACACTAGAAATAAATCTAACTTTTCGATGCTAATAGTATCGATAATATCTTGAGAATCTCCTTCGAAAAAATTTACTATATTTTTAATATCTGGATGCATATTTTCATATGATGCATCTTTAAATAAATCACTACAATTTAGATTCAATGATTTTTTTGCTAACCACATATAATATAAATTTCGAGCAGGACCTGATCCTAATTCGAATACAGAGTTTAATTCTTGTATAATATTCTGTTGTTTTAATATATCAACTAATTCAATTGAATTTTCATGTAATAATTGTCTAGCCGACATTCCGACTGCTGATTGATAGTTAGCAGGGAATCTTTCTTTTCCAAATTTTGCCATTATTAACCTATTATTTTTTGTTTAACTTGTTCTAAATCACTTTCATAATGAATATCGGTTGCGTGATCTTGAATACAACCAATTCTTTTACTAACCATTCCGTTTTTTAAATAATCAAACTTAAAAATTCTTACAGAACCACTTCTTTTATATGTTGGATTGATTGTAATTAAATCATCATAATTATTATCAATCATATATTTAATACACTCATCTAATGTATGTGTTCGATCCGGATTGTCTGGTTGTAACGCTATAACTAGATCGTATACTCCATTTTCAATTTTACTGCAAAAATCAATATACACGTCAGTAACCTCTGCATCTTTTAATAAATGTTCGGGCCTAGCTGTCCATAATACATCATTTTTCAAAGCAATATCCCAAACTTCTGGACTTTCTGATGATACTACGATAGTAGGTTTGTATTTACTAGCTTTTGCATATTCAATTGAATATTCAATCATTGGTCTGCCATTTATTTCTTGAATATTTTTATTTTGTAGTCTAGTTGAATCTAATTTTGCTGGTATTAGTACTAATACATTTAAAATTTGTTTATCGCCCATTCATATGCCTTTTTTTGTCCTTCCCACGTCATTCCTCCAACGTGTGGCGTAATTAATATATTTTTTCCACTATTCATTGCTCGAAGTATTGGTGAGTTTGCAATGTTATCAAATTCATTTTCAATTACATCTGTTGCATACCCCGATATTAAATTTTCATCTAATGCCGTTACAATATCATCCTCATTTACAATTTCTCCGCGCGATGTATTTATAATATATGGTTTTTTTATACTATATCCAAGTAACTGTTTATTAATCATATACTTGGTTTCATCAGACACATGTACATGAATTGATATGACATCGCTATGTTCTATCAGTTTACGTAATGAACTACATGTATAGTTTAATCGAAATCTATCATCTAATTCTGATGTTATAAATGGATCATATATTTTTACATTTGCGCCAAATGCATCACAATACTTAAACATTAATTTACCCAATCGACCATATCCGATAATTCCTATATTAAGGTCTTTAATTTGACGTCCGATAAATTTAGTATAGTCCCAATTATAATTTGCTACATGTTGATTGGCAGTTGGTATTTTTCTCAACATTGCTAACATCAACCCAAAGGCCAATTCTGCAGTTGATGGTAATTCATTAATTAATTCATAATCATTGGTTAATGAATATATGTTGATATTATGATTTGCACAATATTGGATGTCGATATGATTCATTCCAGTCGAACATGTATTAATTAATGATATCTTAGTATCTCTAAGTAATTCTTCATCAATTTTATATGTTTGTTGATTAGGATTACAGAGTATAGTATCGATATCATGGTTCAAAAGAAATGTTCGTACTTCAGATTTCATTCCTTCTTCTAAATAAAAAATTTCACCTTTAGTAGATAATAATTCTAATATACCATCTAAATGTTTAACGGGAGTAATAACTGCTATTTTCATCACTGAATTCTTTTATAATTTGATCTATAACTTGATATGTTGTATGGTTGACTTTAAAATCAATTAATTGTTTTGCCTTTTCTGTGTTTGCAAATCGTTTTAATATTTCATTATAATTTCCAAATACAACATCACGAGATTCAAATATTAATTTAGATTTTGAATTCGTTTTATGTAAAATATATTCAGCAACTTCTTTTACAGTCGACTGTTCATCTGTTCCTAAATTAATTATTTCGCCATTGACAGTATTTAAATGTTGCGATAAGTTGTATAATCCATTCGCAATATCTAATGCATGACTAATCGATCGTGTTTGCATACCATCTCCATGAATTGTAATTGATTCACCTTTAAGAGCTTTATCGACAAATAATGGGATATGGCCGCCTGACCATGTTTTATTAGAACGCCATGATGCACAACCAAAAACTCTAACAACACAAGCACGTAAATTAGATTGTTGAATTTCATTAAAAATAAATTGCTCTCCATATAATTTAGATAATGCATACGAATACCGTTCATTAGTTGGAGGCCCTATAGTAATTGGCTCAGATTCTAAAAATGTTTGCGAATTACCATATACATCTGATGTTGATGTAAATATTAAAAATGCTCCAGTTTTAACCGATTCGGATACCACCATTTCTATCATATGATAGTTTTCTTGCAAAACGCTAGAAGATTTAATAATGCCGTTAGCCGGCTTTTTCATCGAGGCTAAATGATAAATAATATCAAATTTTTCTTTCCATAGATTTAAAAATTGAACTCGAGTTTTTTTTAATTCAAAATTTTTGTTAGACAACGCAGTTTTTAAATTTTCTGTATTTCCATATGACATATCATCTACGCCAATGACTGTATGTCCATTGTCTAATAAAAAATCTACTAAATGACTGCCAATTAATCCGGCTGCCCCTGTTACTAATATTTTCATAAATTATATTTCCTTAACGGTCCTGTTTGTATATCGTGTTTATAATACTCGCCGATTAACGTATTTTCGTAGTTTTGTTTGATATTATCGAATGTATTAGTATTTTCATAATCCCATCCCCATCTAGAACGCCATGCATCAAAATTTGAATATTTTCCAAAATGATATTCATCTCCTGATTTAGCTCCCGTTGCTGAATTAGCATTAATATTATATTTTTCTTTAAGGAATTGATTATTTAAACAATATAGTGATGGAATTGTTAAACATGGAAAATTTAAATAATTAAATTGCATAGCAATATCAGGTAACCATAAATGAAAATGATATTCATTTGTTGGTTGTATATGTTTATTCCACAACATAATATTGATACCGATAGCAGCCCACATCGGAAACTCTGAAATGAATGGTTGATTCCAATGTCCTGAATTAATTAATGCATCTTGTTGTTTAGGACATAGCCATCGACCTGAATTTGATCGTATGGATAAATGTGCCATTCCTATCATGCCTAATGGTTGTTCTCCATTATTAAACCGCTCTAATGCATCATTTGTATAGTCTCCATTGTCTAAAACATTAAATCCAACTAATCCGAAATCATTTAATTTTTTATTATCGATATGATTAGATAATGTTTTAAAAAAATCTATCGATAAAGGATATATATCATGTTGAAAACAAATAATCCATTTACAATTTGGACGATTTTCGTTAATAAAATCAATTAATGTTTGCGTTGCCATTTGAACGCCGCGATCTTTATTCTCTAAAAAAATAATATTGCGCGCATTACATATATGTTTTCCTTTTTCCTTTTCTTCTTTTGAAGAATTATCATCTACATTAATTAATTCAAATCCATCTAAATTGATGTTTTTTAGTACTTCGCCTTCGAGCATATCATAATTATTCCTCGAAGATACATATATAATTAAATTATCTTTCATTGTTACTGATATATGTTGTAATATAATGTTTAATATTTGATGTACATTTCCATTCTAATATAGAATTAGCTAATGATGCATCACATAATGTAGAAATTGCTTCACCTGGTTTATCGGCTTCATAAATAATGTTATTATAACAAAACATATCAGCAATTTCTTGAATTGAATAATTCGTACCCGTTCCTAATTCAAAAATATGACCCCATGCAGATTTTTTAAAAATTAATAACAATGCATTAACGATATCATCAACATGGGTGAAATCTCTACGTTTTGTGCCATCTCCATATATAACAATTGGTTGATTTGTTTCAATAGCACGTTCCCATTTACCGATTACGGTACAATAACCGCCTTCTTTAAGATGATGCGGACCATATACATTGTAAAATCTAGTAACAGATGCATTTAAATTGTAATGTTCTTGAAATAAGTTAATTATTTCTTCCCCAACATCTTTACTAAATGTATACGGATTCTTAAATTTACCAGAATGATGTGAGCTAGAACCAGCATATACTAATGGTATATTATTAGTTGCACAAAATTTTGCAATTTTCATTGTAGCAACTGCATTATTTTCAAAATATTCAACTGGCAAATTAAAAGATGGTTGTATTCTAGCAATTGCAGCTAAATGAAATACAACATCAAATTTATTATCCCAATTATCTGTTATATTTAAAATATCTTCGTTGATATATGTAGCACCTGGAATATGATTATATTCAAACCCAGTAAAATAATTGTCGATCGAAACTACATCGATATTATTTTTAATAAGCAATTTAATTAAATTAGTTCCGATAAAACCAGCACCGCCGGTTACTAATGCACGTATTTTCATAATGTGTTATAATATTCATTTTGTTTAATTTGTCGATCAATTGTTTTTGGGTGATATAAAGAATACTCTTCTTCTAATGGTAAAGTTGAATATTCTTTAAAACCTTGTAGTACTTCGTGCACTTTATTTTTCCAAGTAATGTTATCGTCATTGCGGTAAATTCTCCATTGGTAATCTGGCCAATTGATCCACCCATGTTCATTAACATTCCACCCCCATTGTTGCATATGATCTTGATTCATACCTTCCACAGTATTTACTCTAGGTACTAGAACAACATCTACCGTAGAATTTGTTTCTAGTATATTTGGTAGTTGTGTTATCAAAGTTTCATTTGGTATTTCATCTGCATCAATCTGAAAAATAAAATCGCCAAAGCAATATGATGATAATTTATTTTTCCAATCAGCAAAATGTCCTTGAAATTTATCTTGCCATATGGTTATATGATCGTCATAATGTCGTTCATAATGTCGCAGCGTTGATATCATTTCATCATCTGTGTTTGTTATATCTAACAACACAACAATTTCATCAGTTTTCTGTTTATGTTTAAGTAAAAAATCAAGCAAACGTTGTATTTCTTGCAATTCGTTACATACCGTTACCGCATAACTTATTTTCATGCTTCGATTTTCTTTAATTTAGGTAACGTTAATTTAGGCAATGACAATTCTACTTGTTTTGGTACCGATGCTAATGCTTCATCAACGTTACCTAATACTTTTTCATATACAGCTGCCACTGCAGTTTTTGTAAATGTTGAATTAACAAAATAACGTTGGCGTTTTGCTAATTCTTGCCATTTTTTATAATTCTTTTGCACTTCTTTCATCATTTTACTAGCATATGTATAATCTGGAGTAAACCACTTTGCATCTTTAATTAAAAATTCGTTACGAGCCGATTCGTGTATTTCAGTCAAACCGCCTGGCAATGCACAAATGAAATCTTTTTTAAGAAAATCAGCTTGACCAGAATAATGAGGTGCAATTACGGGTTTACCTGTAGTTGAAAATTCAAGTAATGGACGACCAAACCCTTCTGCTTTTGTAAATGATATCATAGCTTTTACTTTAGGATGATTGTAAAGCAAATTCATTTCTTCATCTGCTAAATCTCCGTGCAATAAGTATACGTTTGGTAACTTAGCTCCCGGAAATAATTCTTGAAGCTGAATTATTTTGTTTTCAATATCCATGCGATCCATTACTGAATATGTGGCTCCGCTTGTTTTCAATACAAGTGCTGGCGCATCTTTTTGATTTTTATATGTATTGAAAAAACAATGAATAAGACCGCTAATATTTTTACGATCTTCGCCAGCTTGACCTTGCAACCAATGGCCAACTGATAAAAATGCAAATGTTTCGGGAATTGAATCTAGAATCGATAACTGGCCAGTTGTTTTATTAGTATATACATTTTCATCAAAATATTCTGGAATTACTTCTAGTTTAGATGTAATAGGTTTGTTATTCTTTTGGGATGTATTAATAAATACTTGTTTTGTAAATTCGCTTGGTACAATGACCAATTGCATTGCATTAAGTTTGTCAATCCATTCTGCAGGACAAATATCTCCTTCGGTGCCAGCAGTAACTCCAATATTATACTTTCCAACTGCTTGAAATTCATTAGGCACTGTAACTTGTACCCAAACGTCTGGTTGTGATGTAAGTGGTAGCGGAACAATGCGTTGATTCCAATCTTGTGGTATTGGATATGTAAATGGAGTATGTCCCCATGGCAAAGACACGAGTTTAACGTCCCATTCTTGCCCTCGTTGTTCTATAATGTTTGCAATAATTTCGCGGGCATGATGACCATATCCCGATTGTGTTGCTACTGGTGACGCTATTATAACTGATCGCATACTATTCCTGTTTTTTCATATTTTTTTGGTGTAACTTTAGTTAGTGTATATCTTGCACGGGTTTCTAATTTAGATTCAAATAAATAATCAATCATTTCAATCATTTTGTTGCCCATTTGTTCGGCCGTTAGTCCATTTTTTAATGCCCATTCTCTACCAGATTGACCCATTTGATTTCGAAGCGTTTCTGGCGTGTCATACCAATATCGAATTGCATCAGCAACATCTTCATATCGAACTCGATCGTCAAAGATATATGGAGTAGCTGGCGAACCTTGAAGTGATCTATTACTTGGAAATACTGGTTTAACCCAAACGCCATGTAATTTATATTTACCTGTATGATTAGTTGCAAATTCTCCATTAAATCTAATCCACTCGTCATTTTCATCCACAAATCCACATTGGTCTTGTAATCCACCAGTTACATTGTTAATAATCGGAGTGCCTGATAATATTGCTTCAGTTGAACTAAGTCCCCATCCCTCGTTGCTACCAATGTTAACAACAACATCGGCAACATTATACATAGCATTCAATTCAGCATGAGACAATTTTTGTTCCGAAAATATTATTTTGCAATCTGGTGCCAATGTTTTAAAAATGGCTCGGAGATCTGTTCCGTTTTCATCTACAATCTGTGTATGCATTAGCAATGCTACTCGTTGCTTTTGCTCTGCAGGCAATCCGTCAACAAATGTTTTAAACGCTAAAATTAAATCGCCTGGTTGTTTTCGTCTAATATTTCGATTGTTCCAAAACACTACAAAGTCTACACCATGTTTCGTTTTAATGTTTTCATAAACATGTTTGTATGTTGCATCATCTACAGGCAATGGTTTGAATGTATTATGATTTAATCCGTGAGGAACAAACCCGGTAACAATTTGATTCCATTTTACATCCGTTGGTACTGAATCTTGAGCATCATAATTTACAACATCAAATCCATTTTGTGCGAGTACTTCTCGATGAATATTGTCTGATTGTTTGCTAATACCCATAATTAAATCGCAACTTGCATAAAATGGTGCGTTCCACATTGGATAAGGTAAATCATCCCAAATTGAATAATAAATAATAGGTATGTTGAATGTTGTTTTAATTTCGTGCTCAATAGCATATAACCAAGTCCAATATCGCGGATCGGTAAAATGAAATATTGCATCTGGACGTTCATTGTTTATAAGTGCCATTAGAATATTTCGGTCTCCATAACCATTCCATGGAATAATTTTAACTGATGCATCTTCTATGCCCGTTTCTTGTGCAACTTGTGCTGACAAATCAAATGCTTGACCTGCTTCTGGGTGTTTTAATGCGCCGCCTAATTGTACCCAATCATAATGTCGTACGGTATTGAATATAATCTCTCGGCTGATGGTACCAATACCCGAAGGCAATCGGAAATCATCTGCTAATAATAAAATTTTCTTTTTCTTGGGCTTGTTGGGGTCGATTTTTTTTAGTTTTGGTAACTGCATTTTATCCTTTATAACTTTTGTATAAATATGGTTTAACCTAAGATAACCACAGGTTTTTGTAATTTTTTAGTTCGCGTCCATGCTGTTTGAAGCACTGGATCTAGTTGCGGTTGATTGCTTAAAATCATCATGTAATCGCATCGTTCTGCAATAAGCTGCATGCGGTGATGAAGCTGCGAAAAATGATATGGTTTGCCATAATATGATTCTGGCATTGCTGAGTACATATTATGTCCCGAAAATGATGGATTATATTCTTCGTAACTTAAACCAAACTCTAACGCATACTTTCTAACCATATTGTTGGCTCCTTCATTACCACCTGCACCAACAACAATCAAATCGTCACCAAACTTCTTTTTTACAAGTTGCAAAGTTTCTTGTATTTTCCTTTTGTTTTGCCAATCTGTATTTCCGATAATTGCAATTCGTTTCATCGTCGTTCTCGTACAAATTTAACACCTTTTGGATAATGCCCGTATACTAAACGAAGCATTTGCTCCAACGTTTTTCTATTTTCTTTATGATCGGGGCCATCTATGTTTGTACACAACGAATACTCCATGACACATGTTTTAGTACCTGGCCATGTTGGATGATTTTGCATCTGAAATTCGTAAACGTATACATGTTTATGTGTCCACTTAATCATACTTTATTATAATGAATTTTATTCACGAATCCTATTTTCTTTAGGACAACGTTCATAATCTGTTTTGAACGGACAATACTTACAATTTACAGCACCTTTGCCGGCAACAGCAACATAGTTTCTATCAGCATTCTTATTGCCTTCTGCATCAAAGCATGCATCAACAAAAGATTCAATCTGCCGTTGAACTTTCTTTTGAGTTACTGAACCAGCTGCGGGTTTATGATTTTGAATTCGTTTTTGTGGAAACATTGATTCTTCAACAATCTTACGCTTAACGATAAAAAATTCAACTTCAATCTTGTCACGCGATACACCAAATTGCTCTGCAAAGTAATTTTTGTATGCAATCAATTGTGCTGACTTCATTGCATCTGATTTAGCTGGTTGCTTCCAACCATTGCGAGATGTTTTAATATCAAATAATTTGAAAGTATTAGTAGGAACGTGTCGCATAACAACATCAATAAAACCATACCAGTATACCGATGAATTCTTGGATGATGCTGGATGACATAATTCAATTTCAATGCCAACTAATTCCCAATCTTTACTTGAAAAGTATTGTCCTCGACGTTTGCTAAACCATTGTAAAATAGCCGCTCCATCTTCTAAATATTCTGCTAATTGTAATGGATTTGAAAAATGCTCTCCACCAAACTCTTGTACACATCGGGCATATTCTTCTCGAAGTTTGTTTTGCAATATTCCACGCAAATCTAATGCTTCTGCCTTCTTAACAGATTCTGTATACATTACGGTTAAGAAATACTGAAATGTCTCGTGGAATGCCGTTCCAAACACTGTTTCAATTGATGCTTGGAACGGCGCTAGACCATCGATATATGATAATTTCCAAGAAAGCGGACAACGTTCATACATCGACCATTGCGAATAAGAAATCTTTCTTGGTACAGATGTTGCATCTCGTACTGCTAATCTATATACCGGATTAATGTATGTACCTTTCATACTATATTATATAAAAAAATACATATAAATCCAATATACGATATATATTAATATGATACGTCTAAAAAAATTACTAGAACAATTGGGCGGTAAAAATGCAGTGTTTAAACAATCACCTATTGATAAATCAATCGTAATAACTCCATTTGATGCTAAAAAGGTAGCTAAATTATTATATAATTCAAAGGGATATATTAACGATGATGAATCGTTAGCTAAAGATTCAATTATTAAAAATATTAATAATATTGAACAATACAAACAAGTAAATAAAGAATTACAGTCACTAACATCTGGTAGAGGTATTGGTGCATATCTTCGATCGTTTTTAAATAACGTAGATAGATTTAAAATTGTACGATCGTTAGTTTATAAGCTTCCGAAAACTGATTGGAAATGGACTATTGCAAAGATTATGCCATTTAGTGATTTTAAATTGTTAGTTAGCAAAAATCCTTCATATTGGAACGTTATAGTTGGAAATTCAATGTCAAACCAGCCAGTGACTAACGCAGAATTACAATTAATTCAATTTTATGAACCTGAAAAAATTAAGGATTCTAATTACGGATTCTGGGATAGAGTTATTGACACATTTCTATCCGTATCCGGAACACCAATTAAAGATGCTAGAGATTTACTATCAGATTTTGATGCTATCATTAAAAGAAGAATTGATTACAATAAGAAACATAATTTACCAATTGATACCTTAACACCAGAAGAAAAAACTTTTAGGGAGAAAATTTTAAAGGCCACCCCAAACTATGGGTATCCTAACATTTTCGGTTTGTCCAAAATTATACAAGATATAAATCAAGGTAAAAATATCCAACCTCAAGAATTCGAAAGATACAAAAAGATTGGAACATATGATTATGGTAATATTGGTAAACAAAAATATAGTGACCAAAAACTAAAGACGCTGCTGGGTTCCAGAGAAGAACTTAAAAGAATGTGGTTGGGAATTGATGAACCTGATGGGGAAAGTAAAGGTTTTTGGGTTAAATCGGAATTCAAACCAAAAGACTCAACAAACCCAAACGCTGTTTATTATAAACCAAAAGATATTCCAAAATTAACGCCACAACAATTTGATGAATTATACAATGCAATTATGGATACTAAAAAACCAGATGGTAAATTTCCTGGGGGAAATAGTTCTATATTATTTGATAACAAATTCAAATTTATTAACGCAAGTATTAAAGAGAAAATAAGGGGTGATTTAGGTCATTTTAAATTTGGTGCGGGAAAAGAAAATGGAAAAACATATATTTCTATATATGATGAATGGGACTTAATGCCACCTTCCGCCAAAAAATTCGGTGTTAATGTTCAAAAATACGGTAAAACACCATTAATATATTATCGTATTTTTAAATAAATGCAAATCTTGTATAAATGAACCTTTATGCCGGCATCTTACAATGCGTTTAACGATATCAAATTCATAGGTATTCAATCCCCATTCTTCTGCAAATTTATAAAGGCTATCTTTACCTTTGTAATGTGTCTGTGTATTTACGCTCACTTGATTCCTTTTAACATACGTTTTTTCTCAGCATCGCTATATCCATACATTGTTATGATGCGTTCTAACGTAACCTTATCCATTAAATCTGCATAATCTACAGCTTCGGATTTGCTAATCTGATAATGTTCTGCAAGTTGTGTGATTAAATCTTTATCAAATTTATCTTCAGTTTTGCCTTTAATGTATTTTGCAAAGCTTTTATTGGTAGGCAGAAGTTCATAGTACAATCGATATGTTTCTTGTGGTCTAAGTAATCCAATTGTATATGTTTGCAATTCATTGACTAATTCCGTTAATTCCATTCGCATCGATAACCAACGATTAACGATAAATGGAGAAAATTTCTTTTGATCGGTTTCAGACCATTTTTTCCATTCACGTTTTTTATCCGTTACGCCACCAATCAAATCAAAAATCGTTGCACCTTTTTTTTCTTCTGCCATTCGTTATAATTTATATTTTTTACGATATTGTTGTTCTAAATATTCACCCATCCCTGCTTCTAAAATAACAGCAGTATCTGGTATTCCTATGATTCGTTTTGCATTTAAGATATCATCCATTGATTTGTTTCGAAACGTTTTGATTTTAGTTTTTGCGTTGCTACGATTTGATGTTTTAAATACAATTGTAACTAAATCTTTATGATATGGTGCAGACATTACTTTTTAACTTTTATGGGTTGAAATTCTTCTGGAATAGAACCACAGTCATCGCATCTAAATACTGGAATTGGTACCATGGTATCTTTATCGGCACCCGTTAAAAATTTAGATACTTTGTTGATAGCCATTACTTGTCGAAAATACATTCCGTTGCATTCGGCGCACGTAATTGGTTGCATATCGTTTGGACCAATATTAACATTTAATTTACTCATAATTCTCCTAATAAATTTACAAACATTGCCATTATGTTGATTTCTTTATCTACTACACTTGCATCTTTAAACTGCGATTCTGCTATAATCAAAATGCACGGAGCAATATGTCCATGTGCAAAATCATCTAAATTGTCATAAAGAAAAGTATACAATGGCGTAAAATCTTTTACTTTGCTATCAGCAATAACCTGACGTATTTTATTGAATGCAGCTTTTTTGTCTTTAGCATTTTTCAAAACTTCCAATATTTCCGTCATGTAATTTGCTTGAATTGCACTTGCTTTATCTAATTGCAATTTACCGTTAACAACAGATGCTTGTGCTGCATTGATTGCTCGGCGAATATCTGGATATGATGCATTGATGATTGCTGCTACATCTTTAATATCATATGTAACACCCTTTTCATCTAATACCACAACCAATCGCTTTGCTACATCTGATTTGCTTGGAGGCGTAATAGCAAATGTTTGACAACGAGATTGAATTGGATCAATAATTTTTTCAACATAGTTACATGTTAAGATGAAACGCGTTGTTTTGCTATAAGTCTCCATTAAATTGCGAAGAGCAGCTTGAGCATTTGCGGTCATAAAATCGAATTCGTCGAGAATAATAACTTTCCAACGTTTAAAGCCGACCGACGATGCAAATCTAGATATTTTATCTCTAACGACATCTACGGAATTTTCATCGGATGCATTAATATACATGGTTTGGCTATCAACTGCATTTGCTAAAATTTTAGCTAATGTAGTTTTACCCGTACCTGCCGATCCGTAAAATAATAAATGGGGCAATTCACCATTTTGTATCCAAATATTTGCTTTTCCTATTAACGCTTCGTTCCCGATATAACCATCTAATGTATTTGGTCTGAACGCCTCTGTCCACAAATCATGTTCTTTTTCTTGTTGCATAACATTTATTCAATTGTAATTTATTTTGACCTTCGAAGATTGTTTCATTTATATAATCTCGTATGATATCTTCACTTATAATAAGGAATTCTATATTATTCTCCAAGCAATATTGCTTAGCAGCTGATGTTTTATAATGATTATCTTTTATGTTAGATAACGGTTTAACTTCAATTAAAATTCGATTAATTGGATCATAAAAATCTACAATATATGTTTTAGATTCATTATTGTTATCAATATATGGAATACGGATTGTTTCATATTGCCAATGTTGATTAGAAAACCATAAACATGCTTCCCAACTACTCCGAAATTTTTTAATTTCATTATCTATTTCTATAACAGCATCCCAATGCGTGAAACTATTTGTAATTTTTGGAGTAAATTCGTTATTTAAAATTTTTTGTTTTAAAATTTTTGAATTCTTAATGCCTACTCGTTTTTTAGTCTCAATTCCAACAGCTGTTTGGTAATATGTTTTAAGTTTTTCAGAATTTTGTCGTCCTACTGATTTTGCTGTATCTTTACCATAATCTGTTTGAAAAAATTTCAACTTAGATTTGGAAATTTTCTTTCCAATATCAGTCGTACGTTTACCTCTTTGCCAAACTCTATTTTCAGTGCAAGTTAAACAATAACTACGGTACCGTTGAGTATTGATATATTGTATATTACAATGTGAACATATATGATCATAACCTTGTGTTTCACATTCAATACATAATGTTTTATTCCACACTCCAAAAAACGAAGTATTGCACCTATTACAAATTTTTTTAATTGGTTTATATCCACCGCTCATAACTAATCTTTATTATAAATATGAGTATTCAGAATAAAAAAATCTGTTTCTAGTTATTTACCTGTTGATCCAAATCCTCCTAGCCCACGTTTTGTATCTGATAGTGAATCGGTTATTTGCCATTCTATTCGTTCTACACGAGACATAACCAGTTGTGCAATTCGATCGCCCTTTGCAAATTCGGCAACTGTGCTACTATGATTTATTAAAATAACACCAATTTCTCCTCGATAATCTGAATCAATAGTTCCTGGCGTATTCAACACGGTTACTCCATGTTTTAAAGCTAAACCACTGCGAGGTCTTACTTGAATTTCAAATCCTGCAGGAATTTCTACAAATAGACCCGTTTTTGCTAATAGTCGTTCTCCTGGATTCAATACAACTGATTCTGTACATCTTACATCCATACCGGCACTTTGTGGCGTTTCATATGCCGGTAACATATTTTCTGATTCGTTTATTACTTGTACTTGCATATTAATTTTATTTAGTTCTGGAGCATCACTAACCAATAAGTTGATTCAAAATCTGCACCCGTAAATTCAATTCGAGCTAAACCATCTGGTGATACTTTTAATTCTCCGCTATCTCCACGATTTGCTACTAATACTTCTTTTAACTTATCTGCAGAAAAACAAACTGGATCCATTGTGGCCATTGTTGTTGGACCTACTTCAAATGAAATGTTATCTGCATTGACCGTTGTGTAATTAATAATAAATTTAACTTGTCCGTTAATAACTTGCACTGCAAAGTTTTTTGCATCTGGTAATGCATTTTTTGCTTTGATAAATTTGCTAACAAATTCTTCATTAACTGGAATAGTAATTTCATAATTAGGTTCTGCATTGATTGAAGGTACTGCGGGAATAACTGTTGTGTCAGCTAACATAAAAGTTGCCTGCGTGCTACCTTCTGAAATTTTCATTGCATAATTTTTACCTGCTGCATCTTTAACATCGATTGCAATATTCTCACCTAATGCACCTAGCATTTTAATCAAAGCGCCAGTATGATTAATTCCTAACATACCTGTCATGAATGGTGTTGTATTCCATTTAATTTTACCTACGATGGTTTGATCTGTATCAATCAATTCGCATCCGATTGAATCTGTTTGTTCTTTTAAAATAACCGCTTCGCAATTGCCTGCTAAATAATAACGATTAATGAACGATTGTAACTTGCTTTTTTCCATTATTTATTCCAATTTAAAATGTAAAGAATTTATTAAAATTTTCTGCATCAGTGGTTGATATACTGCTACCACCGAATTTTTTATATGTTTTGATGTATTTTTCATATACTTGCGGAGCCGAGTCTGGATCGGCAAACATTTCGTGCAAAGATAATATTACATCATATAAGTCTCTAGGTATTACTGTTTCTAACAATTCAACGTGACTATCAACCATTTGATTGATTTCATTTGCAGCTTGTACATACAAATGCGTATTGTGAACTACCATTCGGGGCATTGCTTCTTGCGAATAGCGATCCAACCCGTCTGCTGTCTTACCGCCTAAATATTCATAAGTAAAATCTGCACAAGCCGGGCATCCCATAGAACACGGTACATGTTGAGTTAAGTCAATTGCAACCTCTCCGGTTTTGCCTTGCTTGATATGTGACTTTCTTCGATATTCGGCATTCTTTGGAAAATACAATTCAGAGAATGATTGTGACTTGTAATTTGTTGAATGAAGATATGTTCCAAATACTGGATATTGTCCTGGAGATGAAGAATCTGTTGTGATATAAATTCTATTACCAGTTAATTCATTCATTAATTTTTGCAATGTAGCCAAAATAAAGAAATCTGAAATTTTACTAATACCAAGTAAGTGAACATATTCTAATCGTTTATTTTCAAATTCTCGCTCTTTGAGCATCAAAGAAACTGCAAACATGAAATCAACTAATTTCTGCGGACCTCCAATTGCCCAACCTTGAAAATCAAAATGCTTAAATTTATGATACCACCAAGTATACTCATCTGCATTTGAACCTTGCAACATGTTTAAGAATTTTGTCTTGCCGCTTTGATTTTTTTCAAACCAAGCAAAATTATCAAAACTAATGTCAGCACAAAGTGCAAATTGATTTTTGTATTTTGTCTTAGGTGGGATATCTAAATTAGCTGCAACATCGCTGTTTGCTTCTAACCAATGAAAAATCTTTTCTCGCAATTCATTGCTATATGGTAATGCACCCGTTGCAATCTGATACCCGCCCGAGTCACCAAATACTAGCACATCTTTTTCTAATCCCATTTGATCGCGGAAATCCATTTTCTTGTAATGATGTCCTGCTGTAACCAGAAAGTATGGATGTCTCCAATCTGCAGGATATCTAGAATCAAAGAATTTTACCGGATCGCCGCTTGTAAATTTCATATCTTTCTTAAATGCAGATACCATGCTGCCTGCAGATAAAGATGGAAAGTATATGAATCTTTTATTTTCGCTCATCGTAGTCCTTTAAAGTATTAATTAATTTAGTTGCTGAAAAAAAGTTATTATGTAATTTTATTGCCAATTGTGCAATAGGTTCCGTTAAATCTTGTTGTTCGTATTGCAAAATTGCTTTTACTGCAGAATCAACGCTGTCTGCTTGTTTAAACATATAATCATACATTTCTACATATGACAATCTATTTGGAACTATAGGGCATGCACCGGCACAAGCTGATTCATACATTGAAATGCCCAATGTTTCTTGATCTGCAAATGAAACTGCAAATCGTGCACGTTGAAGCAATTCATGATATTGTTGTTTATTTAAATTCATTTCCATTGCAACGCAAAATTGATAATGTTGCAATTCTGGACGAGCTGCCAATTCTAAAAATAAATCTAAACGTTTTTCTGGTGCAATGCGATGCGGGAATACAATGATATTTTCTTTTTGTGACCAAATGCGAGATGCAATCATATTGTGGGTATATTCCATTGGCCAACCTGTTTTGTTAAAAGATCTGTCGTGTGAAATATAATATGTTTTACTCATTAATTTAAAATGTGCTGCAGTTGCAATCCAATTATGATCATATGCCGCAATCATTGCTTGTTCAGCGTGTCTAATCCATGGTTTATCTCCTACGAGACGACCTAAAAAGTCATTTGGGTCATATGAACCCGCGTGCCAAAGTCCGTGCGTTACAACGGGAATATTTAGGAGTTCGCTCATGTATTTAACATTGATAATACCTGGATGCCAAGCATCTGTAAATATGATATGATCGCCTTCTTGTATGTGTCCGCGAGTAAACATATATGACAATGTATGTACTTGTTTTGCTTTATACATATTAGTGCCACCAAAGTTTAAAAATGCACCTGGTGTCGTTGCTTCCGGAATATTTGAATCTCCTTCTACTACAACTACTTCAAAACCAACGTCTTCTAACAATTTAGGTATATGTGTCTTCCATTCGCAAGTATAACGCGTAGGAACTGATTCTATGTCAACTAAAAATATTTTCATAACTTATTATATAAAATTATTATATCATATCCAAATAATGTTGAATATGTTCTGGAATATAAATAATTTTTTCTCGTTTTTTTGAATTTTCAATTCCTGGTATGATTTGTAAATTTTTTATATCTCCTATTAATTCAGCAGGAATTTTATTATCAAATCCTTTAGATTTAGGATAAATATGATCAATCGCATATCCGCCAATTGATATATGTCCAATTTTATCAAAATTTTCTAATGTGTGTAATGGTTGTTTTTTTGTAATTCGTAAAACTTCTAATATATACAAATATCTGTCATCTTTTGTTTCGGCCCATTGTTCTGCTGTCATTCCAAATTGTGCCAAAAAATATTTATCCCGATACTGTAAATCAAACATTGGATTATTTTCTTTTAACCATTTACTATGCTCTGGGCGTTGTTTTCCTTTACTCCAAGCAGGTTTACCATACATTGGATTATTTTGTCCCGTAGATGAACAACTTTTACATACTCTAAATTTTTTTTCAGCTTCCCGGGACGTTTTTATATGATTTTTTCCATTATACTTTAATTCAGTATTACAAAGAGGACATGAACGTAAACTATATGTATCTAAATGTTTCATTTAATATAAATATAACATATGTTCAAAATCTTCCCTAATCTTCCCTAATCTCGCTCAACAACACAACCATTTTCCCAATCTTCCCAAACTTCTACTTTGTAAAGAGCCGGAAAACGTTCTAATAACCATTCTCCGATTGCTTCGCACGACATTGAACCAAACTCTAATACATTGGGAGTTTCTTTTGTAAATCCAATTCGAAGTTCTTTTTGTATTTTTCTATTTAACAGGATAAATTCTTCATCGCGATCTGTATGTGTTACTCGTGCATAACAACGAAATCCAAACATATGTCGATGTCGATCTGATAAGAATTCTACTTCCGGAAAAATGTCTTTTGCATCGGGCCAACAATGAAACCCTTCAATATTAAATGTTACTACTACGCTGTACTTCATCTGCTATTAATTTTTTATATTTAGTTGTTGACCAACCATGGTCTCTGTTTAAGTATCGAATTGGAAGATCTAAATCATCGCCAGTAAATGATTTACCAATGTAATCATCGCCTAGGAATCTAACATTAAAGTTTCCTTTAACTAGAGCTTCATATAACTGAGCTTCCGTTTTATATGGAAATACAAAATCAACTTGTACAAGTGAATCAAGTATTTTTACTCGGTCGCTCCAATGTAATATTGGTTTAAGTTTTTCTGGTCGTTCAATGGATGGATCTTCGTGTAAACATACTATTAATTTATCGCAGTGCTTTTTGCATTCATCAAACATTGCAATATACCCGGGGTGTATTACGTCAAAATTTCCTGCTATAACTCCTCTTATCATTGTCTATCAAATTTGTAATCATCTGGAGTAACATGTTGCATATTGTGCACGGTTGTACAATACAATGAATAATCTGCATATACAACTTTGATGCTATCTGTTTTCTTTAACAATGCAGCATCTTCACAATCTAACATCAATAAGATGTGTGCTCGAATTCTAATCATCGGCGGAACATGTTTCAACATGCCCGGAGTAACTTCTATGGTAACAAATGTAGTATCCGTTATCATATCAAATATTGAACTCCACGCTTTACGATCAACTAATTGCTGCGTTGCAGGCGAACAAATATAAATGTGCGCGCAAGGAGTCAATTTTTCATGTGTTGCTTTCATATCCGCAATGAATAGCGTTTCGATATCGGTAAATCGTCCTTCAACTTCTTTACCATACCAATGTGTCTTATAACCAATCATACTTTATTATAATAAATTTATTCTTATTTTCCAAATGAAAAAAACTTTGCCACTGAATTATTTTCTGGAAATGCTCCCCAATTCATTGCAGCATAAAAATCATCCAATTTATTTTTTAATTCTTTTTCAAATATTTTGTTTCGATCTATATATTGTGTAACAAATTCTTCAATTTCTTTTGGATCTTGATAGCCTCGCAATGCCATTGTATCAAATCCATATGGATTATCTGATAAGTATGCCCATTTTACTTTTTCTCCGTTTTGAATAGGTTGGATGTCTCGGATTTTATGCAATGTTAATAAATCATTGAAATTGATTGCTGACTTAACATGTGCCGGAGTTCCAGATACATATCCAGTAAATGGTTTGCGACCTTTTGTGAATTTTGATATTTCTTTGACACCTGAATTCTTCATTACATTGAGTACGGGTGATTTCTGTATGTTGCGTTTAAATTCATGTATCATATCCGTTGTAGCAGTCTTATCTCGTTCTTTAAGAATATGCCACAATGTTTCTTTCATGATTTTTTTGAAATCTTCTGGAAATGATGATCTAACAACATCTAATCCTTTGATATCTAATTTATCCGTAGGTTTGCCTTCCTTAAAAATTACCCATTGTGCATATCGTTTCTTTGCAATCCATAAACCAGATTTTGCAACATATTCTTGTTTGATTTGCCAACGATGCGATGTGGTATTATGAAATACTTCAGCATATCGATCATACATTTGATTTACCAATGCTTGTACTTCTGATGCAATTGCATTGGTTTGTGCAATCATAAATTGTTCGTCTGATTCATCATATCCAGGAAACCGTTTTGCAATAAGTGGCAAGCTAGATACAAATGTTGAATCTGTATCTGTATAAAAAGCAAATTCTGCTTTGCCATTAGTTGCATTAACAAAATGATCTTGTCCCGTCTCTTTTGCATAATGATTGTTAATTACCTTTGCTGAAAATTTGATTACTGCTTGACCAGTTGCCGTAATAGCACCTGCATTATCTAAATCATGAAACCGAAACGTTTTAAGTCCCAATACTCCATAAAATGAATTAAGAAGTACTTTTTGTGTTAACTGCATTGCATCGTAGAATTTATATTCTTCTGACCCTACTTCATATTCATCTCGTTTGTCTTTAAATTCAACCCGTTCATTAAACCATTTTTCTAGAATGGTTGGTAAGAATCCTCTTCGGTCATTTGTGTAAACTGTGCCATTACTTGCAACTGTATAATTATTATCAGATAACCATGCTTTAACGTGTGGAACATAAGTACCATTTTGTAATGTTATTTGTTGTGGGTCTGATTTCAATAAGCATTCTTGGTCCCAATTTTGAATTACGCCTAATTTAGTTTCAGGAGAAATATTCAAACTCATAATGATGCTTGGATAAAGTGACGTTAAATCTAAGTCATAAATCCATTTGTATAATCCTGGTACGGGATCTTTTACATATGCTCCAGCAAGTGCATCTGCTTCCGTTTCTTCTTCAACAAATCTAAATTGTTTGTTAGGAGCAACTAATCCATTGCGTTTCAAATCTACAATTGCAGCACCATCCAAATATTTGGATGCATAATATACATCCTCATATGGAACGTGCCCTTTATGGCATATGGTTCTTGCAAGTGCAATTAATTGCAATTTGTCATCCATTTCATAAATAAGATCAACGTCGGTAACGTTATATTCTACAAATTTATGAATGTCTTCTGCAAACAATTGATCTAAATCTCCTTCATATTCAACCTTACCTCTGCCCAATTCCTTTTTAGCAACCGTGTCTAATCGATAATTTGGTAATTCAGTGTATGTAAACTTTTTATACAATGTTAAATAATCTAAACTAGATACGCCAAATATTTTGTATCGACCTCTATTTTTATTCCATTCAACGATACCTGCAGGAGATAACTTTTTAATTGCCTGTGCACCTAATACTTTTTTAATGCGATTGATCAGATATGGAATATCGAAATTATCCGTATTCCAACCTGTAATTACTGTGGGTTGTATTTCTGCAAATGCATTGATAAAACGCATCAACATGTTTGCTTCTGAATCAAATATTTCTACCTGATATTTATTAGTAGCAAATGAATCGTGTTTCACTCTTCTTTCTTCATCTAACAGCAAAACTTGCATGGTACGCCCAGCTTTATCATAATATGCAATGGACGTTATTCGCGAACGAGCTTCTTCAGGAGTCGAATACCCATCTTCGTCCCGCTCTACTTCGATATCAAAGAAAAAGTCTCTATGTCCTTTGGAAACTAAATCGCTTTCGTAATAAAGGTCGATAAGCGTACGCATTTCTTCGTTTAAATCAGATTCATATGCAGTAGCATTGTCTTTCCAATTGCCATCAACCCGATCCAATCGCACGCCATCTAATGATTGATATTGTCCTGTATCTGATGGTAAATATGCATACGGTTTGAATGGGAACTTTTGATGTCCTAACTCATCATCCCATACGTGCATAATACCAGTTTTTTTATCGTAACCTATTGCTTGAAACATTAATCCTTTTGTTTTATGATTTTTTCAGTAATCTATAAATTCCATAAACATTGATTGCAATTATAACTAAACTTAAAACTAGATGACTGTAATTGTCAATAAAAAAATCATATGTAATCCAACCAGTATCACCAACGATCCATGTAATCATTGCGGCTTTTGTCCAGCCTCTTGCATTTGAAATGTATCCAGCTAATACCAAAGCTGTACTAAACCATCCTAACGTTTCTATCATTATTGTTTAATTAAAGCAATTTCAGATTCTCGAACCAATTGATATTTTTCTCCGGCAATTGAAACTTCTTTGTGATCTCCAATTTGGTTGGAATGAATCATAACTTCATCGCCTTCTGCAACAGTCATTGGAATTCTGGTACCTGTAGCAGTAAAAAGTCCTGGTCCTATTTTTACAACGTCTGCATAACGATAATCATTTGTGCCGGTCATTATGATAATGCCGCTGGTTGTTTTGTCTGTTTTTTCGTGTAATTTTAGTAACACTTGATCTCCGGTTGGTAACCAATTCATAACTTATTCCTTTTTTAATTAAACATTTTTCTAATTGCATCTTCCGTAATGATATTGCCTACAATGCGACCAATTCCATAGTCATCCATCGTAATAATTACACACGGAACACTTTTTACTCCATACTTATCACAAGTTAATTTATTTGCATCAACATCAATAATTTGTATAGGAAGTTCTGCTGCCAATTTTTCTATTCTAGGTCTTAATGCCTTGCAAGGTTCACACCATGATGCTGTAAAATAAAGTATTTTTTTCATCGTATCTCGTATATTATTTTAACGTCGCCAAACGTTGTTGTGGTTGTCCAATTCATTTTTCTTCCAATTGATCAATTAAAAATCGTAATCTGTTAATTTCTGTAATAACATCATCACCCAACTCTATTTTAGACATCATGGATAAATCTATTACTTGCGTTTCTAAAACTTTGATTAATTCTCGTTGCGCGTTTATTAAATCTTCTTTATTCATTATACTCCTCGTTTAGTGTCAAATGCAATGATATGATCTCTGCCTGTCATATTATATCCTTTCTCAGCACACATATCAAATACCACAGGATACATTTTTATTAATTCTTCTCTGTTATCACCCGCGGGCATTATAAATGTTTTAGATTTTGGAATATTATGTAATACTCTAAATTCTTCAATTTCTTCTAGATTATACGCTGTGCCATCCCATACTGGTTTATAATGATAATCTGCGTGAAATGCAATCATCTGTTTGATTGCTTCGTGATTGAGACGAAATTTATTGTGTTGCGCCACCATCTTTTCATCCGTAATCGTCCCTTGCGGCGTAGCAACACCCACACGGGGAACGCTATTATCAAACTTAGGACTAAGACTAATAAGCCCAATAGGATAATCGGTAGCAATAAAATGCGAGCCTTCTGTTTCAATCGTGATAAGAATGTTTCTTTCATGTGCAAAATGAGTTAATTCATTTACCAAAGCCGGATGCATTGTCGGCGAACCACCAGTTAACATCATTTCTTTGATGTGTGGATTTTCATCGTATATCTTTATGATATCATTGAATGTAAATGTGCCTTTTTCTGGATGGATACTTGTATACCATGAATCGCACCAACCGCCTTCACCAAACCAACATCTATGCGTACAGCCCGTAGTTCGTACTGCAATTGTTGGTCGTCCAAATCGGCTACCCTCTGACTGTACGCATCGATACAATTCTACTATTGGTAGTGTTTTGTTGTAATCTGTTATTCTTTTAGAAGGGGAGGTCGTCATCGTGGTACTCATTACTATTGGTAACATTGTTTTCTAATTTTTTTAATAAAGTTGCAAATTTGAATTCTAATTCTTCAAGTCGTTGATGTATTTCGATTAACGCAGATCGTCTTACAATTGGCGTCAAATCCATCTCAGGTTTAGTTGCAAAGAATTCATCCAAAAATGATACAGGATACAGTTGCACCTGATTGTATTCTGGTTTTTGTGCTTCTTTTGGTAGCATTCTATATTTGATATCAACGCCCCGTTTAATAGCTTCCGCTGTTACTTCTCGACCAATGTTTGATCCACCAGAGCCTTTACCTAAATATTCAAAAAGCGATATATAAGTGTCATCATTATTCTTCATAACTTGCTGAGTTTCTTTCGTGTTCATATACTTCTACTTTTATTGCTTGAACTCTGCCTTCGGTTTCTTCAAACAAAAATTTATTAATTACTGCGTACAAATATTCAGCAAACCGTTCACAACCTGTAGCAGGTAATACACGTAATTGAATTACGCCATCTTCATACATTTGTTTAAATTTTTCTAAATATGGATCGTCTTGTGCTATGATTGTAGTGTGGTCTAAAAGATAATCAAAATATGCTTTTGGAGACATACCATTTATTTTAGCTTTTGCACGTTTCATGCCGCCAAAATCAAATACCCAATTACGATGATCTAAATCTCCTTCAAACCATACTCGAAATGATACTGCATACCCATGTAAAAATTTACAATGAGTTCCTTCTGCTCGCCATTGGCGAAAACATGTTGAATATCCATCAAATAGTTTTGTTGATGTAAATTGTGCCATTAATTATAACCTTTTACAAATTGATAAAATTCTGATCTTGCATTTCCATCATCTAAAAATGCTCCAGATAACTTTGCAGTCTTCATTGAAGCTCCGCCATGTTTAACTCCACGACATTGAACACAATTATGTGTTGCTTCAATCATAACTGCTACACCTTTATTGCGTTCAATAAGCTCATCTATTGCGTGATGAATTGCTACTGTTAATTGTTCTTGAATTGCACCTCTTCTACCAAAGTGTTCTACAACGCGATTCAATTTACTTAAACCAATAACATTGCTATTCTCACCTGGAATGTATGCAACATGAACTAAGCCCATAATTGTTTGATGATGATGTGAGCACATTGAAGTTAATGGAATGCCTCCTTCAAATACAATGCCATCATATCCGTCACTAGGAAATGCTGTGATTCCCGACATTGGTTCATATCTGCCAGCCCATAAATCATTAACATATGCCTTTGCAACTCTACGTGGAGTATCTGCAGAATTTGGATCTGATTCCCATGTAACGCCTAGAGCAGTTAAAAATTGCCCATAATGATAAGCTGCTTTATCAATTATTGCTTGTTTTTCTTGTTGCGTTAATTTAGCATCCGGACCTTCTAACGATTGTTTTGTTGCTAATTGAATTGAAACGCCATTAGCAAAACCAGGATGCACTAATTCTAAATTTTTTCTTTGTTTGTCTGTCATAACTTAATTCTTATTTTTAATATAATAAAACTTATTGAAATTCCAAAGTTTTTTACATGTTTGGGTCACCCGGAGTATCTATACCAGATGCATCGTATTTTGGTGTATTGCTATTTAACTTTACGTACACACTACCTCTATTTCCTGATGTTATAGTTGCATTAGGGTAAGCATTTTTAATATACCTTATATAAAGATTTAATCTAGATATATTTGTAGTTTCGCCTTCTTTTTTTGCTGGGGTAAATGTTATGGTATCAATTTCAGGATGGTCTTGCAAATCTTTTTTAATAATTGCAGTTACAGTTGCCATAACTCTAAATAGTTCACCTTTATTTGCTACTATATTGTCTCTTTCTATATCCGGGTCATCTTCATCGGGGATATAAAATCTTACTCCTAATATGTTAGTTGTATCTTCATCATAGGCATCGAAATCAGCATATTGTAATTCTACAGTATATGGATAATTTTCAGTATCAAACCCATAAATTCTCATATTATCATAATCGCCATAAAAATCAAATCGATATGGTTGTGAACTTGCATCACCTATTTCTTTAAGTATTGTTTTTAATCGTATCATATTAATAAATATCTTTGAATGCAGTATTGCCTTTTTCATGTGCCGGTTCATACGCACAATGTCTACAACCCGATCCACAACAAGCACCTCGTTTACGATGATATGCTTCAGTCATTACCATTCGACCATTTTCCCAATAAAAATCCTCCGGAGAGAGCTTGTTTCCAAACTCTCTCACAAAGGCTTGTTGTATCCAATCTTTTGATGCTGGCTGTATCATTAGCGCACCTCACATGCCCCATTCGCGCAGGCCAACTCACCAGCTAAATCCGTATTATCATCTAATTCAATTACCTTACTTAAATCAATGTTATGAAGTGATTTCATCATTGTTTCATATGTTTCTTGGGTGATATCCTCGAAGGGCGCTTGAGTGTAGGTGCCCCCGTCGAATGGCAGAACTGATAATCCATTGTAATGTGCACGCTCCGTCCACATCCATTCTCCTGCCAATTCCCATTCGTCAGCCTTTAAGGAAACCGTTGCAGATACATTATGTGTATTATTTCCACTTCTATGTCCTGGTTTAACCCATTCTAAGTGCACCTTTTTAATACGATCTAATAATGCAAATGGAGATTCTGTTCTTAGTATAGCGCCTTCTGGTGCTTTTTGTGGAATTGAAATTACCGCAGTATCATGAGGACGGAAATATTCATCTTCAACGAGCTCTGGATGATATTCTGCTAAATATGTGTAAATAGCTTCATTTTTTCCAACACGTATTCTTCTTACATAATAATCATTGTGCCAAGCATGAATACCTGATGATGTTCCTAATGCTAAAGATGTTGTTCCTGCAGGCTTAACCGTTGTGGTACGAGCTGAACGATTAATACCAATCAATTCTGCTACTCGTTGATTTTCTTCTTTAACTGCCTTTGCAGCCGCTTTCATATCATATCCTAATACCGTGCCAGATCCGATACCTGTCATTGATACGCCAATAAGTGCATCTTTCTCAGTTGTGCGTTTCCATATTGGACGAAGATAATGAAAGTCTGTATATCCTGCTTGAAGTGTTCCGATAAATGCTGCAGCACGTACTCGTGCCATTAAATCGTCTTGCGATTCAACGTCCGATGCATTTACTTCACATAGGTTACAAAATTGAAATGGTCGAAGTGCAATTTCGCAACATGGGTTAGTTCCCCAATCTTTGTCATTGCTCAAATAAATTCCAGGTTCTCCTGCATTTGATAATTCAACTCGTTTCCATAAATCCATGAAAAATTCTTTGGTAACTTTGTGACGAATCAATACTGCAGAATTATTTGCTCGACCTCGTTGTGGATTTGTTTCCCACCATGCACCTGATTTACATGCAATCATTTCTTCATCGTCTGCACTAAATAAAGATATAAGTGCTGCTCTACGAATTCCACCTGCTAATACTGCATCTGCAACGTGACATACCATATCATGTACTTCAATTGGAGAAAGTTTATCGCCATCTTCTTTAGCATCTAAAATACCTTGCAATTTAATCAAACATTCTTTTAAAGGTTGTGGGCCTGGAGCTTTTCCTCCTGATGTAACCAATCTAGCACCTTTAGCTCTAATGTCTGAAAAATCAAATGCATATGATGTTCCGCCTTCAAAATAAGATTTAACTAGAACTTTTACTGCATCTGCCCATCCTTCAATTGAATCTGCAATCAAATATCTTCGAGTACGTTTTAGGTTTGGTTTACGAATTTCCGGTAATGCTTCAACATGATGTTTTTGCACAGAATAACCAACGCCTGTCCCGCCTAGCAATAAAAACATTGCCTCTGCAAAAGCACGATAATCATCTATAGGAAGATATGCACAATTATAAATTCGATTAGGAGAGATTTCAATTGGTTTGCCTCCAAATTGTAAACTACGCATTGAAGGTAATACTTTTTTATTATATACAAATTGATATGCAGATTCAATTTCTTCCCGTAAGTTGGGATATTTTTTGATGTGCATTTCTTTGTTTCTTGTAACTAGTTCTTCCCATGTTTCTCTGCGGTTAAGCTCGGGAAGATATTTTGAATATTTCATGTAGACTGTAATTTCACTTAAGATTTGATTTGAAATCTCCATTGTTGTAATCTCCTTAGATGTTTTATTAACTTAAATTTTTTAGATGAAAAAAGGAAGGAGTACTCCTTCCCAATTTCTTTCATATAAATATCATTTTATCCCAAAGTTCCTCCAAGATCTTTAAACTTTTGTGCTAAATTTTTCTTAACTAAATTCTCGCCCGTTTTCATGATCTGCGTAGTTTGTTTGCCTTGAGTTGTTTGTGGTTCAAAGAATTGAAATTGACCATTATTTGTGTTGATTTTACTTGGTAGTGTAATACCATCTGGTCCAAATCGATTCTTAATAACATGTCCTCTACCAGTTCCTGATAATTTATCTTCTACTTTTCTAGATAGTGACATTAAAAAATCAGCAACCATTACTTTTCCATACGATGATGCAATTTTGTCTGCTTCAATTACATCTTCTTCCAATGCACTACGACCTGCCTGCGATGCTGTCCATACTGGAATTTTATATTCTCCTGCCATACCTCGCAACTCTTCATATAAATCTTCCAATGCTTCGTGCTTATCTTTTTTAGTATTTACTTTGAGCAAGTCACCGTAATCTACAATAATCAAATCAGGTGTTTTGCCTTGCATCATTGTTTTTTCAATATGTGCTTTAAGTGCCATTACTCCTACCGACTTTGTAGGGTAGTATTTAACAATCAAATCTCCCGTTAGAGACTGCATCTTTTCTTCCACAGTTTCTTGATGATGCTTAAGTGTTTGTGCGTTTATACCAGTTAAAACCGAGTCATATCGCTGTCCTACATAGTTCTCATTGAGCTCTAATGTATAATGTATAACTGTTTTTCCTGCTCTAACTGCATTAGCACCGATGTTGATAAGCATCCAAGATTTACCAATACCTGCAGGAGCCATCACTACTCCTAACTCACCAGGAGCCAATCCGCCATCCATTAAATCGTCAATAACATCCCAACCCGTTGTGATTGTATGTCGAGCAGCTTCATTGTATCGTGCAGCTACATTATTAATGTAATCTAATCCAATGTCAGTATCAGCACCAGCTTTCATGGCACTATCCATTTTGGTTTTAATTGCATCATAGTTACCCATTTTGAGTAACGATACCGAATCCATAATGGCTCGTTTGATTTCTTGATTCTTGCAAAATTTAAGAATTTCATCTTTTACAAAAGAAAGGTCATCAGATTCCATGTAACGGAATACTTCTTTCAATTGTTCTAATACTGCAGTTTTTAAGATGTCATTTTCAATTTCGGTTATTTTGACTTTAAGTACATCTTTAGATGGCGGAGCTTTGTATTGTCTAAAATGTTCCAATACAATTTCTAACAACCAACTGTTTGCATCTGATTCAAAATAATCAGGTTGAATGATATCTGCAATTTGTTGTAAAAATATTCGGTCTGTAAATAATGCGGCTATGACTTTGACTTGAAAGCCAAAACCATACTCCGATAAACGATCAGTCATATAACCATTATATAAAAAACGTTGATAAAATCAAATTATTTGTGTGTTTGTTTTGCAAATGCATTTAAAGACAACCAAGTATTGTTCAACCAATCTGGTAAATTCTTCATGATAGCCCACATCTTATCTTCATAAAATAATCTTTGAAACTCAGAACGATTTAATTCAGGTATAGGTTGTTCCATAATACCACGAATCTTTGTTGCAGTTTGTGCTGGTATATCAAGCAATTTGATATTCATTAATTGATAATTTTGTTCGATGATGCGACTATTATCAAGAATTTTTTGATATGACTTAGATTCTTTAAGCAATGCCGTGCTTTTGTCAAACAATTGTTGTGTCGAATATGGTGCTGCAGCAGCTAATTCCGGAATCAATTTCAATATAGTTTTTGGACCTATTCCATTAACACCTGGAATGTTGTCTGATGCATCGCCCGTAAATGATCTATAAATAACCATGTTAGCAGGATGCACTCCAAATTCTTCTTGCACCGTGTCTACATTATACATTTTCTTTTTAATAGGAGACCATACTTGAATATGATCATCTACCAATTGGTAAAAGTCTCTATCTGTAGATACAATTGTAATTTTTTTGCATTCCGTTTCATACATTTGTGCAATATACGCAATAGTATCATCTGCCTCAATTCCATCCATTGAAATAAATGTAACAGGCAAATTGTCTAGATAAGAAATCAAACGACTAAATTGATGTCGCATTGATTCTTGTTCTTGCTCCAAAGTAGATTCATGATGATCATGACGACGCAATTTGGTTTTATTTGCCCTATTTGCTTTGTAATCACCATAAATACGTTTTCTTCGTGCAGAACCCCCGCGACCATCAAAAACGATAATGCATCGAGTTGGTTTAAAATCTCGTATGGTTTTGCCTACCGAATATAAAAATCCGGTAATACCACCAATATGATCGCCATCTTCATTGTATGCGGGAGTTGCGCCGAAGCTTCTAATAAAAGTGTTCAGTCCGTCAAACACCATGAGATGATCATTGACGCTTGACGGAGCAGAACTCTTTTCTTTTTGTAACTCTTTGAATAGCTGTTGATACTTATTCTTCATCATAAACTTCATCTACGACAATTACGTCATCAATACCACCATCAACACCGGCTTGATATTTGAAGATATAAGCATCGCATATTCTTTGATATAACCTTTCTTTTGCTTCTGAGTTATTAATAACCTTTTCCACAAAATCTTTGCTTTGAAATTTGAATTCGCCAAACGATTCTCCGGTTTCAATATCTACGTCATCCATAGTATACCAAGCACCTGATTGTTTAACAATATCAAAATTCTTCATGATGTTTAACCAACCACCATAATTGTCAATACCAGAATCATAATAGATTTCATAATCAACTTTGCGATGTGGAGGACCCATCCTGTTTTTTACTACTTGTACATTTGTTTTGCTACCCACAACTTGTTCTACACCACTTACTTTGGCTTTGATCATTCCGGTATTTTTCAAACGCAATCTAACCGAAGCATGAAATGGAATTGCTTTACCGCCTGCAGTTGTCCATTGGTCACCAAATGATACGCCCATTTTGGTACGTAATTGATTGGTAAATATGAGACAAATACGTTCGCGTGCAATCCAATTGGTAACTTTTCGCATTGCCTTTGATAATATAATGGATTTGCTTGTTGCATAACCATCCTTATCATACTCAGCTGACATTTCAATTTTTGTAGATGCACCCATGATTGAATCCACTACAATTGTAACTAAACGATTTTTGTCTGATTTACGTACTCCTTCAACAATAGTTTCAATTGTTTCAAAAATTTCTTCAATTGTCTCTAAAGGAACATAAAGCATTGTTTTCAAATCAACGCCAATTGCTGTTAAAAATTCAGAACTCACTGCGGCTTCTGTATCAATATATACTGCTAATCCGCCTTTCTTTTGTGTTTCTGCTAATGTGTGTGCAGCTAACAACGATTTACCAGATGCTTCCAATCCGGTAATTTCAGTGATGCGCCCAACGGGAAAACCTCCATGGGCGCGATTTGAAATTGCTAAATCGAGCATCGAGCAACCAGATGATACCCACTCTGTTACATTGCTTGGAGCATCTTCATCGCCATCTAAAAAGAATGCAGTTTTGAGTGCTTGACCTTTAAATTGCTTGTTGATACTTTCTGCCAATGTTGATGCTAGAGCATCTTCTATTTCCAGTTTACTTTTACTCTTTGCCATTTTATAACCTCACTGTTAGTTGTTGAATAAATCATCAAATGCAGAAGCAACATCATCAACTTTTTTAGTTGCAGCCGGCTTAGCAGCTTTTGCTGGAGCAGGAGCTTCTTCTTCATCATCCGAATCAACATCTGAATCTGCATTTTCTGGATTCATCCATTCTGCTAATGCTTTTTCTAGTTCTTCATAAGATGGTTCTGGAAATAAATCAGTAATCGTAGGTTGATTCATGATTTTTTGTGCAATCTCTTTGTCTTCGGTTGCAGGTTGTGTATTAGGCTTAACACGAATTGCAGTCTTTGGATAAGCTCCGCCTTCTGCTGGCGTAAATTCTACATCAATATCACGACCATTCATCAAATCCGTAATGTCGCCATAATCTGGATCAGAGATAATTGAAAGCAATTCTGTGTAGATTGTTTTACCAAATCCCCAAAACTTAACACCTTCAGATTCTTTACCGCGAACAATTACAGGAACATAAGTACGCATTTTAGGTTCAATCTTACGACCCATTAGCCAATCTTCTTTATCTCCGGTCTTTTTAAGCTTATCTGCAAATTCTACGATTGGATCTGCGTTGCCAAATGTGATCGGCGATAACATGGATTTCTTTCCGATGTCATAATGAAAATACAATTCTAAAAACGGATTTTCTTTGCGGTGGACGTATGGTACAATGCGCACCCTCGTTTTTCCTGCTTCGGGTTTCCAAAGATTCTGTTTTTTGTCATCGGCTTTGTTTAATTGATTAAGTTTTGCTTTGATAGCGTCTAAGTTTAACATAAATTTCCTTTTTGTTAAGTTGTTAATAAAAAATAATTAATAATAATATAATTGATTTACCGGTTAAATCCAAGTTTATAATTTGTTTTTTTTTAAATTCATCGTTTGTTTAAATGATTCGAGACGCTTTCGTTTATGTTCTGCAGATTGTGGCCCAGTTTTACGACCTAGTAACGTATTGCTAATTTTTTGTTTTATTTCGTCAGTTTTAGGTTTACCATAATTATGATTTTTTTCACCTTTTTTTGCATCGCTTAGTTTTTTCTTTATCTCATTAGATAACGGTTTACCCATTTGAGATTCGCTCTTTTGTAGTCGTCGATCTTTTGTCCAAGCTGCACTTAACTTTTTTTTAGTTTCGTTAGTATGTTGCTTACCTTTATTCCAAGCTTCTCGGCCTTTACTTGATTGACCAATTTTAAGTTTAGTTTCATCAGAATGAGTGAATGATTTTCTTGCGTCACTAATTAATAGTTTAATATGCTCGTATTCTCGACTACTAACCGTATAATTGCGTTGTTGCGTATTACTTTGTGTTTTATTTGCCATTAACCAATATGCATATAATAATTTATGATCATTAGGATAAATTTCACAAAGAAGTTTATGTGCGATAAAATGTTCTCGAGCTGTTAAATCAACTAAATTTGATGCATTATTGCTCCCGCCTATACAACGTGGTATGACATGATGTCTTTCTTTGTAACCTAGCAATGTTCTTGTTCGAGCTCGATTAATTAATTGTGTATAAATTCGTTCATAATTCATTTAATTAGTATCCTTAGTTAATTAATTATAATTTAATTAGTTATGTCGTTAATTCAAAGTTAATTGTTAAGTTTTTTATTTTTAAATTATGATATACCCACCGTAAGCGCCTAAACCTCTATCTGCACGTTCTAATTCATTACTAATTTTATCTGCTATTTCATTTGATAAAGTACTTTAAATTCTACAATTCCATCATTTGGATCATATGAACGATTAATTGAAGTTTTATCAAAACCATATTTCTTAAATACATTAACGGCAATTCTATCCATGAAGTTATCAGTGCCAGAAAATAAAATCATTAGACTATCAGCTGGCCTTTCGGTTTCATCTGGATATCCGTTGTTATTTTGATCAGAATCTTCACTCAAATTCTTAGTACCGAACCTTCTCATGTTTTCTGCTAAGATGTTTTTTAATTTAATCATGACTGTTCCTATGTATAAATTTAAATTTTTTAGAATAAATAATCAGAAAGTACTTGATCATTTATTCCGTGTTTTTTTGCAACAAGTTCATCTTGTATTTCTACATTTTGAATATCGCCATCTTCATCGAAGGTAACAGTAAAATCAATAGTATCGGATCCTACTTTTAATTCGCAATCAAATTTAATATCAGACACTAAACGTGTTTGATCATATGCACCTGTTGGATCATTTTCACTTTCAATTTCTTGTTTGATGTCGTTTATCAGATCTTGGAAATCGCTTTTATCAGCTACGCCGCCACCTTGATATGTTACATACGAATATCCGCCAATATTTTTATCATATTCTGCACGATTAATAACAATTTGAAAATCTTTATTTTCTTGATCTTCTCGCAATAAATTTTTCAATTTAATCATTTGTTGTCCTATATAATATAAATATTAGTTCCATGTAATTTTCTTGAAAAAGATCAAGTCAATTACGCGATATCCCGCATCATCGGTTAGGATGAAAGAATTTTGATATTTGGTCCAATCCAATCGATATGATTTGTCTAATACGCCATTATTAACAACCCGAATAACTTCATTAAGTGCATTGACAGTATATAAAGTATTGGTTTCTTTTTTGCGGTGAATGCTAATTGTATTCTGTCCCCGTTGCGTTCCTGCATCTGCATTGTATGTGCAATATAAATTGTCTGCGGCTTCTGCATTGGCAAATACAAAGATTCTGCGTTCTGGTATGGTATAGCTTTGTTGTATGTAATCTGATATTATGTTTAAATCTGACTTATGTGCAAATGTGCAAAGTAATTGTGTTTTCATTCTTCATCAATCCTGCGGTTTTTTTGTTACTTTAGTGTTTAATTGGCTACCTAATACAAATAATTTATTTTGGTGAAAATTTGCGATTGCTGGCGATAATCGATCCTTGCGACATTTTAAAATAGGTGCCAATTCATCGGCAGCTTCTAAAAACAACGTTTCATTTGACTTGATTATCATGCCCCACCAATTTACTGATGTAATTTTTTCAACAACCATTTTATCTACAATGTTGCAAAATGCATGAATCATAGTATCTAAATTATCATCTAATTGATAAAATGATTGTAGTTTTTTGCTTATATTTTGTAACATTGGAATATCTGAATCGTTGCCTAATTTAATAATACGACGAATATCTGTTTCGGTTTTTTCTGTATCTAAAAAATCCAAAACCGAATTAATTTGTTCTCGACCTTTCGATTTGCTAATATCTTGACCAGTTAATAGTTTTGCCATTTCTAAAAAACTATTCAACAATTGTACGCCTTCAGAAGATAATGATCCAAAATCAAAAGTGATCTTTTCATAGTTTTTCAAAGAAACTGTTTGATCGCCAACTTCGATATCTGCTTCGATGCCAGATTCGCCAGCAACTGCCCCTTTAACTAAGCCGCCATATGAAATTGCAAACCATAATTCTGATTCATCGCCATTTGGAATTTTAATCGTATTTTTGATTATATTATACAATGTACTATAAACTCCGCGAATAGGTACAACTCCGGTTGCTAATCGCATTTTTACTGGACCAGTAATTAAATCAATTAATTGATCTGATTCGCTACTACTCATAACTGCATCATACATTGCAGATAATCCGATTATTTGCTGGCCTTCGACACTAAACTTTGTTTTAATATATTGTTCAAATGATGTAGCATCATTAAATAGCGAATTAATATCAACTAATTCAGTTGCTTCCGTAATACCTTGAGCTCGATTAACAACGCGTTGCGCTTCAAGTGGTGAAAGGTCTGTCATTTCTAAAATGATATCATACAACATCTTGTAATCTCGAGATTGCGTTGGATATCCTTTTGGTAATCTATAACTCCATTCTGTTAATATTGAATCTATAGTCATAATGAGATAGTTTTCATTTTATTATAAATATAATGTACTTTATTTACTTATTTTTTTTTACAGTTATCAAAATGCCATCTATACATATTTGCTGTACTTTTGCTAGATTTTTTACAATGTGGACATATAACATGTTTTTTAAAAAGCCAAGCATTTGACATATTTAATTTTTCTAGTTCTGATTTAGGTCTTTTATTTTTATTTCGTATTTTTTCTATAGATTCTGCGGAATGATTCCATGTACCTTTTCGTTTTCTCAAAACTTCCTTATGTTGTTCGGATATAATTTTTCCAGAATGTATAATTTTATTACGTAATGCTACATCTGGCCTAGGCCCTTTTGGTTTTCCTTTTTGCGTTAAACCGCGTTTAATATTAGATTCTATAGAATTTTTCCCAGATTTAGATTCCGATGTGGTTAATCTACAATTTAATCCATTTGGTCCTAAAACATTATATAAATCTTGATAATATCGTTCTCGATTATTTAATTGATTAATATCACATTCTTCTAAAATAATAAATTGATGCCGATCTATACCATATTTATCAATTGATTTTTTTAATCTTGTTTGAAATTTAAAATTATTATTTCGTTTATATGATGTCCATCGTTTTTCAATATTAATTGATTGGCCTATATAAATTTTATTAGATGGCGATATAATTTTATAAATTCCGATCATTTTTTTATCTTTTGAATATTATCATATGTAACACCATATTTCATTTTTATAGGAAATCCACCTTTTTCTAATAAATATTGCAATTTTAGTATAATTTGTATTTCTGATAATTCTAAATCTATCAAAATACTATCGTATGTATATAACACTATGCAACTTTCTGTATCTTGTAACAACGCTTGTACTTGTTGCAATTTGCGTACGGATACTTCGGTTTCAATGGCCTGCAAATAGTAGTTAAACAATTTAAATGCTGTCATGTTTTGCACTGCATCTTTGCATATACTACGTTTTGTTATGGGCGTATGAATGCATCCGTTGCGTTTCCATTTATCCCATAATGCATACACAAAATCATTTACTTTGCGAAAAAATGGTATTGATAAAAATTCAGAATCGATGCCACCATATAACAAACGAAACGTTATAGCTTTGCTTTCTGCTCGTTGTTCTTCTGTTAATGTATCCGTATCGAAATAAAATCGACCTAAATAATCATGTATAGATGATGTGGGCAATTCATAACCAATAGCCGTTGCAATCAATCTAACATGATATGAATCAAAATCCATTTCAACTAAAGCACCTCGTTCAAATCGACTACAAAATGCTGCTCGGGTACCATCTTCTTTGTTCATTGCAGCAAAATTGAATCCACCAAATGCATTACTAGGTCGACCTGTTACGGTATGATAATTGTATTGTGAATATACTCGTTGATTGTGAATCAATTCTGGCATACGAAATTCATCAGTAACTGCCAATCCTGCAGATTCAATACGTGCAAATACTTCCGGATATGTTGCATTGAACTGCAAATATGATTCTGTTAATTCTGCATTAACACACATTGGCCAAGCATAGTGTCGAATCTTTTGACACATTGCTAAATGTTGCTGTAATGGCACAATGCTATTAACTGCAGGCAAATTTGTGTGTCGTCGCCAATAAAAGCGATGTGCTGCAGTTGGATAATGCGATTCATCATATGCTTCTGAATATGTATACCACCACAATGTCTTAACATCCCATACGGCGGCATTTCCTCCCGTTTGTAACCATTGCTTCTTGTCATGAACAAAGATATTCTCTAATGCCAAAAACTCCGGGACAAGCTCAGTAAAGCCCCTTAGTTGTTCAGAATGACGAAATGGAATTATGCGCTCTACAGCATCTTCGGTATAAACATATACAGCACATAATGCGTTTACTGCAACATGTTGTGTGGGACTACAAAATACGGGAACTAGCAAAGTTTTGCGACCTTGAATGAACTTCAATGTAGCGCGAGCATCTTCTATAGTATCCACAATCATATATGAATAATAAGAAAAAAATCTTAAGAATCCAAACCGTTGATGTCCTTAGGTACGATAATGTCGACATCAGAATAAAATTGAATTGGATTTGACAATACTACATTTATTCCTGGCATAGTTTCTTGAACTACTCGTATTGCATTTAAATTTTGTTGCATTACACTAGGTATTTCTACTCCATTTTTATATTGAGTTTCAAGTGCTCCAGTTATAACCCATTTAATTGCAATGGTTTGATATAAATTTTTGTCAATTCGTTTAGCTAAATATGCATTGTATTGTTGTAAATCTATTTCTATAATCTTTGATTCGTTTGTTTTTTTAATAAAATATCTAGTTATAAATCCAGCAACGCGATCGGATTGATTTATAATTGGAGTATAAGATTGCGGCGTTTGTGTCTGAACCGTTATCGTTTTTAATTGTTTATATGATGTAACGGTTACTGATTCTGTAATAAATGGTAATAATTTGATTGATTTTTGAGGATTCCACTCTGTTTCAGAATATACTTCTCCAGTTGTATATGTATGATATGGTCCAATGTATTCTGCACCTGATTCCGTTTGCCATTCTGAGCCAGTTGTGTATAATGCTTTTGTTATTTGGTTTGGAGTATAATGTAAACGCAATCTAGCCATATCTTACTTATTTTTTAATTCGAACTCGAGGATTACATTTGATTTTTGTTTGCCATTGTCCGCTTGTTTGTATGGTATGTGTAATTCCTAAAACCGTAAATACAAATGCATCCGTATATCGTTTTGGTAATCCATCAAAATTTAAAACATCGCCAAATTTAAATCCATTGATGCCGTCGATTGTAAATTCTAAATCCATTGGAAATATAGATTTTGTTTGTTCAATCGAATCTTCTATATTTTCATAGTAAAATGACACATAATTTTCCAATGCCTTTTCTAAATTATCAATTATTTCTGGCACATCTGGTTTTAAAACGTAGTCATATTTTTTATCACCTAATTCTAACAATGCAGTTTTATGTCGGTTAGCCCAATCTTGTTGTAATTTAATTTTAGCATCGCCATCTGCATAAATATATGGATTATATGCAGTTTGTTTTTGAGTACCAGTATTCCATGATTCAACACCAAATATCATGTTTTTCACACTAGTTGGAACATTTGATGTTAATGTGAATTCTCTAACAACCGAAGTACCTGTTTTTGTTGCAAATGCTGGTAATGTAAATTCATCGATGTTGGTTGTAGATTTGGTATAAAATGAATCCGTATATAATAACACATCCGGGGCTGTTGGATGTTGAACCAATACCATATTAATTGATTTACCGGTATGATTTAATATCATTTCGCTTATTCGAATCAATAAATTTTTTATAGTAGGCTGTTTACTTAAATCTCCAGGTGTTCCATCTAATGATGTAATAATATCTCTGATAACTAAAGTATCGATATAAATTCTACTAGGAAATGCTTCATTGTTAACAATAAATCCGGGAGAAACTGGTTCTACTTTTGGAAACATTTTTAAAATTTTATTTCGATCCGGTTGTTGAGCTCGCGTAGGATTTGAATCAAAAAAGTATTGATCAGTTACGCTATCTGATTTTCCATGCCACAATAATACCTTTAAAGGATTGGCGGAAACTAATCGCTCATAAACATTGCTAAAACAAAACTTATCATCGCATGTAATAAGTGCAGCTTCATTAATATTAACAAGTAATTTTGTATTGATATGATCAATTAAATATGCTAAACTAATCATTTTTTTAAGTTTAGGAGTATTACTAGAACCTATATCATATGGTGTTCCTACGATAATTCCTTTATCAGTAGAACCGGGCACTAAATATTCAAATTCAGTTTGTGCATTTTGTTCATATGTTTTTGAAATTGCATCAATATCTGCAATTAAACTTGTATATAAATTTTGAACTTGGCTAGTTTGTGTAGTACCTGTAGTATCAGTTTCTTCGCCTTTATTAATATAAACCTGAACATCTGCATATGTATTAGTTGTACCAATTGCATCAATTGATACTGAAACAGTACCGTCTGAATTATATGTAAATGAAAATGATGATATTCTACCTTGAAAATAAAATTCATTCATTTTTCGTAAATTTGAAATATCAATGCCCGGATACAATTCTTGTATTTGTTTAGTCGATGGCAATTTATCATCATCTAACATTGGATCTGTTATGATAGCTTCGTTAGGATGTGCAATTTTTAAACGTATATGTCGACCTGGCTTACAATATATTTCTTCAATTTCAAATAAATCCGTGGTACCATCAAATACCATTATAGTAAATGTTGCTTTGTTTAAATGTCCTTTTGATTGATCTGTTGTTTCAATTGTTACGTCTTGTATTACCGGCGGAATTCTATGTGCTGGACGAACTGCATCGTTTAAATATCCTACTGGTCCAGATGGCATATATGAATTTGCAATTGGCGTTAAACCTCCCAATATTCCGAAACCACCAATTGGTGCAGAATCTGCAGTTGGTTTTGATGCATATGCTTCCAAAACAACACCAGCCATTTTACCTAACATAAAATCAAAAGCTTTAGTCGATCGATTAGAAACGCCTGTTGCACCGCGAGCTATTAATTCTCGTTGAACTGCTCCATTAACTTGTGAATAAAATAATGAACTCATCTAGATGTATTTACTTTTTGTATCTGTGCTTCTAAATTAGAAACATCTGGTATTCTTAATAACGTATTTTGTGGAACAATTAAAGATCCTTTACCTAATCCATTTGCTGCAGCAATTACCCACCATAATGTAACATCGCCATATAAATCAAATGCCAATAAGTCTAGACGTTCTATAGTTGTTGTTTGAATATATGTATCATTTGGCGATAATTGAATGTTCGGTAAGATAATGGTAGATCTTCGTTGTTTACCATTTGCATTTTTTATAATTTTAGATTCAGCATATCGATTCATAATATATCTTATTTAATTATTTTATTTATTTTAGTTACAAAATAAACGGAATATTTGCTATTTGTTGTGCAGTTTCCGTTGGGGTCGTAGATAATTCTCCAACATTTGTTGTTTTAGTTTTATTTTGACGACTTTCTTCTAACCAACGTTTCAATGTTACTGATTCATCATTTGTTCCAAAATCACTTAACCAATTATCCCCACCTTCAATTGGCGTACCAGTTTGACCATCAAATGTTTTAGCCAATGAATAGAATTTACCATGTTTTTGTGGTAGCCAATCTGTCAATACATTTAGTCCCATTTGCACGGTAACTTTATGCGGAACTTCCATCATGGTGGGGTCTCCTTCTATATTAATTTCCCATGTTGTGTCGGCATCTGTTAATGTATATGATAATGAAGAAATAATTACAGGCTGTTGTACAAATAAATCTCCAATTGTCATACGCAACCATGGTGATTTCATTGCAATGGTATTAACACTATATTCTGGAGTCGTGTACCCTGCAAGTGCATTAAGTTTTCGCCAAATTGGCTTTACTTCATCACGCGAAGTTGCATACACCGTAAAATTAATTTGAAGCTCACGCGAATATCCTGTATAAATATAATTGGGGTCTGCTCGTCCTATCATTTGTGCTTCCGTCCATGACGGCGAATGCGTATCCGATAATGAATCAATTGTTGCACGGAATACGATAATATCATCTTTATCGGCAGTATTACCAGCATGTAATTTTGGACCAGTAAAATAAAATTTTATAAAATCTTTTGTTAGGTCTGTTGCTGAAATAAAACTATTGAATTTATCCCATTTTTGATTTCCAGCATTCCATTGTGGTCTCCAAACATATACGCTTTTTAATTTGCGTTGACCAAAATCAATTACGTTAATTTTATCACCTAAAAATTCGGTAGCTCGTTCTAATGGATTTGCAGTTGGAACCCATTTACCATCTTTTGGAGTAGGTCCGATTACCCAACGGGTTGCAACATTTGATCGTATGGAAAAATCTCGTCGAAGTGCATTTGGATTTCCTTGATCTCCCCAACCATATATTGATTCAATGTTAAATACGGTATAAGCGCCCCCAGGTAATATCGAAGCGGCTGCATATGCAATACTATTTGCAACGCCTCGGGCATCTAAATTAAAAGCTCCGCGGGCTGCTGCCGATGCTCCATCTAATCTTACTGTGTCGACATCGAATATATTGCCGGAATATCGAAATGATCTAAAATCTTTATATTTTGATAATGTCCAATTTTCAATGTCATCGATTCTATATATAGGCATTGCAACATATGGCTGACCCATATTTTCGTCACCGCCGGCTAACATGTATGCTGTTGTTTCTAATGGAATTGGAATTTTTGAAATTAATGGTTGAACAAATTGCTGGGTTAATGGATTTCCAATACCAGATGCAACACCCGAGATTGCATTTTTTCCTATAGTTAGCCATGTAGCACCTTTAGCTACATTTCCTCGGTTCTGCAATAGGCTGTATCTAGATGGGTATGTTGCACCAGCTGGATTTGTTAGCAATCGAAAATCATTTTCATTTACATTGGCATTGAGATTAACCACAGGAAATATAGTATTAGCATATAACAATTGTTCGGAGGCCGTTTTTATAATAGATTGGTCCGGAAATGTAGTATTGCCATATGGATTATTTATATTGTATTGTGTTGGCATTGTGTTCCTTATGCTATATTACCTAAATTGTTCATAGCTTGACCTTTTCTAATTTGCAATCTAGATGCAATTTTATCTCCATCAAATACGTTGGTTACTTGAAACGACATTCCTTGTAATGCGGTAGCTACTGCAGATGCAATTACTCCTGCATCTACACCGCCGCCGGTAGCTCCTCGTATATTTGGTGCTGCTAAAACATCATCTCTACCATCCAATGTAAATGATCCGAATGGTCCGGATACTACGGTATTAGCTCCGCCGGCGGGAATAAATAAATCTTGTTTTTTCGTATTTCCTAATGCTTCATCATAACCGTCTTTATCGCTGCCGGCCTTAAGTACATCATAGATTGCAGTAAATGATTTAACTACACTACCGGCGCCATATAAATACTTCATCATATTGCTACTACCTATAGCCGTAACCAACTTTTCTGAAGCGCCGAATAATTTATCGCTAATTGCTGTAGCATTAGCAGCCAAATCATTTACTTGTTTTTGATATGACTCTGCATTATAACCCGTTTTAGGGTCGAGTATCGCATCGGTAATTTGTTGTTGTGCCTTATCTTGTTGTTTTTCAAGTTCTGTTTGTTTAGATTCTAATGCAATTGCCGTCTCTTGCAATGTTAATTCTCTATCAGTTATGTTGTTTGCCGTTTTATAATCAGCTATTAATTTTTTGTTAAGTTCGAGACGTTCTGCTTCTTCAGCTTTTGTATCTTCAGTAACTTGATTATTTAATTGCATCTGAGAATACATTGCTAATAAATCTGCTTTTTGCATTCCTAATGCTTCAGCTGCCGATTGCAATAAGTATGGATTTTTTGCAAACTGTTCGCCGTTATTTTTAACAAAATTCGAAATTTCTTCAGTTATTGCTAATGCATCTCCTTCTAAACGAGCTTTTTGTATTGCAGCAATATTTAAGTTGTCCGCTCCAAGTATTTGAAGTTCAATTTCCTTACCAATTGCCGATTCAATATCTAACATCGAATCGCCAACAGTTAATACATCACTTAATGCTATACCTAATTTTTTAGTTTTAATTACAGCTTCTGCTAATTTTTCAGGCATACGACCAAAAGTTGCTGCAACTTCTGCATCAACGCCACCTAGGCCGTCAATTAAATCGGTATATACACCTTGATATTCAGATTCATATTTTTTTGCAATACTTAAAATAGCTGCTTCTGATTTTTGAAATCCATCAGCTGCAGTTTTACCCATCAATGCTTGGTTTTGGTAAAATTTATTAACAACGTCAGAAGCGATACCTAATTTATTTCTATATTGTTCCGTAGTTTTTGCTAATTTTCCGGTGAATGTATTTTCATTTTTGATACTAGCAATAAATGCAGCTCGCCCTGGTAATAATGAATTTAATTCTACTGCATAATCTTTTAACTTTTGAGCATTAACTCCGATTTTTTTTGCTAATGTATCAAATTGAAATCCGAGTTTAGCTGATGCGGCAGTTGAGGCGCTAAAGCCTTGACGTAATGCATCATTACGTTCTTCAAGTATATTTATCTTATCATATGCATCTTGAGCTTGTTTTGCTAAAAAACCAAATGCATTATCTCGTACTACATCTTGATAGCCTTTTGTATATCCTTTGAAAAGGTTATTTAATGCAGATGCTGCATTTTCAAATTCACCCATACCTAATCTAGGTTGCCGTTTTAGGCGTTTAATAAGATGTAATTGTTCATTTTGCATGATTGCCATTTTTATATAAATATCATAATGGCGATTTTACGACCTTTCGTTTTCTACGAGCGTCAGCCATTGATTGTTGTTGCGATTTGCGTTGCTCTTCTTCAGCTATCATTTTTTCAATTCTACGAATCCAATAGCGTCTTAAATAAACTGGCATAGTATACAAAGTATTCCAGTCCCATCGGCCAGCACCATACCATAACATGTTAAATAAAGAATCGTGAAATTTTACTCGATCTTGTGGTTTAAAACCAAAAAAAGTCTGCTCCAATCGGAAACCCGGAGATGAAGGTGCTCCCATCTTCACCTTCAAATTCATATCGCATAAGTAAATCTGGCATATTGTTTGCAATAAAATCTCGAAACTTTTTAGAATCTTTAGCAAAGAATTTATATCGAATAAATTCTTGAATCTCTGCTGTATTTCTTGATTCATTAACTTGCGTAATGCTTCGTTCTAAAAATTCTGATGTTTTTAAGTTAGTATCATCGCCCGCAGATAAAAATTTAAATTTTAGTTTAGTACCATCTGGTAATGCATAATCAAATTCTCCATTGTCATCTGATTGTAATTTAAATTCGCCTGAATCTAATTTTGATAAATCTACAACCCGTTTTAATTCATTACGCGTTTTTGGGTCTCGAACTACAACATCATATTCTTTACCATAACTTAAAATTCTTGCAGCAATGATTAATCCATTTTTATCTAAACGAGAAACCGTTGCATATTCTACGGGAGTTACAATCAAAGCTTCTAGCAATTTATCCAACACAACACCTTGTTCAAAATATGATGGATTTGTTAAAATATCTTCATCATATGCAGTCATATATCGCATTTCTATAGTACCACTCCGGAGCGGATGATCTTTAGGATATACCATTCCGCGACTTAGCAACGGAATTATTTCGCTAGGTATATTGTTGCGTTTTTCTTGTTCGTATCGACGTTTTGCAAGTTGAATTAAATCTTGATTTGTAACTCGATCTGTCATATTACTCATTTGTATTTCTCCTATAACTTAATTTATTATAAATATGTTCGAACATGAAAAATGGGGGCAAAAGCCCCCAAATCACATAGATATTAATATTGAAAGATTGCGTAATCGTATTTCAATGTTAACTGTACAGTCATTGCCTCTTCTGTTCCCCAATCCATATCACCAAATGTTGCTTCGTTGATAAATGTACCCTTCAATGTCCAGTTTTCAATCTTTTCACCTAATGAACTTAAAACATAAAATTGAACATCTCGTTTGTAGTCTGCAGAATATCCATCTCGACCTGTTAATGATTCGTGATGCAAACGAACCCAATCCATAACTGCTTGAGCGCCAACTTTTTCAATTGGATCATACAAAGTTATTGTTATATCATTCCATCTAGATTTTCCTTTAACTTTTCGGTCAATGTTAATGTGATCTAATACAATCTCACCATTTGTTATGCCCGGACGAGCTGAAGCTTTTACGACGTATGATGGGATATTTGTACCAGCTAATTGCATAATAAATCGATTAGCATATTTCGGTTCCCAAGAAAACGCACTACCAAATAAATCGTTTTGACTAATACTAGGTAAAGTTGGTGTTAATGCCATTTTATTTTCCTTTGATTTGTTTTATATAAATATCAGCAAAGTAAAAAAGGTAGAACCGAAGTCCTACCTTTCTTTTAAGTTAGTTTAAACTATTCCGGGAAAGCTGCGCCCGTAGGTTGAATATTGAAATCCAATATAATGAATTCAGCCGTTCTAGTTGGTTGAAGAAGCAATTGACCGTATAAGATGTTTTGATCAACCAAATCCGGTGTATTATTTGATTCATCCATAATAACACGGAATGCATTTAATCCTTGACGATTTTTTACATCATCTAAATATGGATTAACGATACTTAAGAATCTTAATCGAGTTGCATCATTGTTTGGTTCAAATACCAAGTAACGAGTTGAAGATGCAATAAACTTCTTAACTTCAATCAATAATCGACGCACATTGACTCGGTCTAACGCACTTGGAGTTGATTGTAGAGTCTTTTGCCCCCAAATAACTACGCCCTCATTAGGGAAGTTTGCAATAGGATTAACGCGCGCTGCATATAATGTATCTCTATCTGATTGAGTCAATCTTTTATATGTATCTGTTACAGAACTTAATCCTCCGCGGTTTAAACCTGCCGGAGCATACCATGGAGCAGAAATTTGATCGGTAAATGCTAATACTCCTGGTACTACCGTTGATGGCGGAACCCATAATGGAGCATTAGTTGATGGATTTACAATACGCACCCATGGCCAATATGTTGACGTATAATTGCTATTGATTGTGGTAACTTGATTGGTAACCGTTGTAATATTATCAGTTAATGCATTCGAATCCATTACATAGAATGTATCTTGACGATTCTCAGCCAGTAAACGAGCTAATGATGTTACTGCAGAGTGAAGGCTATCAACGATACCCGGCGTAATCAATAAATTCATATCATAATAATCAGTATTTCCTAACAATGAAAATGCTTTATTATATGCAATTGTACCAGTGCTTGTTGAATTTGAACAATTGAAGCCGAATGTATTTGCTGCTGTAATATACTGCCCTGAATATTTTTTCAGGTTTGGCTTAGCTCCATCGAAACCACCTTGCATTGGAACAATAAATTTGCGCGTTGTTAATGCAATATTTGTTGCAAATGTTGATCCAGTTAATGCACCTTCTAATGAAGCAGAATATGGTGCGGTTGCTGTAGGAAACCCTGCTGCCCCATCTTGATTTACGCTACCTAAATAAAAATCAGCATTGCTTCCGGTGTTTGATCCCGAAGTTGGAGTTGCTGATAAATAATTCAAGTTATTAACATTGCTAAAGTTATATCCGAAATATGTATTTGAATTGAAACCCGTTGCGGATACTTGTGAACTAATCGTTGCTGTTGAAACTAAATTCAATGAACCGGAGGCCATAGGAATTGTTGATAATAATGCACGATAACCGAAAGGAATCAATGTTTTATCATTTGTTCTATTTGCAACACCATCAGATACTTCTACTCGAATATAATTTGATTGATTTGGATAATCTCCATATACTGTTAATACGCCATCATTATCTACGGTTTGATAACGATCGCCAATCACTCTAGCAATATATCTAGATGAATTTGGATTTAAGTTAACATTAGTAAATGCTTCTACTGCTGGAGATAAATCAGTATCGGTACGTAATCCGTAAACTGAATTTGGAATATTTGTTGTATTTACTCGTCGTACTTCTACTGTAAACGTACCATAACCATTTGGATCAGCTACTTCTGTAGCAGTACGAATATCTTTAATACCTATCTTAACATCGTAGTTAACAGCAGTACCTTGTGATATTGAATGGAATCGCAATAAATCTTTTGCAATTGCGCCAACTTTTTGCGACGTAATCCATGGCGTTGCTGCGGTTTGAAAGTCTTGTACAAATTCATAATTTGAAAATTTGAAAAGCTCCATGGTTACATCACCTAAATTTGCAAATTGCGAATAGGCTGTTGGATTTTCATATTGCACATATACTGGATAATCAGTCGACTTTGGTGATTGACCAAATCGTTTTACAAGATAATCATTGCTTGTTGCAACAATTGATGACGAAATTGCAACAGCTTGAGATACTAAGAATGATCCATTAAATCCAATTGCCGAATCTGATGCAGCGGAGAATGAACCTGAAACTTTGATTGCAAATGAACCAGATCCACCATCTAGCAATACCGATTCATTAAATACATTGGTTGCTCCGTCAGTTGTTACTGCTTGTACTGGGTGTAATACGTGTGTTACAACTTGGGTTGAACCAGATTTTGCAATAATTGCTAAAGCGCCATTAGTTAATTTATATCCATCTTCATAAAGCAATCGTGTTACAGTAATTACATTTCCGCCATTTGCTAAATAGTTTTGAACTACATATGGTAAATATGAATCATCTGTATATGTTCCAAATACTTGTTGGAACTGAAAGAACGATGTGATTTGTGTTGGAACTAAAGCAGGTCCTTTTACTGTTGGTCCTATGATTGCTGCTCCAATTTGTGATATTCCTCCGGCGAGAAACGATTGATCTACTTCATTCGTAAATACCCCCGCAGAAATTAAATTTTGTGCCATTACATTACTCCTATGATTTTTTTATTATAAATATATTGTTATTTATTCAAACCTTCTTCTGAAGTGAATGTTCCGTCGGCAATATTTATTTGACCATCACCATATCGTTTGCGCATCTTGTCAAGTAATTCTGATTCTTGTTTACGCAATGATTCGAATGCTGCGAAACAACGTTGCTGTTCTTGTTTTAAAAATTCAACGCGTTGTTCTAATGCTAATTGTTCCATATGCAACGATCCCATTGTGTTTGAATTTGTAGCAAATTCATCTCGCAATGATTGAATTTCATCTAAATGTTCTTTATCTAATTTTCGAGTCATAATAACCTTTTCTTGATATTATAATGAAAATGTTTGAATTATCCAAGCATTTCGAGTTTACTTATGTCAACCGGATCCGCCTTCATTGTATAATTATAGATGTTGCTGTTACTCCCGCAATGTTGGTAATGTTTTCTACTGGTACACCTGATTTATTTGCCATGTTATATTTCTGTCCAATCATTAGATGGTCTAAATTTCATAATCCATTCATCTGCTCCGCCACTATTCCAATAACAGTGTCCTACAATTCTAACATATCCTGATGCAGGTACGGTCGTGTCCATTGTGGTTCCAGAACCTGATTTGATGTATATTGGAAGGCCGTAACCTGCACTATCGACTATAGGATATGACCCTCCAATCGTTGACACTACTACATCACCTTCTATTATAACAGAACCAGTTTGTGAAAATATGTTTTTAGCTATTCCTAGCATTTTTGTTGAAGAGTCTGTAGTTTGATCTACTTGATACCATTGACCGTCTGTGTTTAAATAAACCAAATCATTATCGACAACATTTACATCAAAATACGACTCCCCTAGAATTTGTCCAGCATAGTTGTTAAATCCAAACAAAGTGACTCGCGTAGCTTCACTAACGTTTTGTTGATTGTACAAATATGTTTCATATGTTCCCGAAAAACCTCCCCAACCCAATGCATCTACACCAGCTGCATTTAATAATGTTCTATTTCCAAAATCTATACTAGCGCTAGCACCCTGGAATGGTGATCCATATAATTTGCGTTCATAGTTTATATCATCTACTTTGATAGCATCATATGGACCTACGTCAGGAGTAAATGGTGGAAAACCTGGAATTAAATCTCCTCGTACAATGAATGACCCAGATTCTATAATTACACCTGATTGCCAATTAAGTACCGGGTATTCACTACCGTTTTTAAGTTGTCGAGTACCCCAATCTATAGAAGTTCTAATTCCGGTAGAATCGACAGTCCATCGATTTTGCCAATTTACTGAATCATTCGAACCCGTATCTCGTAATAATCCATCGCCCCAATCAACTGTGTAATCGCTGGAGCCGTTGTCAAATTTGAGTTGTCGGGTATTCCAATCAACGGATTGCGATGCATTTGCATCATACATGCTTCGTAAAACACCCCACCGTACTGAAAAATTTCCATCGGAATCAAACAATGTTCTGCTATCCCAATTCACAGAATCTTCAGTACTACCAGGCATAGGACCAGAACCAATCAATATTTTATTGGTACCATCGATGCTGTCTAAAACACTAAATGATCCAGTTACTCCCAATGAGCCGCTAATTTGCGCATCACCGGTAAATGGAAATGGGTTTCCGCCGGGCGCCCATGATGCCGATGTTGCAAACGATGCGGTGCCTGTGAATGTTGCGTTTTGCCAATCTAATATAATATTGCCATTGTTATCTGTTAACTGCCGCGAATTCCAATCAACGGCAATTTCATCAGCAGTTGGTATTGGTCCAGGGCCATAAAGATATCTATTTTCCCAATCTACATAAGTTACCCCTGACGAATTTGCTAAAGTGCGTTGTTCCCAATCAACACTTGGAGTTGCTGCACCATCGGACAATGTTCTACCATCAGCATCAATGCTGCTAGTACCCATTACATCGTATATGGTTCTAGAAAAATCACTAATTGATATAGCAGGAACATAATTTGCTCCATCAAATGTTTGTGTACTAAATGAACCAGTTACTCCTAATGAGCCTGTAATCTCCGCACTTCCGGAGTATGGAAATGCAGGTGTACTTGGAGCATATGACGCAGATAAAGCTTGTGTTGCGTATGATGCAGTACCTAATAAACTTCCAGTTATGCTTGGAGCATACAATGAATTTAACGTGGCATCAGAGCCAGACGTTATGATCTTTTTCCATGACGGCATATCGTTTTCCTTTTGTGCTGCGGTTGGTTACATACACTTATGCCGTGCGTGTGCCCACTTCCTTGCGGCCTACAACATTTATAATAAATATCATTGTTTTAGATATTGTTCTTGCAATTTCAATATGATATTGTAGAATGTTTCTACTTGTTCTCCACGAATAGACACATCTTTAAGCAGCATCAACAAAAATTCAATTTCTTGTTTTGATAATTGTGATGCTGTTTGTGTTTCTGCTTTTGATTTTAATTTGTCAATTATGCTCATAACTTTTTTAAGAATAAATGTAAATATCTCCACTCAATGTATCAACATGAATTGTTCCATATCCATTGCCTGAGCCACCATATATTGGAGCCGGAGATGGTGCGGCTGTGCTTGTTTCTACTGCTCCTGCATATACCGACGGGGTGAATGAATTGCCCGTGGCATCGAATGATGAAGTAAAGCCCCATCGCGTAGTACCAGAATCATATCCATACAATTCACCAATGTTTTGAGTACCTTGTTGTACAACAATACCACCATCTCCTGCAGTATTAGATCCAGATGCAAACAATACAAACCGATCTGCAACAAGCAAGTTTGCAGTGTTTTGAAATGATGCAGTACCTAATACAACCAAATTACCCGTCAATGTTAATCCAACAAACGAAGGAGAATCTGTTGTTTCTAATCCTAAATCGATTGTCGACCCAGCTACGCCATTTGTTGTTAATAAAGCCTGACCCTGTCCTGGGCTAGATAACACTGATGCAGATACTACTGTACTACCTGCTAATATTTGTGTTTGAGTTACGCTACCACCTAATGATGTTGCATTACCTGCAATTGTTATAGATGAATTTGCTAAACTACCATTTGGAATACTACCTAATGTAAATGTAATCGTATCTGAACCGGCATTTCCTGAAATATCTAATCCTGCGCCAGACGAAGATGCAAATGTTAATGTATCTACTGCACTATCTGCTAATACATTCGTGCCGTTAATAGACATCGTAGCAAATGTATTTTGTGCAGTTATTGATGTTAAATAACCAGCATCATTATTTAATTGAGAAATATTACTTCCCGATACTACTACTTTTTTCCAAGTTGCCATTGTTATGTTCCTATTTTATATAAATATAAGCATCAATCTAAACCTACAAAAAAAGATGCAGATGTAAAATAAATTGCACCGTTGGGTGCTGTTCCTGCAGGATCTAAACTTTGTGTTGCTACTACTATAGTGCCACTTTGTGATACTGTTAATACGGGTTGATTGTTAAAATTTTTAATTAAAAATATATCATTAACATCACTTTTAATTTCTAAAGAGCCTGTAATTACAGCACTACCTGAGAACGGAAACAACGCTCCGCCGCCACCGTTAAGTGCAAATGAAGCTGTCACTGCATAACTTGAAGATATATTATACAACGAACCGGTTTGTAATTGTCCGGGTCTAAATTGTCGTGCCATTATGCCCACCTCCCTTTAACAATTATAACATCTTGTGCAGTTAATGTATATCCTAATTCTGCAGTATCAAATACAATTGTTTGCGTATTAATGCCACTTGGCGTCCATGTATATACTACTTTATCAATATATTGACCGTTAATAAATACATCAAATTCATTTTTAGTTGCATATTGTAATGATACCGGATTAATTGCCGGTATTCCGGATATCGTAACTGTTGTTGCGTTAGAATAAGTTGCAATTTTTTCCGTTATATTAATTAGATATGCCAATGTAGCAGCATCAATTGTAGCACTGCCACCCGCATTAGGAACAACAATTTGTCCACCTTGTTGAATGTAATTTTGTGCTTGAATTATTTGATTTGATATTTGTGTTGTATTAAATATATCATCGTCGACTGATACGCCAAAGGTAATTTTTTTTGGAGAAAACATTTTTTGAATAGTAGAGCGACGGGCTTCTTGTCCTGATAACAATGTTCCTAATACTGTTAATGGTACGGTTGTTCTAACCAACCTATCTTCCCCAACGGTATTTACAGTTTCAAATGCAAATGCACCAATTGTAGTAGTATAACGATTTTGTTCGTTACCCCAAGCAAATCTACTATATGGAAATATTTGATCCACTAATTCATTCATCTGTGTCGTAAAATCGCACCACATCATCATTTCATATTCTACTGTAACATATTTTGGTATATCTACTAAATATAATTTATCAGACGGCTTTGGTTGATTTAATGGCACAGGAAACATTACATCTTCATATCGATTGCGTTCATTATACGTAGATTTATATACTCGTAAATTTTGTCCTTGTGGTCGATTAGCATCAAACCCTTTAACTGAATCTCGTTCTGTTACATTGCTTCGTTTTAAAACAATTATTGGAGATTGTAACATTCCTTTTTCATCGCGCATATAACCTAATCTACGTACATTATCCCATTTTTCGCCTGCTGCAAAAATTACCGGTACTGGAATTGTTTGATCTTTATCTGTTATTTGCGGTTGTATTTCATTTTCAATAAACCATTTAATTGCATAATCAATGTCATATATGGTTCGTTTTGGAGTACGAATAATGTCATCATCTCGACGAGTTTGTAATGATCTATTCAGTGTCAAATCATTACCAATTCCTTCTGTTCTATTAGGATTTGGTTTATTTGTTTTTCGATCAATATCTTTTCTATTCAATCTAGGCATTAAAATCCTTTAAATGCAGGAGAATTATTATTGCCCCCTCGTCGTAAATTTGCAATACTTTGTGGTGTTTGTCGGGTTGCATGTGCATTGCATAAAATGGAAACGCTATATCCAAATCCATTACCATTTGGCCAAGTATCTGGATTTTTTCCTACAAAATATTGATTTGCATCTACATTATCTAGTTCATAGTATTCATTATCCCAAAATACGATATCGCCAACTTCTGGATAAAATGCAGCTCGTTCTAGCAAATCGCGCGATATTGCAAACTGTGCCGTACGTGTATAATTATGTCCATAATCATCCATGTTAGATGTTTTATCATCTTTAGTTATTAAGCACGGAATTAAAATAGAATTATAATATGTTTTTGCTTCCGATTCTCCGTATAAATTTGAATTGCTACGTTCAACAATCATTTTGAAGAATTCAATTTCAGTATCAATAATCGCATTAATCAATTCAGCGTTTACTGCTGCTAAAAATCTTGCATCTCTTTGACTTCCAAATAATGCCATGATTACTATCCTATATATATTAATAATGGCACTTTAGATAACATTTCATGCATCTGAGTTGCTTCTGCATTTTGACGTGTCATCATTTGTTCTTTTGTCAATTTATCTAAAAACTCTCTAAGTTGAGTTATTAATGCTTCTTTTTCTGTTTGGCCTTGTGATACTAAATCCGAACCGTTGAGTGTTACTTCGCCATTAGGAATTGGTACGCTACTGTATTTATTGCGAATATATCCTAACATTTCTTTAGCTAACGCAATTCCGTATTTAATAATCCACGCACGGCCCATATCATTAATGTTACTGTAGTTTTGATATGTATATGGTATATTTGATGCGTCCGTTATAACATTGTTTACAAGTGCTGTATTGCCGAATAAAAGTGCTTCATTGTTTTTATCATCATCAAATATAAAATCAACATATACATTTTTAAAATATGGTGTTGCAGAACTAGACCCGCTCGGCGCTACCGGTACAGGCCATAATGTTATTTCATCTCCATGTATTTCAAATGAATAACTAGATTTACGTACCTGATCATTAAATTCAATTGCTTGTAATCTAAATAAATCTGCATTAATTGGCATCATCATAAATGATACTGATGGAGAAAAACCTCCAAAATCAAATGCATCTAATAATTGTTGCGACCCTAAACCAGTTCCGACAAATGGATCAAAATATCTTACAATTGCAGGTGGTGCATTATGAAGCACCCGTTTTATTTCTACTGAGCTAGTTTGTACAATTATACCTAATGATGCCGAAATTGCATCTTTGATATTATATGTTTGTTGGCCAGGGATAACATCAATTCTAAACTGTTTCCAATCTATGTTACCGCCACTATTAGCTTCAGTACCATATGCTTTTGAAAGCTTTGTAATATATCCAAATGAATTTCCAACAAGTGCTCCAGTTAAACTAGAACCACTTAAAAATGCAGATGCTGTTTGTACACCTAATGTGTTGATCAAATTGTTAACAATATTAACTTGATTAACTTGATTTGAATATTCGATAATTGCAGCTTCAAATGCAGTATAAAAATTAAGTGCTTGCATTTCAACATCCATTATTGGATATCCTAAGTGTTGAGCTGCCGCGGATGCAAATTTATCCGCATGTTGTTGAAATAGTGGATCGTAATCAAAAAAGCCCCATGGCGTTTCTCCGGGTGCAAATGATGAACTTCCTGGCCATATTGGACGATTTTCTGAATAATCCATTGATATATTCCTTTTTCATATAAATATCAATACGTTTCATTTAGAAGTTTTAAAATTTCATTTAATGATTCGTGTCGATGATTATCTAATAATATTATTTCATTAACATACTGTGATTTTGTTAATTTAGGTACTTCGTGCACAGCTGAATCATTTGAGAATTTTAAATCTATTTGATAACGATCTCCCGTTAATATCATGATACTATCTTTACCTAAACGAGATACAACCATTTGAAGTTGTTGTTTAGTTAAATTTTGGAATTCATCTACGATACAAACAGCATGATCGAAAGTCCGACCTCGGAAATGTGCTAAAGAAACTAATTCAATGTGTTCTTCTCGTTCCAATTTATCTAATATATCCGGTTTATTATAAACTTTACGCATATTGCTACGTAAAGGAACTAACCATGGATCCATTTTTTCTGCTAAAGACCCGGGAAGAAATCCGTTATCTTCATTTGATACTGTAGGCCGTGTTATGATAATTTTATTTATTTTTCTTTTAAAAAACATATCCAATGCAACTTGAACTGCTAACAATGTTTTACCAGATCCAGCTTTACCTAAAATAAAATTAAATGGTGTTTCTATAATTTTTGATTTGGCTCGTTTTTGTTCTTGAGACAATGTTATTGAAAATTTAATGTCATTTTTTGGTGGAGTTTTTTCTCGATTTTGCGTAGTCATAACTAACCTTTTTTCGTTAAAATAATTTTGTAAGTGTTGATTCGCGAAGTGTCATATCTTTCAACGTCTCAATTTTACCTAAACAAGCTTGGCGTAACGCTTTATAAGTTTCTCTTGGAGCATATGGTGTCATTACTTTAATTGTAATTAATTCTTTGTCTTTACCAAGATCTTGTTCAATATGAACCATTAAAACTAAACTTATTGCACGAATTCTATCTAACACATCTACTAATCTACCATTATAGCGTATAATAGTTTGCATTGAATATTTGTTATATGATACTGCCATAATCTTTTAATATAAATATACAACCAGTAAAAAAGGGTGACCGAAGCCACCCTTTCTCTTTTAATTAGTTAATTCGTTAAATATAAAGCTAATCGAAGTTAACTATTAAAGCGTGTTAAGACCGTGAACGTATACTTTTCCGTAGAATTCAGGACGAACTACTTTCTTCGCATAACGTGTCATAACACCTTTACGTGGAGTGAAGTTTACTGGATCATATACAAGCGGAGTCATAATCAACGGAATATATGGGCTAAATACAGCACCTGTTTCAAGGAACTGTGCACCACGGAATCCCATAAGGATTACATTCTCTAACATGTATGGGTTTTTGTATACTGTATAACGGTTATTGATGCTACCAATTTTTTGAACACCTGCAGCAAATTCCATTTTGTTACCATCTGTCTCAGCAGCAAATCCTGGGATAGACTCAAGGATAGTTGCAACTGCAGGAGATGTTACTAAGAAATTAGCACCACCACGTAATGTTTTTTGGTGAATCTTATTAGATACTTTTTGAAGTTTGGTACCTAAAGTTTGGAACCATCCACCTTGGGTGTTGTAATATCCATCACCAACCGCAGTAGCTGCACCAGCACCAGATTGAGTAAATCCAGAACCGTTCCAGAAGTTGTTGTTTAATGCTGACCAATACTCAGTTGTTGGAGCTGCTGAAATCAACATATCAAGGATTTCAAGATCGATTTCCATTGATACATATTCAGACAACATTGAAGTTAATTCAGCTTCAGCATCAATTGAATGGTATGCATTTAAATCTTGAGCAAATTCAGGAGTCCATACTGCTTTCAACTTACGAGTCTTAGCAACAATTGGCTCAGATTGCATTTCAAGGTTGATTTCTGGTATATCAATATCAACACCAGTGTTAATACCTGTATTAGCAGAAGATCCTTTGAATGGATTTTTGTCTTCAAAATCACCACGCGTGATATCGGTAGGTTGTTTGCTATAATTTAATTTGAAATTTCCAGCACCGATTGATGAAGAAATTGCAGCTGCTTGAGTTGTTGTTACAATAAATGATGCAGTGTAATTGCTAGTAATAGTTGAAAATGCTTGTACCGGGATAATTTCAGTCTCTCCAGATCCAGAAGCAAATGTCCAAGAACGTACTGCATATAAATCAGCATCAGTAGGTACATTGACAGTTACGGTTTTGTAACTTGATAATGCTGTTGTAAAATTACCATCATAATTAACAGATGCTGAAGTAGCATTAGTTGAACTCGTTTCTGCAGTTACAGCGGTAGTTGTATAAGGAATTGAATATCCAAAACGACCAGCACCATAAAGACCGCCAGCTGCATCACTACCAGTTGTAGTAACACCAAACATTGAGTCTAATGCATTAGGATTTCCAAATGGATCTCCGGTACGATTTAAATTATCATCATCAAATCCCGGTACAGCTGTACCATATTTGAAGTCAAGATAGAAAATAAGACCTGATGGCAAATTCATTGGTTGAACTGAAACGAATTCTTTTGCTGCAAATTCAGCAAAAATACGACGTACCAATGGAAGTGCTACACCTGCCCACTCTTCTGATCCTTGTGCAGTTCCAGTTGCAGATGATTCTTTTACTAATTGACGTGCTTGGTTTTCAAGCAATTGTGCCATTCCGGCACGTTCGGTTTCGCCACGAAGACCTTCTAAAAGTCCCGTTCTTTCCCATTTCGTTACCAACGCTTTTGCATTGTTTCGTTGAACGAAATCATTTGTTTGTAATAAGTTTGAAATACTCATCGTTTTCCTTTTGTTTGTTTTTTTTTTGTTTTACAATAATCCAGCTAATTTTTTCCATCTGTTAGCTAATTCAAAGCCTTCAGATAAAACTTGGGTTGTTTCTACTCTTGGCGCCGTAGTTGTAATTGGTTTAGAAGCATATGATTCTTTAACTACTCGTTTCTTTGTTGGTCTTTTAAAACTTTCAGCCAATGTAGCAAAAACTAATTTTGCCTCTCTTGTATTGCCAGCTCTGTCAAAATTTTCAATTACTTTCATTTTTTGAGGTTCTGACAATTCAAAATTGCGGAATAACTTGTTTGTGTAAAGAAGTTTAGCATTAAGCAAGTTTACTTCATTGATAACAGTTTGAAGATGTTTAACTGTGCGATATGCTTCTGTAAGTTCTTCATTTTTTGCATCCAATTCCATTTCCATTGCTTCCATTGGCGTTTGTTTTTTAGACGCCATCATATCTTCTTCATCCTCTTCACGAAGAATAGCTTCAATGATTTCATCAATTGACTCAGAAGTCATATCATCTTCTGCATCATAGCCTTCCGCAGTCATATCATCTTCTGCATCATAGCCTTCCGCAGTCATTTCGTCTGATCCTAGATCGCCCGTAGTCATTTGGTCTGATTCTAGATCGCCTTCTAATTCACGAATGATTGATTCGATATTTAAATCGCCGTCATACATTCCTTCATTGTACTCGGCAGTCATTTCTTCGTCACTCGGTACTTCTTCTTCTGCAGTATCTGCAACTTCACCACCACCTTGTGAATAAATGTCGAATTCATCAAATTCACCATCACCATCAACATCAATTGATAAATCACCAACATCATTTCCACCCGGAAGTGTTTCTGCTGCAGCAGCAGCATTCATGTCCTCACCAGCTTCTTTTCCGCCAGTCATGTCCATGTCTTCTTCGCCTTCGATCTCGTTTGTTAACTTAGTTGATAACATTCTTTCTAATCTAGGTGCGAAGGCTTCTTGTAAAGCAATTTTTGCGTTTGCTAAAGCAGTTTCTTTAACAGCTTTTGCGTCAGCAATTGCTTCTTTTAGCAAGTCTGATTTTGCCATCGTTTCTCCTTAAATTTTGTTTTTTGGAAATAAGATTATTTGAAATCTTAATAGAATATAAATAATAAGTATAAACGCTATATAAAGATGAATAGCGTATTCTAAAATAAATATAGCACCGTTTGAAAAACCAGTAAAAAAGCCCTAACTTTTTTTGTTAGGGCCTACTTTTTTTGTTAAAAGAATTAAAATGAATTTAAATCTTTAATTCGTTGAATGAATGCAGCTCGTTTTTTCTGTGCTCGTTTTTCAACACACGGTTTTATAAATTCTTTGCGTTGTTTAACTGCTTCTAAAACTCCTGCCGATTTTACTTTACGTTTCCAGGTTCTTAAAGCAAACCCTAAATCTTGATTTACTACGTTAACTGCCGTTGCATTACCTGGTAAAATGCTTTGATGTTGTTTTTGGTGTTTATTCATGTATAACTATTTTTAAATTTTTCTAGATGGTTTAGAATTTCTTACATTAAATCTAAAATGTTTTAATTCTGGTTTTTGTGCTAAATATCCTTGAAGTTTTTGAGATTCTAAAGCAGGATCTTGTCCTAAACGAAAATAAAAATAACCAATTTTCTTATTTGGAGAAATTATTTTTTTAATTATAGTAAAGCCTTTTCGTTTTGACCATTCTTGTATTTCTTGTGCAACTAATTCTGCAGTAGATGGATCTCGCAATACATATTCAATTCCGCCTCTATAATCTGTAATGTTATTAACTAGTTGTGCTTCGTCAATATCAATCTCTTTAATAGCCTTCTTACGTACGTTTCTGCGATTTTTTAAATAACGATCTGTTTTGGTATTTTTCTTTCCATCATTATCTATATCATCATCTTCATGCCCAACTGGATCTAAATCTTCAGTTGTCATACCCGGCTTAACTAATTTAACAGTCATTCCTTTTTTAGCCATTTCTTCTGCTTGTTTTGGATCTTCAGTTTCTATTTTACCAGCAGCTTCGGTTAAACCGAAAAAATCACGATATAATTTTTTTAATGAATTCATCATTCTTACCTTTAATATAATAAGTTTTTTTCAAACAACCAAATTATCCTACTTCGAAGTAACGATTCAAATGTTGTCCAATATTTTCATATGCAATTGCCATTCGATCTTGTGCTTCTTTTAAATCTCGTGCAGCTTGTTCAAAATCACGATAATCTTCATGCATTCGTTTGTTACCTTTTTTATGAGCAACATTTGCCATCCAATCATCACTTTCGGTCATAATTTTATCTGCACGATCTACAATTTGTTTAACACGTTCAACAATCTGCTCTAAGTCACCTTTACCATATACCCCATCACTCATTGCAGAAAAATTAGCAATCTCTTGAACGAATGCTTGTTTTTCTTCACGTGTCATTGGCTTAGGTTGATCTTGCAGCAATGTTTCTAAAATGAATTTTAAATTTGGTGTTTTCATTATATTATCCTACATTTTCCATCTTCACATAAAATTGATGTGATAATGTTATTTACTTTTGCGTATTTATTTGTTGTTATATTTTTATTTACTGATTCGTGCATGTGCGTAGGACGCATAAAAGCTCCATGGGTAGACGGATTAGATACAAAGTCCCAACATATCAATTCAAAATCTTCTTGGACTTCTACGGTGCCTTCATTACGTAATTCTTTAACTGACCCTAACCCTCGCGAGGAAATTCCCAATATAATTCCAGCTTTAAAAAGTTCCTTAAGAATTCTACCAGATGGCGTATCTAAAATTTGTACAGCTCCATGTAAATCATCACCTTTCCACCAAATTTTTAAAACATTATGAGAAACGTTATTTAAGTTTACTACTGATGATTCTGGATGATCTAATTCGCCTAATGCTCTATGTTGATCGATATATTCCATTTGATAACGTTGACATTCTCTTTCTAAAATACGTTTTGGATATATACGACCGTTTTGATTTTTAGCGCCTGCTCGTTGCAAAACTCCTTGAACAACAAAACCACCAGGTATTCCATATGCAGCACCCGATGATTCAGTTAATGAACCTATAGGTTTAAACGGAATATATTCTACTATCAGTTGTTTTGACATTTTATTCTCCTAATGCTCTTACTCGCTCCGATATTTTAATTAATCTTTCTGATATTTTATTTAGTGCGTTATCTACAGAAGGACCATAGCCGTTTCTAGCAACACCAGATTCGTTTTTTAATTGAGATGCATACTTTACTGTTTGTTCAATTGATTGAAGCTGTTTTGCAACTTCTTTAATTGTATGTTTAATTTTAGATTCGGGCGTTAATTTTGCATTGCCGGTAGCATATGAACGATATGATTCAATAAGTTGTTCATATTTAGAATCTAGCATTTCATCAATATTATGTTTGATTTTTTTAGTTTTGTCTTTTTTACTAGCAGTTCTCGGCGTACCTGTTAAATTTTTTGACGGGTATTCATAGTTTTTATGTTGCCAAATACCATCGTTTTCTGCAAAAGAAAATTTATCAGTATATTCTTCTTCATCCTCTGGTTTTTGATAAGAGCCTAATGTCCAATCAGCTGGTTTATTTACAGATTCATATGTTTTATTTTTATTTCGCCATTTTCCTGGTGCTGCAAATGCTGCAGGTATATTATATCCGGCAACTCCGCCGGTACCGGAAATTTCATCAATCTCTTGGCTTTTACAAATACATTGATCCATAGGACGATCACATGCATCACAATAATCTGCAGATTCTATCACAATGAATTTTTCTTCAATTTGTTTTAAAAACGATTTCATTAATGAATTCCTTTTAATTCTCTAATTAAATCAAAATAGCGCAACAATGAAAGTACATGAGATTCTTTAATCGATTTCATATTTTCTACAGTACATAACATTTCTGAAAGTTTTTTTACTTTAATTTTTGTAGCTTTATCTGATATTTGATTTGCCTGTTGTGTCAGATCTGATTTGATTTTAGGAATAATTTTTTCTACATATTCGCGTAATGCAACAGTATCATTAACATTTGTAATATACTTGTTCAACAATTGTTTTTGAGATTCATCTAATGTAGAAGAATATTTTGTATTAAATTTATCAACAAGTAATTTATATGTTAATAATCGAATGTCTTTTGTTTGAGATTTGAATACTTCGGTTAATGTATCTTTAACATGAGATTTTTTTGTAGGCATCATAACATGCTCAACAATTACACTCTTATATGCTGATATTTGTTTCGGATTATCCGTTTCAGCATGTTCAAAAATCATGTTAATTGATGCTAATGCCTTATAGTTCGAAATATGTATTTTGGCTAAATCGTCAAATACAAATTTTTCAGAAATTTCTTTAACTAAATTATATCGTTGTCGTTTTAATACAGACTGATTTAATTTATCGTGAGCAGCTTTTACTGTACGAATATAATCTAACGCGAGTGCTTCACTTTTAAATTGTTCTTTTATTAATGAATTATATAAATACAATTCTTTTGCTAATTCTGTATTTTTACCGAAATATTTTTTAATAATATCAACAGTAACAGTTTTATTTGATGATAACGTTTCTGAAGTTAATTTTCTAACTAACATTTCAAAAAGAATTCCGGTATTCTTATATTTTGAATGTTTTAATTTCTTCATGTTTATCCAATCATTTTTTTATTTTATATAAATATGTATCTTTTTATAAAATGTTGTTTTCATCTAACAATGTGTTTTTATCTGAATCATCTTGTGTTTGTTTTGGTTTTAATGATTCCGTAATTATAGACACGCCTTTATTTTTTATTTTTAAATGTTTTAATATGTCATGACCTTCTGCGGATACCGGACGATTGTTTCGATTCCATCTAGTATCCGGTTGAAATGTTGTTTGTTGATTTTGTGGATTGAATACTTGTTTTAATTCTTTTCTACCGGTAAGATCCCATCCAAATGCATTTTTATGTTGACCGGACTTAATTCCTTCTTTTGGCCTGCCGCCTTTATCTTTTTCTTCTACTTCACCCGATGACATATGAATTGATGCTAAATCATGAGGAGTTCCATATGACACTCCAGTAACTGCAGGATCATTGCCTTCTTGTTCAATTTGGTTTTGACGGAATCTTAATTTTAAATCTTCTACAACATCACTTCGTTCTTGAAGCCATTGTTCTTCGGACATATTAAATATGTATTCGTAAATGTATCTATCTGAAACTAGTTTTGAATCTTTCATAGCAGTTGCTAATGTCATTTTTTCAGTCATTAATGCAACTTTTTGTTGATCATATATGATTGATGGAGCCGTTAATTCCAATTGAAAACTAACCAAATCTTCACCTTCAAATCCTTGAGCATATAAATGTACAATTGCAATTTTAGTTAATTCAGAAATTGCAATTCTTTGAATTCGTTCGATTGTTCTAGCAAAACGAATATCCATTGCAGCTAATGTGGTTTTTCCCTCTACTCCTTCTTCATATCCTAAAAATGCTTTTGGAATTTTTAAAGCCGCCATCATTTTATCTTTAACATAATTAATGTCATCCATTCCGGTAAAAGTCATACCCGGTAATGTATCAATTGATGTTGTAGAGTTACCGCCGCGGACTGGTAAATAATAATCTTCTAACATATTGTTAAGATTAAATTTTAAATTGTAATTACCAGTTTGTTGATCGATATGTGGAATTTTTCTCATTTTATTAATAATCGTTTCCATAAATGAATCAACTTCATTTGGTGGAATGTTACCAATATCAATTTTAAATATACGTTTTTCTGGTGCACGCATAATACGATGAATTAACATCGCATCTTCCATCATCATTAATTTTTGAAATTCTTTACGAGCTCCTTCTAACATTGATCTGCCATATGGTAAAAAATTAGAATCTGATAACATTCGGAAATGTGCCATTTCAAAAACATCATACGTAATATTTGGACTACCAACGTGACGAAATTGAATTTTATATTCTCCCGTTGCTTCATCATATTCTTCAAATCGTTCTACTTCATATGCAGATAATGGTCGAACATTTAATACTCCAATCTCTTCTGCAATATCTAGTTTCAAAAAGAAATCCCCATATTTTACCATGTTTCGAATCCATGTCCATAAATTGAATTCTATATTTAAAACATCATAAAATAAATTATAAAGTATTTTTTGTACGTTTGATTTGTCTGTTTTGATCGTTAGGATATCTCCAAATTGATCAGCTAATGTTGATTCATCTGAATATATATCGAGTGCTGAACTAATAATAGGATCTCGGTCCATCATTTCATAGTCAGCATAAAGCTGCATACGATTTTGATGCATATAGTAGTTAGAATCATAACCACCCATACCTCCAACCATGTGCTTATTTGCACCATGCATTCTAGTATATCTATCTGCAACTTTGGTTTGATTTAAATTACCGACACCTTGTAGTCGGTTTGTATCTATTACTCGAAGTTTATCTTTACCATAAGCTCGAACAACCACATTCGTAGCAAATAGATTTTGTAAGCGTTTTCTTAGTGTCGGCATAATAATATCGTATTTAAATATAAATATAACTTGTTACAGAAGCCAGGTTAAATTTTCATTGTCGCGGCCATTGTTCCAGTGCCAACCATCTGCATTTGTTGATGGCTTACCCGTAAAAATAACTGATTCTGTTGTTTTTGTGAATTGAGAAAGTGTACGTTTGTGTAATTCAATTCCTTGTTGTCGCAGTTTAAGCGAAGTATCTCGTAACCATAATCCGATACAAAATGACATAACGAGGTCATCATTATAACCATTTTGTGATTGTGCTTTGCCATTTAACCAGATAAACACAAACAATTCTTGTATCAATCTTTTTGAACGAATTACGGGCGTTTGTTCTCGCATATACATTTCAAGTGCTGATATCATTAATGGACGCGTACGTGAGGTTGTTGATACTCCTGGAACCATTTGTGATTTATCCTTCATATCATAACCTTTTTTAAGTTGCACATCTACATCAACATATCCATCATCTTTATATGTATAAAATAAATTTTCATAGCTTCGGTCTAATGCGGGTTGAATTGCTGCCCAACCAATATTGGCATTTTCTATTGCTAGCAATGCGTTGTTCCATTCCGTTGCAACCGATACGAGCATATTGCCAAAATCTTTAGGAGGCAATTTACCTTTATATTCTGCAACCTGTGATACGCTTTCAACATCAATAACATGAAAAGTAGACCAGTCGGCGCCATCTCCTCGTGCAACGTCGGCTACTACTATGTAATTTTTTTCATAGTTAGGATATTCCCAAATCCAATATGCATTATCAAATCCTCTGCGTTCAATTGGCTCACTGCATTTATTTTCATAATCTAAAAGAATAGAACCATCTATTACAGTATGACCGGATGAAATAAAATCACAGTCACATTCTTGTGCTGCACTTCGTTCTCCTAGCAATTGAGTTTGTTCATCGCGCCATTGTTGATCTCGATCCGGATGTACGGTCCAATGCAATTTAATTGTGTGAAATCCGTTGATGTTTGATTCAGCATCTGCCCAAGTTTGATGAAACCAATTACCTACCCCATTAGGTGTAGATAATACAACCGCACCGCCACCTGTTGATAATGTTGCTTGCGATGCTACCCATATTTCTTCAATGTTTCGAATAAATGCAGCCTCATCAATAATTAACAACGATAATGCTTCTGAACGTGCGCCTGTGGTTGCAGATGAAACTGCTTTAATTTGCGAGCCATTTTTAAACTTCAACGAAAGTTTGTTGTCCGCTTCAATAGTTCCCTTCAACCAACTTGGTAAATTATCATGCATTACGCGCACTTTAGTTACCAAGTTTTTTGCTACTTCTTGAGTTGTTGCAATAACAAGAACATTGAAATCTTCTTTAAACAACATGCTCCATAAAGCAAAGCCGGCAGCTAACGTTGATATACCTAACTGACGAGATTTCAAAATTACATTGTATCGATTATCTCGCAATTCGGTTAATGTATTTTCCTGAAAATCGTAAAGATTAAACTTAATCTTACCTAATTTTGGATGTTGAATATAACAATATTGTCGCATAAAGAAAACAGGATCTTTAGCACACATTGTATACTGTTGTTGAATGATCTGTTTTATGTTTTGTGACATATTATTTTAATAGTTCATTAATTAGTATTCCAGAACCTAATGTTGTGAATATGCCTGCAGCAAACCATAATCCTTTTGAATCATACCACTTTGGTTTAAGATATCGTTCTCTGCGTATGTATAGATCTACGTTTTCTTGTAACAATTTGATTTGTTGATTTTTATATACAAGCTGTATAGAATCTAATTTAATCAGTGCAGATTGTTGCGTCGTTAATGTTTTAAATGTTTCAATCATTGCATTGTTAATTGAATCTGCTGCATATAATGAATCTAATGTATATGAAATATCAACAATTTCTTGTTGAGTAAAACATGTATCTGGTGTGGTTTGTGCAACAACAAATACCGGAAACAATAATGCTACTAATAATCGTTTCATGTTATTTTTTTGTTTTTCGTCCGCGACGGGTTTTGTTTAAAACGTTTTGTTTTGCTTGATCAACTGGCAATTCTGCGGGTTGAATATTTTCTTTTGCAGTTTGTAACGTTGCAATGTCTTGTTTAGTGTTTTGAATGTCTTGTTTAACTGCAATGCGTTGATCGTCAATTACTTCAGTTTTACCTTGAAGTACATCTATTTGTTGATTGTTGTCATCAATTTTTTTATCAATTTTTGAAACTTTCTTTTTGTTAAGTTTATCGTTTGCAAATATAATAGCAACGAGTGCTAAAATTGCTCCTACAATAGCAGCCCAATATTTTTTAATTGTTTTCATTGTGTTTTTCTTTTTTGTTTAATTTTTCTAAAAAATTTATTTTGAATTCTTCAAATTGTTTTTGAATAGTATTTTCAAATTCCTCTGGTGTCATTTTTTCTGACCAATGTTCAACTTGTCCATCTGAATTTGATACAAACTGTTGTACTTGCGTATATGTTTGTTTCAATAATTCGACATCTCGTTCTGCATCTCGCAACCACGCCATGGCATTTTCTCGAATTTTATTTTGTTCATATTCTTCAAATTTACCGGCTTTTTTTAATTCATGTTCCATTTCAATTACACAATCAAAACACATTCCATGAATTTTTCTCATCTTTTGATCTAAATGATGCGTGCCGATGCATGTACATACGTCCTTTCTACAATTTGGAAATGATTGCAATTCATCTCGCACGGTTTGAAATATTTCAGAATTTTTTGTTTTTCGAATTCTAAAACCATCACGTTGTTCTATGATATACACATTTCCGTGTAAATCAGTTTCTTCCCACGTATCTCCAATTTCTCGATGTTCAGATTGTTTTTTCTTAGATTTTGCATCAGAAAATCCAATTGTTTTTTTGGTTTGAAACTTATGAGTACCATCCAACATTTGTTGAACAGCTTTAACATTTTGTAACTTTTTTGACATAACTTGTTTTATTTTATTTAGAATCTTTTTTAGGATTCCCTTGTTGCAATTTTTTGAGTGCTAACGATTTCAACATCATGAAAAAATTCTTAAAGTCTTCTGGTTCAGAATCTTTTAATACATTATTAATTACTTTCGAAATCGTTTTAAGTCTTGCAATATTTCCTGTTTCTTTTTCTCGCAAATGATCAACAAATTTTTGAATAGCTAATGCTTCTTGTGCGGCTGGATCTAATTTTGTTTCGTCGTCTTTATCGGATGTCGGAGTATCTGCAGATGAGTCAGCATCGGCTGCTGGAGCTTCTGGTGCAGGTGGTGTTGCTCCCGCAGGAGGTGCAGGCGGTGGTGGTGTTGCTCCCGCATCGGGCGCCGGAGTATCAGCTGGTTGAGTTCCTGTTAAGTCGGGCGTGCCCGGAGCAGGTGTAGGTGCTTCAGGTGCCGGTGCTTCTTCTGGTGTTTCTTCTGGTGCAGCTGGTTCTGTTTGCTCTCGCAATATCTTTACAATTTTTCTTCGAACATATTCTCTTATTAAGATTTCTCGTTGTTCTCTAGTTAGATTTTCAATTTTATCTTGCAATACATCTTCAACATCTTTTTCTTCTGTATCTTGTCGTTTTTTAAGACGCTTTGCAGCTGTTTTTGGATCATAATCGCCGTTTTCTAAATCTTTATAAAGACGATCATCATCATTATATGTTGGATATAATTTACCATCGTCTTGCATTGTTTTATCTGTTTTACGTAAAACGTTGGTTTGTTTTTCGCCAGTCGATTTAGGATTTAATCCACCTTTTTTATCATCCAATGTATAATCCTTAAGATCTTTTCTATACGTTGGTTTTTTATTTTCTGGTTTTTTGTACTTGCTTTTATGTTTTTCAGCCATGAGTCTTTCCAATTTTAATATAAATATATCATCGTGCGTATTTCAATACTCCTAGTATCTGATTCACCGGAGCAAATGCACCTGTTAACTTATATGTATTTCCGCCATATGTAAATACTACACCTTCGGACGGCACAATTGCATCAAAACCACCCAATCGTTCAATACGCTTAAGTTCTAATTCTAGTTTTGCAACTGTCTGCGGATTAGGATTGTTTTGTAGTTCTCTTATAAGTTCAGCCATTTCTTGTTTAATTGTTTGAACTGTTTTTGATGGATTTGCTGCTAAGAAATTTTCTGCATTTTTTAATGCTACTGCGCCTAAACGTAAAAACAATGTTTCAAATGGTTCCATGTTTTGTTTGTAGTAACGTTTAAATTCATTTTTATCAAATTCTTGCACCCAATTTAAAAATTCTGCATTATCTATTTGTTTTTTAAGTGTGGTCATGCTTTCTGATTTATCGAAAAATGCCCAACGATAAATTAATGTGTTTAATATATTTTCTGGAATATCGTATCCCATTTTATTTGCTTGTGTTTTAATAACATCTGACCACCAAGCTCGATGATATTCAGTTAATCGATCAGTATCTTTTAAACCGTAACGATTTTGTAATTGTGCAACTTCATCAAAAAATGCTGCTTGTTGATCTTCAAAATTAGAAATTCTACCTATTTTAATTCGCTGTGGCGGAATGAATGAAAATGTTTTTTGAAGATGTGCATTAGCATCTTGGATAATGCCTTGCAAAGTACCACCACCTGTTAAATCTGTTTCTATTTGATTGCCTTGTTCATCATATTCTATTAAATTGTGAAATTGTAACACTGCAACTTCATATGAAATAACATTTTTCGTAGCTGGATAGATAATTTCCATGTTTGCAAATACTCGACCATTCTTAAAAATTTGATTGAGTTTATCTTGTGGTACACGACTAAATGCTTCAGCTAAATCTTCTGCAGCATTCCCAAATGCATCTGATATTGGTCCTCGGCCTCCAAACTTATCTTGTATTTGTTGAACTGACATTGGTGTAATAACAGTACCTTTATTTCGTGCAAATCCAATTTGTCCGTTTTTCCATGTAACTTGAATGTTTTGACCGTCGGTTTTTTCTGTCACTGCTTGTTCAATATCTAATCGGCCTTCTAAAGCACGAGATATAATTTCTTTGACATCGCTAAACGTTAACCCATGATCATCCCATGGATGTGCCATGTGTCCTGCTGCGCCACCTTCTTTAATTAATCGAATTCCTTCTGATAATGGCACTCCATAAACCGTTTTATCAAAATCTGCAAAGTCATATGTAAATGCTTTTCCGACGTGATTATCTAAAAATTTTCTTAATTTTTTAATTTTTGCTTGATGTTTTGCTGTTTGTTTTGGAGTAGGATATCCTTCAAATATTTGCATAACATCTTCTTGTAATTGTTTAGTCCACCACTCTTTGGTAAACAATGCTTCTTGTAAACCTGTTGCAATTTGCCACGCATTTTTTACTAGAGCATCTTTATATTGCGGATATGATGCACGGAATGTTTCATAATCGCGATCCGTAATAGCTTTGCGTACGATGGTTGCTGATATAGGTGTTCCGTCGGCATATGTTTCTGGATCTACATCGATACTTAATTCAGTTGCATCAACGCCCATAGGTATTTTGCGTCCTTTTTTATCACCAATAGTTGCATATTTGTCTACATTAGGAACAAATGCTTTTGCTCTAACATAATCATCGCCTTTTGTAGATGCAGCCATTGCATAACGACCTTTAGCATCTGATGGAAGTTCAAACAAATATTCGTACGCTGCCATGATTGGCGAATTGAATTCAGTGGGTTGAATTCGTATGTCCGGATTATCATTGAGCAAGTTAAACATTTCAATGCTTTGTTCTCGTGTAATTCCTTCTCTAGGTTGAGGTCCTATAAGTAATATTACTTGACCTACCTGAGGCGATTCTGCATAACGTTGTGCTAATGCTAAATGAGCTCCAGTTAATGGTTTAAATCCACCAGGAAATAAAACTGTTATTTTATCCATTATGTTCCGTTTTATATAAATATGTTATGATACAATACCACCAGGTGGTGGCAGTGTGGAACTTCCAACTGCTCGACTTGTTCGATATACAAATCCTTTCATGGCTAACATATCACCAATATTTCCGGTTCCGTTTCTACTTGTAATCATGTATATTCTAACATATCGACCTTGATAATTTGCAAAGGTTGACGATGTTGTAGTAAAAGTACGAGTGCCACCTTGGTATGTTGCAGTAACATTGATTGATGTGATTATTTGATCCGATCCAAATAATTGTTGCGGTGCGCTCCATGAATCATATCCAGTACTAGTACCAGTACTTCCTGATATACTAGCAGATTGAATATACCATTGACCTCGCAAATCGCCAGTAGTGCTAGTAGCTGCATTAAAATTATACATCAATGAAACTTGCATTCTAGTTTCACCTGGTAATACGAACGTTTCAAAGATTGAAGATGTTTGTGATCCCGTAGTAGATAAACTTCCGGTGTATGTAAATTCTGATCGATCGAAATAAACAACTCGTCCAACGTTTAATCCATCAACAAATTCACTGTTTGAATCAAATAGTACTTCTCCGCCTTGCACTGCAATAAAAGATGATGCAGTTACATTACCTTGTGCGGTTAAATGAAATCCACTTGACGAAATTTCAATGTTACCGTTAGCCCCACTAATAAACGTTGTTGCAGGATTTCCAAAAAAGAATTTATCCGTCCGAACATCGATTTCCGAATCGGCAGTTGAATATCTAAAATAGCTTGAAGTGTTTGCATAAAGTTCTAAACCAACACCACTGTATGCTCCGCCGCCTTTTGTTCCAGCACTTCCTGGTAAGGCTGAACCAGACCAAAGTAAAAATCCAGGAAATCCTGCTGTAAATCCTTCGTATCCTAACGATCTAACAAAGCCTGAATTTGGATATCCACTGATTGCTACACCACTATTTAATGAATCTGCCACATATAAAGATCCAGTAAGCATTGAATAATCGCCATCAATGTATCGGTTACCACCTTCCCAATCTTTATTATAAATGTATGATATTTGTTTGCTTTTAACGCCAGCTACATTGTAATATTCAACTTTAAATGAAATTTGATTATCAATTTTATGTGTAGTTTGAATAGGTGTTTTAAGTCTTGTATAATCTGGAGTATATCCTACATCATTATCTGTAACAACACGAATATCAGAAATTTGCCATTCGCCCGTTTCTACTACAAGTAATAATACTCCAGTACCGGTATAATCTGCTGTAAAACTAAATGTTTGATCGTCAAATCTTTGTGAATCGCCTACTGTATTAATTTCTCCTATTCGTTTTCCAAATTTAGTAGGAAATTGTTGATTGAAATAATCAGTTGGATCTTGATAAAAACTACTACCTGATACATAAATTGCCAGTTTAGGTTGCAAATTATTACTTGTAGCAACTTTAGTTCCTAATGCATCTAATGTAACTTTATATGAGGCATCTTGTTTAAATATTCCAGCAAATGAACCGTTAATTTGTGCTACTTGTACTGAACTACTATTTGCAATATTAATAGAACTAGATATTAACATTGCATTGCTTATCGATGCAGTTGTCCATTGTAACGTTGTTGGTGCAATTTCTATACCATTTTGATATGTATGTGCCGTCCAATATGTATCGATAATACTTTGCGATGTAAATATACCTATAGATTGATCGGGAAATAATGACGCAGTATTAGAAATAAATATTTCTGTTTCATCTAATTCTACATCATTAACTAGATCCCAGGTGCCTACAGTACCATTATTATTCGTAAATACTTTGATTCTAGAAACATCGCCAGTAGCTGGTTCTAATCCGGTTATTTGTATTAATGCAAATGATTGAGAATTTTCTGTTGGTACGTATGTTGGAGCTGCTTCATAATTTAATGAAAATGCCGAATTATCAAATTGAGTATATGTATGCGGAAATACACTTTGGCTGCTATATACTGTATAAACATCATCTAATAAGGCCAATGTTGGAGATAATATCTTTTTTATCGTAGATACATATGCCGTTGTAGATATAGTATAATTAGGATTAGGTGTAGGATTTTGTGGAGTAGAAACTGTTATTGTTCCTGTCGACATATCTCCCGTAAACGTTCCTCCTGTAATTTCGATTGCAGGTTGATTATTATATTCAAAATACCGTACTTGCCCCGTAGTATATGTTGGAAACTGCGTATTATTTGGATACGTACGATCTAATTGAACCCCAACTTGTTCTGAAACAGTTACAATTGGCAACGTTTCAAAAATTATTTCCGAATCGTTTGAGATATTAGGATTTACTGATATCGTACGTGTCCATTTTACATTAGCACGACCTTGCCATTCAACGGGTGTAGGTTGACCATTAATTACTGCAGCTTCTGCAATTAAAGTTACGGTACAATCGCCTGGAGAAGAATCTTCGTAAATATAAATTGCAATAACACGACCTTTGTCTTCATCTAAAAAATCTACTACTTCAGTATAAATTGGATTACCATTATAATCTAAAACTTCTAAATTTAATACGCCGCCAACTTTTAAGTTAGTAGGATTTCCTCGAAGTTTAAATAAATTCTTTCCTGCAGTTAATCGAAGCGGAAATTCGGATATCTGAAAATAATCTGGAGATGTAGCAGATGTATCTGTAAAATAAACATCAATAAATTCTAAACCTTTATAAACTGTTTCTTTACGTTTCATGAATTTGATACTTTATTATAAATATCAAACATGATTAATCTTGCTGAATCCGTTTGTTTTATTAACTTCAATCAAATTATCAACCATATCGCGCATCGAATCAACGTGTGAAATGATAATTGAAAAATCAAATTTAGTTCTAAAATAATCAAATAAGTTTACTACTGAAGAAATATGTTCTGCATCTAATGAACCCCACCCTTCATCAATTGCAATGAAATTGGGACGTGGTAATGCTGAAACATTGATAAGTGCAATGCGAATTGCTAATGACGAAATAAAACGTTCCATACCAGATGTTAATTCCAATGGCCAAAAATTATCTTCATCGTAAATAATATATCCGTTGATGTTTTTGCCATCGGTGTTTAATACCATGTTAAATTCAACAATTTGATTGAGTACATTATTGATTTCAGCTTCAATTTTTGGAATAGCTTTTGCAACTAATTCATATGGAATACCGTTACGTTTAACTGATTCTAAATAATATTCATATGCTTTGTATTCTGTTTCAAGTTGTCGATAACGTTCCAATTGTTCTATTGCAGTGCCTTTATTTGTACGTGCAACTTCAATTGAGCCAAACAATGATTTAATTTGATCTTGAATTATTTTGATTTGTTGAGAACAAGTTGCAATTTTAGTTTTACATTCTTCAATTTCAGCGTCAACTAGTTGATTGTGTGTGATTGCGGTTTCATTTTTACGGAATGATTCTTGACGTTCAATTGCGGTTTCTAATTCTGATTCTCGTGTTTGCAAATCACTTTCTAGGATTTGAAGTTGCAATTCATTGCGTTCCAATGTAATTTTTTTAGTTGCAATATTGGATTTCAATTTGTTGTATTGGTCTGCTATTTCAAATACAGGTTGTAATTTATTTAATTCTACGGTTGCAAATTCAATATGTTGTTGCAATTCCTCTAATATCGCTCTATCCGAATCAATTGTATTTTGAGCTTCGATTGCATTTTGCACGAAAACGTTAGATGTACAGTATTTGCAGTTTGGATCATATTCATGAGATTCGAGATGTTTAATTTTTTCTTGTTTTGCATTTACTTGTTCCTGTTGTTGTGTAAACTTTTGTGATTGTTTGTTTATGTTAGATTCTAATTTTTGATATTGTTCAATTTGTGTTTTTATTAAATCTGCATCAATATTAACTAATTTAGATTCTAATAAATCAATGTTTTCTGACAACGTTTCTAATTCTTGTTCTGCCGTTTCTATTTCCGTTTGGATTGATTCAATCTTATTAATTAGTACGCGTTCTTGTGATTGCAATTCTTTGATGTTTGGACCATCGTACGTTGTTGGTAATTTAGTTTCAATTAACTGTACAATTTGTTCTTGTAATCCGTTTCGCTGATCTTGTTGTTGATCTTCAAGTTGTTCTAACGAAATAATAGTATTTTGATTTTCCATTATTACTGCATCGGCTTGCACAATTATTTCGGCAAAGTCAGTTTTTTTATAATCTTTTAATCGGCCTGCAGTTTCTTTGATTTCATCTGCTGCAAGTTGATAAAGTTGTTCAAACACCGTAATATCTAAAAACTGCGACAATAAATCTTTGCGTTCTTTTTGTGACTTTTCAATAAAGTTATTGTTGTCCGCTTGCAAAGAAAATGCCGTTAAAATAAAATCATCATATGTGCCCAAATAGCGACGAATGTTTTTATTTGTTTCACTGCGTTCTTCGCCATTTAGATTTTCTGAATCAGTGTAAAAATCTACATCAACTTTAACGTGCGTATCTTTCTTTTTGTTTTGCGTGCCGCGCCGTTCAATGGTATATGTTATGCCATTCATTTCAAAACGAAATACACCACGGAACCACGTTTTTTTGTTATTTAAAACTTCGTTTGCTTTGCTTGTTTTGCTGCATTTATCAAATATAATATATGTAATTGCATCAAGTAAACTTGATTTGCCAGATGCATTTGTAGCAAAAAGTCCGCACACATCAGAAAGTTTGTCAAAGTTTAATGCGTTGCCTTCGCCATATGAAAACATGTTATCAAATTCAAATGATATAGGATGCCATGTAGTATGTCGTATTGATTCTACTGCTGGCAATTTTGAATTTATTGTGCGATTGATGTGTCTGATAGCATCAACTTCTTGCGGAGTAGCTTGTGGATAATTTGCGTCAATATATTCCGTCAATAACACATTTTGATATTCAACATCGCGCACATTTCCAATTGCCAAGCTAGAAGATGCATTGGTTGCTGCAGCTCCTATAGTTCGTTGAATTGTAATGTCTTCTACTTGATATTTTTTGCGAATCGTTGCAATCAACCGTTTCATATCTGCCGCGCTTGTTTCATTAAACTTGATGCGAATGCGTGGACGTTTCGGCATACGGTGAGGTGAAGATATAATTGCAGAGCCTTGAGTTTCTATAGTTACATAACCATAGTCATTTTCAATTTGCACAAAGTCTGCAGTACGTCGTTCCGTATCCCAAACCAAAATGCCATGATCTAATGCTTCGCCATGATTTTGTTGAATAAGTGAACCTGGATACGCAACGGTGCGTGCATCATCTAAAAACTGTGCCGGTTTATGAATATCTCCTAGCAACGTAATGTCATGTCCTTCAAACAAATCAACGCCTACGTGTTCATTTGATATTTGATAACCAATATCAGTACGAGCTGTATTTACTGCACCATGGTGTAATGCAATTTTATATGATGCCGAAAAATCTTTTGCACGAATGTATTCTGCGGGTGTTTTATCGACAGCCATATGATTCCAAGTTACGCCACCTAATTCAAACAATCCATTTTCTTTGATGAAATGAATATTAGGATTTTTAATCACATCGAGAACTGGACTAACTGCATCTACGCGATGCATATTGTTCAAATTCATATCGTGATTACCTAGAATAACAATTGTAGGAATTGTGAATTCATTGAAGAAATCAACAAGCATTTGAACTAATTCTGGCGACATATCTAATTTGCTATGCACAATATCGCCAGTTACAACCGCAATGCTGTTTGCAGTACAATTTGCTTTAATATAATCAAATAAATTTTTAAATACTTGACGATATTCGGTGTGTCGTTTCAATGTACGAATATGTACATCGGATATATGAAAGATTTTGTCAATCCGTTCAATACCAGTTTCAATTTTTTTTATGTCCATAACATGTCCATTTTGAGTGCCATTATGCCTTCAAATGTTAATATATCAGTATCGTTAATAATTTGTGTAATTTGTTCAAAACCTAATTCTGATGCATCTGCATCTTGCAATCGTACAAAATAAACATTTAAACCTTCTGCCATGAATCGTTCTGCAATTTGCACTGCATTGCGAAGTGCATCAGCATCCAAGCAAATATAGATATCTCGAACTCGTTTTTCAATGATTTTCTTTTGCAATGCCGGTTGAATGATTTTACCAAATAACGGTATTGCATTGCGTTTAATTGCAATTGCATCAAATGCTCCTTCACAAAGAACGATAGGTTGTGACCAATTTATAGTTAAATCAAATCCAATGATGTCTTTTGATATTTTAGGATTTTTGTGTTTTTGTTTGTCTGCTCGATAAAATGCTCGAGATACAAAATAATTTAATTGTCCTGCTTCATCATAACTAGGAATAATTATTTTTCCAGAATATTCACCTTGTTCGCAATATCCAATTCGATACTTTAAAATATCCAACATACCAACACCTCGTTGCTGCAAATAATGAATTGCATTGCGATAATCAGGTGTATTTTTTTTATTCCATAATGGAACATAATGTTCCGGCAAAGCCAATGTTACTGTTGATTTTGTTTCTGCAGTATTTCGATATCTAGCAGATTCAATTATTTTTGAAAGTTGTTCAAACCATTCTTTTGACAAGCCCATTTGCTTGAACAAACTGTTAATAGTTCGACCTTTCTTATCTGATATCCAACAATGCCATGGATTTTCTCCTGCATGATTAGTATTAACGTCGATTTCTAATTTTGGCTTGTAATGTGAAGTAAACGGAGAAAAGAATGCAATGTTATTGCCGGAAGTAGATTTGCCTTTACCTAAAACTGATTCTAATAATTGTAACAGTTTAAGATTCTTCACATTTATATTATAATGAAAAACTGTAAGGAATCCAATTAATTATAATTAATATATAATATATGTTAAGCACATACATTTCATTACTGGCTTAACGATTGAATCAATAAATTCTTCAATCTATTAATAAAATAAATTTCATTAACTTTCATGAATATATTAAAAATAATTCACAAAACAAACCTTAACTAAAAAAACGTTTTGGGTCTGCTGGTACTTCGCCTGTTTTTACGCATTCATTTAGCCATTCTGCAGGTATGTCTTTTTTTGCAACATGTTGAATACCTAGCTTGCGAGCAAATGCTTCATATGTAGTTGGGGACGTTTTTGACAATTTTTGATTAGGATTTTGAAATATCATTCGTATATCAATACCCGGATTTGATTGTAATACATGTTTCATTTTAGTTCGATCGGCCGTAGTCCAACGACCTTTCGTTTCGATATACATGGTTCCGCCATTGCGTTTCGTAAATACAAAATCCGGTGTATATTTCGCTTTGCGTTCTGGAACTACGTAATTCAATGTTTCAGTTTCATAACGCAATTCATATTCTGTTTGTTTTATTTGTTCTGATACAGTTAGTTCCAATCCTGATTTATAACCATGTTTAAGTGCATTTGCTCGTTTAGAGTTTCCGGAACTATGAAAATGATTTCGTCTCATTATATAACTTTTTACTTTTTAGGTAAATTAGTACGTTTACCACCCGGCTTTCCCCATATTTTATTTTCATATGCAAATGCAATACGATCATAAACTTGTTTTGCCGAATAAGCTGATTTTAATTTTGGAGTAACGCCATCGATAAATGCAAATTTAGGACTATATACTATACTTAATATCCTTCTAGCTGCTTTTGCCGTTTCCGAGCTATCATTTAATTCTAATTTCTTGCCATTACGATACAATAATCCAGTTAAGCTTTGATATTTTAAATCATATGATTGAATTCCTTGTAAATACTCAACTGTTGTGCCAGTGGATCCATTTCTTGTAATAAAATATTTAACTTGTTTTGGATATTTTTTTAACATGTAACGAAGATCTCCATAAATCAAACGTATAATCATATCTACATAAGCTGCATATGTTACCGCAAATGAAGGTGACTTTTTCAAAAAATATCTTTTGATAATACGATATACGGCTTCTCCGTCAATGCCGAATGCTAAAGTAGATCGTAAAGAATTTATTGCTTCAATAAAACTAATTGACTTTGATATTAACTTCCATTGATATGTTGCTTGTGGCGTTATCTTTTTAGACTTATCAATATCTTTATCCATATCTTTTTTAGGCGTTGTATCTTTTTTAGTATCGTCTTTTTTATGCGTTGTATTTGTATCTTTTTTAGTATCATCTGTTTTAGTTACAATAACCGGGTTAGGATTGTCAGTTGTAGCAATTTGTTTAATAACATCTTTATTTGCAGCCACAAGTTGTTCATATAACTTATTATACATGTTAGAATTTTTAATTCTAGATTCGTTAATTCCTGTTTTTATTTCATTAGTAGATATACCAAATAACGCAGTTGTTAAAGAATTTGGCCAATTAGTTTCAGGCGTGTAACCTGTATAAACATTCAAATCTTTTAATAAAGCTTTAGATGTGTCACCCCAAGTTCCATACTGCGAAATAGGAACGTTAAGGAACTTTATAACTGAATTCCATTTTTCTACATCTGTGTAATTAGACAATACAATTTTTAAAAACTGTTGAAATTCATATACAGTCTTAGAATCCCATGTTGATGGAGTTTCAGATTTTGCTAAAAAATAATTTTTAAAAAATTTAGTTTTTGCAGCAGATGCATCATTTCTAGAATCATATGATATAAATTCTATATATTTATCTTTAGGTTTTATGTCTAATTCGCAAGCTGCAATACGCGTTTTTAATTCACCAGAGTTTGTAAATTCATATGATGCTCCTGGTGTTTTATCTGGATCCAATTTATTAATAGTTAATTGATATAATAAATTTGCTTTTGCAATAGAATCAGAATCCCATGCTCCGGTAATTGTTAAACCTTGCTCTTTTTGAAATTGTTCGCAGGCCGCCCGTAATTCGCATCCAAATTTGTTTGAATTTTTTACTGATGCTAAGTTATTTAGTTGCGAACTAGCATTAGGATTTGTATAAAAATATTTAAATAATGATAAAACTGCGCTATCCGAATCTCCAAATTTTAATTCTGTTTTAGGTACTGTTAATTTTTCTTGACCTTGAATCGTTTCTCCCGACGGGGTTCCTTTAAAGGATTTCCACTCTGAACTTTTTATTTTACTGCGATCGAATAATAATGCACCTTTTCCAATTGTACCAATATATCCTGATGTAGATGAAGAAATAGATTTGTTTATTAAACTTCTACTAATATAAAATGCAGGGAATCTATAAGTTGCAAATAATCGTTTTTCTTTTGGTTTTTTTCTTTTATCTAATTTAGAATCTTGCATATCAAGAACCCAAACGTAATCAGAAGAAGTTTTTGCTAAAAGACCCGCATCGAGCGTATTAAGTTTAAAAAGAGCTTGTTTTTTTAAATCTTCCGCAGACATTTCGAATTTTTTATCATCCCCGCGTCCGAATCGTCTAGTAATAAGTATTGCAGTTCCATCGGCAGTAGAATAAGTAATATTACTTTGTTTATCCGGCGACAATATTAGTGCATGCAAATCTTTCATTAGTTTATCTTCTTCAGTATTTAATATTGCAGTTTGCACAATGATTGTAGCACCTTGTTCATGCAATGCTCTACGTATAATTTGCTCTAATATTATTTCAGGTTTCATTTGTTTCATTTTATATAAATATGATTACCAATCAATCATTACAAGTTTATTATTCCACACCATCACGTTGTCAGTTTTAAAATCTAAATCTAATTCTAAATCTGGAATATCTATTTTTTTAATGTCTTGTTGTAATGCTCGTAAAAAATTAATCAATTGAATATTTGTGTCGCGAGCACCATCTGCATCTAAAAAATCAAATATCGAAACTTCACCGCCTTGCTCTTGCGCATACGTTTTATAATTAGCAATGAATCGATTAACGACTATTTTTTGGTTACTTGATAATTCCGATGCTTTAGCCATTATATACATGTTATTTCCATCTACATAATATACCGGAATAAAAGTTGTATATCTGCTATAATTATCTACTAATTGTTCAGCAACTCGGTATTCTTCTGTTTCTGTAGTTATTTTAAATAATTTATCTTCACCTTCAATTTCGTATACACGTCCATTATCGCCTTGTCCAAACAAAGAAAATTGTTTATTTTTAATTTTTTGCAAGATTCTGTTTAAATCTTTGCTATCTATTTCTACAAGTAAATTTCGTAAACGTATCATTATACACCTTTGAATGAAATATTTTTATCTAAATCTAATCGTATCAAAAAATTCATATCAACATCGCTACGTTTTTTTATAGGTTGTGCTAATTTTCCAATAGCTAATAGTTGGCCCGCATCATCATATAAACCAACTGTTGTGATATATGGCGCAAACGTGCTTCCACTTACAAACGGAAAGTATGTAGAATCATCATCTCGCGTCAATGTTATATTCGTAGACATATTAAAATCTCCAGCATCAACTTTTGCAATCGTAGAAAATTCATGAATTGTTACAGTACTACGATATGATGCAGTAAATGGAGATGCAATCAAATTGTTATAACGATAATCTGCAGACGATATCACTACTAATCCGTGTTTATCGAATATGTTACCGACATTTGCTGTTTGTAAAAATGTCCCGCCCTCGCTACGGTCTGTTAAAGAACTTATATTGGCAGTTGTTAGTGACTTATTAAAGATTCTAACTTCATCAATAACACCGTTAAGGTTTGAACTATTGGTGCTAAAACCGCCTAAATATACATCGGACGTATTATCTATACGCGCAGATGCAGTAAACGGAGAAAACGTATTAACTAATAAATTATTTGATGCTGATGAATGCAACGTACCATTAATGTATAGCTGCATATTACTGCCAGATTTTTGACATACTACATGAGTCCATGATGCAGAAACTGCTATCGAAGATGTAATCTGCGAATAAAATGTAGTACTTCCAGCAATAGTATATACAATCTGTTTGTTTGCATTTAATTCGATTTTAAACGGATATGATGCTTGTAAACTACTCGATGCTTTTGCTATTATCAATTCATTATTAGCTCCAACTGCTGAACTAGTTATAAAAAATGATACTGCATAATCATGATCACGATCATAAAATCCATCAACTGATTTTTTAATATAACCAGAACCCGTAAATGATGCTGCATATCCTATAGGTAATTGTAATCCATTAGTTGTTGGAATTCCTAAAACATATGTTACATTTGCACTTTCATATGAAATTCTAGATGTATCAAAATATTCATTAAATCCTTCATACCAACGTTCGCCAGTAGCAAATGATGAAGTATTAGTAGAAACATCATATACATTTCCGTATAAATCAGATGCTAATGTAAATGCAGATCCGGTTAATGTAAAAGATTTTGGTTTAATTCCTTCGCCGATTTTTATTTGCGGAAATGAAAATATTGATGCACTTTGATATAATGCTTTTTTAGTACGAGTTAAATCGGTAGGTCCATATGTTTTAAATGGTTGATCTTTGTACTTATAAAACATATGATTTATAGAAAAATATGTAACTGACTGCAAACTACCATCTATATTCGAAGCATCATTATATGTTAAATTAGAACCCAATGCTGGAAGTTGATTAACATCGCTATAAATTCCTTGTAATACTAGCATGCTACTAGTACTACTACCAGAAATATTAATCCATGATTTATTTGCTTGAAATGAATTAATCATTACATCTACTGGGTCTATTTTTTTAAAGACTGTTGGATATATACCTTGATATTCTTCTTGTGTTATTCTTGATTCAGCCATATTCAGTAAAAACCCTGCTACATTTAATATAAATATAACAGGGCTTAAATCAGTGTTGATTTAAAAATCTAACTTAACTCGAACTAAAGCTTCGCGCTGAAATGATTTTAATAATGGTCTAGAAAGTTTTGCAACTGCTAACAATTCTTGATTATCATTATATAATCCAACCGTTGTAATATATGTTTTAGGATCGCCAATAAACGTTGATTGTGCAATTTGACCAACGCTACCAGTAACATAAGATGGGTTGTTTGAAAAATTATATTCTGCATTTTTAATTCGAACGAAATAATGCGTACTTGTTATTTTTTCTGAATTTCTTGCTTGAAACCCATATGGGTCCGCAGTTGATGGATCCGTAAAGAATGCCGAACCTGATATAGAATGAAATAATACAAAATGATTATTACCTTCTACACTTGAGCCAGTAACAGTTGCAAATCCTAATTGCTGATCTAACATTTTTCCATCTAATATCAATGTACCATAATCTGGATATGCTAATCCGTAATAAGTAGGCGCTGTCGGATTTACTACACCAGAATTAATTGACCCTGATACAATATTATAAACTTTTCCACCATTGGTAGTTACACCCGTAGAAAGTGTTGAATCATCAATTAATTTAATAATAGTACTACCAGTAACAACAGATCCGGTTGCATTAGTAGTTCTAGATGTAATACTTATCAGAGGCATTTCCCAATTTCCTGGATCTAAACTTTCCTTGATTCTATTTCTTTTAAAGTTTACAACATAAATATAATCTGTACTACCTGATCCAGCTGTTGTAAATCTCGTATCTGATGGATTCAATAAAAGTTGTCGATATTGAGAATAAATTGCTTTTGATGGTGAATCATTAAGTTGACCTTGCGAATCAGATCCGCTACCTAATGCATGACCAAATGCTAATGCAAATTGTACTGCAGCTGTTGAACTTGATGGATTTGCTTGATAAACATCGATATAATATTTTCTTTGAGATGTTGTTTCAATCGATGATGTAAAGTATGTAGTTAAACTAGCAGCATTATCACTCCAAACGCCAGCCGTTACCGTCTCTACTTGATTTGCAACAACATCATTAACTAAATCAAATTTTGTAAATGTTCTACCATTACGAGCTAAGATTTGCGATTGTTGCATTTCAGCAACCATTTGATTAGCTAACTGTTGTGCAAGTTGTTGTACTTGTTCATTGATAATTTGTGAAGAAGCAGCTGTAATATTTGTTGCATTTTGAACTGCTTGCGTAACAGCTGGAGCTGCATTTAATGCTGTTCTAGGTACACCACCAATTCTTGGTTGTTGTTTTAATTTTGCAATGAATTCATTCATTTTCATGTTAATATCCGTTTTATAAAGTTGCGGTAGTTGCTTTTCTAACCGTTAAATTCACAGTAATACTACCACCAGTTTCATTACCAATAATTGTAATCGTTGCAGTTTTATCTTCAATTAATTGAGTTTTAGCAACAACCCGGAACTCAAATCCAGCAACTGCGACACTTTGTGCATCTTCATTATCTCCAATAAAACGAGGTGTAGTTGGAAGTACTGATGTTTGTAATGCTCTTGTTACTTGAATATCCGCAACTGAAGAATCTGATAATATTGCTGTATAACCTAGGTTTGCATTTCCGCCTTGGAAATTACTTGTATTCGGCGATATTGTAGTACTATCACCAGGTGCTAATAATGTAACTGATGTGTTACCTACTGTAACAACCGGTATATTAGTTGTTTGTTTTGGTAATGTAATCAATTTATATTTTAGTGCCTGAGTTTCATCTGGAATCGCTTCTGTTATAGGCATATTTTCAATAATTGTGCCATAATATGCAGTTCCTAATGGATGATCTGGATTCCAAAGTGAATAGTCAATTTCATCATCGCCTAATGCAAACTGCGTGATATTAAACGCATTGCCGCCTTTTGCTAGCAATTCGCGTCCTTTCAATGTTAAAATTGCGTCAATTGTAACGCTGGTATTATCTAAGTATCCCATATGTTTTTACCTTATTTAATATAAATATACGCCATACTAATTTATCGAGCTAAAACAAAACTACCTTGATCACCATATGATTGGTAAATCAATTGATTCGGATTCGCAGAAGACCATTCTGCAACTGGACCACCATCGATGGTTTGAGTTGAATTAATATTAAAGCCTGGAGATGACATTTTGCAACCAGAATATCTTTGATTATCAATACCCGTTGGTAAATAATCTTGCACTCTAGCAAAACTTCCTGTAAATCTATTAGTTGAAGAAAATGTATACGAACTAGAACCATATGATCCAGTACCATAATAACCTATACTAACTGACGATGTGATATATTGCGTAGATTCTGAAGTAAATCTATATTCAGATAAAATACTATTTAAATATACTGGTTGTAAAGCATCACTTAACCAATATGGAGATGATGCTGTTATCCACGAACTGCCAGATCGTAATACGTACTCATATGAATATGGTGTACTATTATAAGTAGCATCGCCACCGGTTATATACGCTTGCCATTGATCATCATCTAGTCCCGCAATAGATAAAATATTTCCATCAAAACTAGCAGTATATAAAGAATATTCACCATTCGCCACCGGGCTAACGTTTTGCAACGATGCGGTATATGTTGAATCAAATCTTTCTATAACTGGCAATATGGTATCTTTACTACGTTCTAATATATTTGGTTGAATTAATAATCCAACCATTTTATCTGTTCGAGCAGGAAGTAATTGTTCTAATTGTCGGAAGAATGATAAATCAAACAATGTAAACATAGAAATGTATGCATTGATATCATTTTTATTTTGATATTTCTTCCAATATGATTGCGCTGCTTGAATTAACTGCGGATATGAATTTAAATCTGCATTGCCTGGATCTCCGATATATTGATCTAAGTCCGTAAATCCGAATTGTGCAATAACATCTTCGTCGATCATTGTTTGTGGAGAAAAATAAACTCCTAATTTTTTACTATCTAATGGAGCTTTATCAAATTGACTACGCTCTGCTCTTGTTTTTATGTCTAAAACGCCAACCAATTCATTTTGCTCAATTCTAACTTTATTATCATCATATGTTCCTGCTCCTAAAGATATACCATCGTAGTAGTATGTTTCTTCAAGCGAATCATATGGTGTATTTTGAGTCCAACTAGCAAATGATGCTGATATAGTTGATGTTGCAGGCTGACTGCCTTGTAAACTTGAGGTTAATGAATGATTAATTTTTTGATTAAGAGGTAACCTAAACACTAATTCAGAATATGCATCGACATTGCCATCATATGCTCCTGGTGCTTTTACATGATTGTTAAAAGGCGAATCGGACAAACTAGATGTCCATAATCTCAATTCTTGTAACTGTCCATATAATCTACTAGCACCTGCAGATGTACTACCTAATGTCAATGTACCAGTAGTGGCAAATGAAGCAGTTGCCGATGCTGATACTGCAGCTACAATTTTACCATACTTAGATTTTTTTGCAACTACTTCAAGCTTTGAACCCGTAGTTCTAAGTAATGTTGAAATCCAATCACCATTAAACATTTCAATATTGCCAGAACCAGTACCATTAATTTGTATAGTACCTAATGTTCCGCTACTAAAATCAATAGTAACAACATTAGAACCAATTGTATACAAATTCATTGTGCTAGGCAATGTAGGATTTGTAATTACATCGTCTGTTCTAAATCGCAATTCAACTGATTGAATGGGCTGTGCGTAATTAACTGTAACGGTACCGGCTGCACTAGAACTCAAATCTAATGCATAATCAAAGTTTAGTTTCTCATAAATTGGAGCACGTTCTAATCTAGGTCCTCCATATTCTTTGATACTAATTAAAGACTGTGGAATTCCGTAACAAGATAATAGTGCTTGAATACTACGTTTTGTACCTTTAGATTTTAATAATAACGGCAAGTTATTTACAATTCTTCGCCATATGGCATAAGTAATATCTTGACCTGGTACTGACGGATCACCAACCGAATTAGATCCAGTTAATGGTACGCCTGTTTCGGAAGTTCCTAAAACATATTGCCATAATTCTTGCGATTGATTTCCATCCGTTAAAGTCCACCCAAATTGTTTTGCTACAGAATATAACAATTCATTCGGCATACCTAATTTAGGATTTTCTTCTCGCTTGTTAATGCGAGTCATATGATTTATGTATGTATACAAAATATCATAATGTTGACCAAGCATATTAACAAATGTAGTTATACCATCACTTAGTGCATCGAATCTAATATATTCTGGTAATGCATAAACTAGAGCGTTATAATTTAATGTATCATATAGCGATGCCGATGCATATACGCCATCATACCAAGAAATAAATGCGCTACTAGTTGTAGATGCCAACGTATACGGCCTAGTTGAGTTTGTTTTAGGTGCAGGAAGAATATAACTTCCTGTTAACTCCGTTACTGTTGCAAATTCCGATGGTATTGGATTTGATGTTAAAATAGATGAAGATTGATAATATAAAAATTGCTCAAAATTATCAAATCCGCCAATTAGATTAGATTTTTTATTTTCAAAATCTGCAACATTCGTAGTCGCAACACTTCCAGATATTTGAGATGCAACTAAACTTTGCGATGCATAAAATTCTATCAATTCTAATTTGTACTTAAAATTAGAAACGCGTTCAGTTGCGGAACTATAAAATATAAAGTTATTAAAATCTGAGTAATCAATGTTTAACTTTATGCCAGATAAACTTCCAGAAAAATACGTATCAACAATTTGTTGCGATGTTTGTGTAGATGATCCTAATAAATCATTCCATGCACGTAATCCTGTTTCTGCAGATGTATTAAATGTAGCATTAGCATACCAATTTGGATTTGCCAATTGATTAAAAGATTTTTGAGGTATTATAGGAGTTATAGCTACTTTATCTATATAAGTAGGTTTTAATTCTTCTACAATCCAACATTTAAAATCTGTAACTATATTTTCTGTTAATGGTTCATATAATTTAATGTATATATATTCGCCAATAACTACCGTATTAACAATAACTGCAGTTTGATTTCTACTAAAATTTAGTAAATATGATTTATAAAATTGTTGAGTAGGCGATGTTGGATTTACTGACTGAATAAAATTAACAATCTGTTGTGCGTATATTGGATTATCAACATCAATTGCACGTAATCGAATCTCGGTTCTATCAGGAGATATTTCATCGATGCGCAAATATTGTTCATTATAATCGCCAATCAGCGTTTTAAAGAAATTAACTGCAATTCTAAAATTACCTGCTGATAATTTTAAGTTATTAAATTCTTGCGAAATGTTAATTGCAATCGGCTGCGAAGGAAATCGAATCGGAGCTTTAGTATTTTGATCTACATAGTTTGGTATTTTAGATTGTAAAAGTATTTGATGATTACCCGTAATCCAAGTATCGCCAGCATATACATGAAACTCAACTTTAATATCCGATGATTGATTTGCAATATCCGGAACATGTATAAATTTTGTATCTAATGCAGAACTAAAAAATTCAGTTTTTGATTTTGCAATTCGTTCGCCTGTAGTAGATTTAGACGCTGATACAATTTGATTGATATTTTTATATTGCGTTAGCATTTATCTCCTGATTCCACAGATCTACATTTTTACTTGCATCTGATATTACCCAATATGATTGTAATGCATTTATTGTATGATATTGTGTATTATTGTTTTGTCCCGCTTTAGCGCCTATTCCAAATCTATCACCTATTTCAAAATCTGCATTTGGAATAATAATATCAACTTCTAAATCTTGAACTTCGTATTGATTGATAGATCCTGGAGTATTAGGCACATACTGCGATGTATTTTCAAAAGTTTGAAATTCTCGATTTAAACCCTGTTCGCCTGTTTTGATTAAAGAAAAATATGCAGTACCAAATCCACTTGGTGCATCATAACGATGTTGCAATTTAATTCTAAAGCGTAAATCTATCCCTGAGTTTTTAATTTCTTTTGTTATAGTATATGTGTTTGGCGTTTGTTGTGGCAAGCCTTCTTGTACATCATCCATTAATATACCAGCATAATCCGGAACTGCTAAAATTTTTCTATCTTCACTAGGACGGTATCTTGCAAATACTGGATCTTGTAATTCTACTTGCAAATCTAAATCAAAATCTAAATCAACGGCTTCTTCTTCTATAATCGTAGTTCGAGCAGGAAATTTAAAATATCTAAATTGCGTATCTAAAACCTTAAGAACAGATGCATTAGTAAATCGTTCGGTTACTGAATCAATTATTAATAACGGATTATTTGTATCATTTTCTTGCAAAACAATATTACCTACTTCATCTCTAGGAATGATGTTAGTATTATTTGAAATGTAGTTTAATCCTTGGCGTTGATATAACGATTGAATTTGTCCATCTACCGAATTTGGTAACGAACTATTAACAACTGGTGATTTTTGTGAATCATTTTTTGCCATTATCTAACTACTTTAAAATATATTTGATCATTTACATATTGTTCTGTAAATCCATCTACAATTTTTAATTCTAAACGATAATAACGTTCCGGCATAAATCCATTCATATCAATATAAATGAAATTACTTGTATCATCGCAACTAACTTTATTATAAATATTATCGTATGGAATAATAGCTTCATCCGTTAACGCATCAAACACTGCGTAATATGTTGTATTTGGTAAGTAATTAACAGTTTCTATAGGAAATAAATTAGTAGGAGATTTTTGTGGATATTTATCGCGAGCATATATACGTATTTTTGCAATCTCAGTATCTTTATATTGAGGTTTTAACTGCGTATATATAACATATGACTCTAAATCTGCCTGCGTTAATGAACCCGTTGTAAACGTAGTATTATCAAAGTACATCGTTATTTTAGGAACATAAATAGTATGTGTTTCTCTACTATAAAATTTAATACGACCAGCAACTGCGTTATCGGATTCGTCTGAATCAGAAAATTTTAATATAAATCCATTATTTTCTATAGTTCGTCCGCCACTACCACTTAACCACATTTTTATAGCATCGGTTACATCCATATTGATATCAGTAGTTCGATACGAAAATGATTCGTTTGTTTCTAAACCAGGTTGAGCAAAAAATACTTGATTAAAATTAGATATATTAAAAAATCCACTACCAGATTGCCATAACCAACTACCACCAGCTCCTGATCCAGAAACATATAAAGAAGAACTATTTACTTGTATTTGTTGTGAACTAGAAATCCACAAACTACCTGACATAGCATCTAACGACCAAGATGTATATGGTTTAGCCCATTGTACGCCATTACTTACAACTGGAGAAGTGTTTAGTGTGCCCGTACCATTAATCCATGGTTGTGCAACTACTTTTGCATCAATTGTATAATCGCTAGGTAAATTTTGTGCTTGTGTTGTAAATAATTGCAACATAAACTTACAATTATTTAAATCAGCTGAATATTTTTGTAATGCATCTTGAATTTCTTGCATATCAAATTGCACTAAGCATCTAGATTTTAATAAAGTACTTCCATCGGTATCTAAGTATTTACCAACTTCTAGTATTTCATCTAAACCGGTATTAGTAACAGACAGTGCACTACTAGTAGTAGCACCTTCATATAAAGTTGCATCTTTACTTGCATAGAATATTCTAAACATAAATTACCTTAACTGCCAGAGCCCGTACTAATCATCAAATAACTACCGCTTCTCCATAGTTGATTTACAACTGCTGGATCTGTTGTGGGTAGTGATGCAGTATACATAAATACGGTACCTTGTGTGATAAAATTACTAGAAACAGATACATAATTAAATGAACCCGAAATGGTACGAACTGATGAACCTGAAACATATGATGATGTTGCAGCATATGATGAACTAACAGCATTTAATACATAAGAAGCTGTAGTGGCAGTCCCTAGTAAACTACCGGTAATGCTACCTGTAACAATTAATGAACCAGATATTGAAACTGATTCGGTTACGTTTCCGGTAAAAACATCATATAAATCTTTAACAAAACTAGCAGAAATTAATCCACCAGCAACAATTTGTGAACGATTTGTATTCAATACGCCCATTATAATCCTTTTTACATATAAATATAAAAGGACTAATAATTTACAACTCTTCCTTTGATATCTCGATTTGGAAATTTAACTTCAAAAATACTAGGATCGAGCGATGGATAAATAACGCCATTTCTAGTAGCAGTAGTTAAATCATAAACATTTCCAGAATAACCTAAATCACTATCATATAAATTTGCAAGCGATACTCCAACTACACTTTGAACGCCTTTTACATTGGCTAATGTTGTAGTAACATCTGATTTTATAATAGGTTGATTTATTTGCCATCTATCAACACTAAATAAATCTTTCATTGCATTAATACAACGCAACAATACTTCATTACTATTATAATTAGGTAACGCTGAAACTTCAAAAGAAACACCGACATTAATAATAAAGGCATCCTTAATATTAACGGCATCTGTTAACATTCTATAGTAATTTAAATATGTTTTTAAATTTTCCTTTACAGATTGATTTAGCGTTGTTAATTGTTTGCTTTCATTAAATCCTAATACATACATATTCATTGCTAATGGATTAAGTATTCTGCTACTTTCTAAATCTTGTTGAGAAATTTGATCATCCGGAACAATATACGCTTTTGCAACGCTACCATATTTAGATGGCATTGAATACGCTCGAATAATATAATCTTCGCGTGTTACTAAACGATTTTGTGTCGCAAAATTAGCCATTGCATTGTTTTTAATGTCTTGCAATGTGTCTGCAGTTTTAGCGCCTGATGCTAGATTTGGATTATTTACTGCAATCGTAGTTTTAACAAAATTTGTTAACGGAACACTATTTGATGAATTAACATCATCGTTATATTGAATAAAGTCGACTTTTGTTAAAACATTTGTCGGAACATTATCAGCAATTCCATTTCCTACCGTATATGTGACAGTTAAAGTTGTATTAGCAGGAGCTTGTCCATAAGTACGAGTATATAAAAAATTCGATGGATCAATATCAACATCCACTGCACGTCGCACACTCGTCAATCCATTTCCTACATTATCTGGATTCGGTACAATTTCTTCATCATTGTTATCAGATATACCTGCACCAAATTGTAATTCTAATTTATTATCGCTTCGCAATCTTGCCACATATCGTTTTGCAGTTTTACGTAATTTTAACAAACTAGGAGATGATGACCTGTATTGATATAAATCTGGATCATTTTCTAATAAATTAGGAACATCTTCAAAAATAGTGTCTTGTGCTAAAAATGGAACTTGATACCAATTATCGCCATCTGATTCTTCTACTGAAATAATTTCGATGATATTAGTATCTGGTAAAACTACTTTATCATATGCAACAGGTGTTGTAAAATCAAATGTAGCAGTTTTAATATCACCCGATACTGCTCTTACTTGTTTTTTTAACAAATAATATAACGGTAAATTTGTAGCAGGATCGGTTTCATATATGGTAACTTCTGTTGGATCAATTGAAGATGAAAAATCAAAATCAATACTATCCAATGTGCGAAATACAGAAGGTCCATTATTTTGTTTAACGCGCATTCCAGGTTTAATTGATAATGCATAATTGTAATCTGGCGCAACATTCGAACCCGATCCAATTGATGGTACTAGTTGAAATATATCCAACGTGACATATGCAGGAACAACATTATTCGGAGTATATCCTAATGACTTTGCAATATCATATATATTAGCCCGTTCTGATGCTTGTTCTAATAATGATTCCTTAAGATTATTATCAGCATAATACGATAAAACATCGCCAACATACGAAGCTAGTTCTAAAAAAATCATTCCAGGTGCAGCTTCATTAAAGTCACTATATGTTGTAGGAAAATATTGTTTAGTAAAATCAATCAGATTTTGTCGTAATTGTCCAAAATCTTTTCCTAAATATGATACGTCTTTTTTTGTTTCCATGTTATGATACCGTTAATTGATTATTTTCAACAAATATAGTTACGGTAGGATCTTCTGCTACAATCGAAGCTGATGGTACATTGAATGAAATTGATACTTTTATTTCATATGATAAATTTGGATCATCTTCCGCAGTAACTATATCAATGTTAGTTATATTAATATATGGCAACCAATAAGAAACAGCATCTGTTATAATTTCTGTAATTATAGGTTTAAGATTTGCAAGATTTGGTTGAAATAATACTTGAGGTAAATCAGTACCAAAATTTGGTTGATTAATACGTTCACCTTTATATGTTAAAAGCAAATTTTTCAAATTGCTAATAGCTTGTTCTAAACTAGTAACCGTCGATGATATTATGCCAGTTGTTCCATTAAATGGCAATTTTATACCAATTGCTCCATTCGGATTTGTTTGACTTATATCATTAACATTTACTATTTGATATGGCATTATTTACCTTTCTTATTATTAATTGCTTTCATTAAAGCTGAATAATCTCGAGTCATTGCTTGTTGTACTTCTTGCGGCACTTCGAATACCTTACCTGTTTCAGGATCTTCCATAACTTTAGGAGCAGCCGGCGTTATTCCCATTGCTTCTTTCATGTTTTGTCGCATCGCCCCAAAATTAACGGCATCTCGAGATGTCATTCTAATTTCGTCCATCCCTTCATTCATAATGTCTTTAAAACTATTCATAGCCATGGGCTCTTGTTCCGATAAGCTGTCAGTTTCATTCAAAATATCTGCCCAACGATTTTCAGTAAAAAGTACTTTTTGTTTTTTTCCTGATTCGCTAACCATTTTAGGTTGAACTTGTATTACTTTATTTACATCTACTTTAGCTTGTTTTTTAGGCTGTGACATTTCTGAAATCGTAGATTGTAATCCTTCGCGAAGAATTTCGGTTAATTCTTCTTTTATAACTTCTCGTACAGCAACTTTAAGTGCTTTTACTAATGTTTTGGTATCCATATGATTACTTTTATATAAATATTAGGTTTAATAAATTATGCCCGCGGGCCATACGGTGTCGGAAATTTTAGGCCCATATATAGTACGCGTAGTTTGATTTATAAAATAATCGCCTTCTTTTCCTTGATCTGTTTGTGGTTGTTCGTTAGACGTTCCTACGATAACCCGACTAGGAGCTTCTAGTAAATCTAATAAAGATCTTTGATCTTCTTGCAACTGTGCGATTAAATCTTCTCGCAATTCAATATCAGATTCTGATACGTTTATTAAACGATAAAATTCAGATTCTATAGTAGATGTATTTGTAACTTCATTATTAATTGCATCAATTGCATTTTTTGTATCTTGATTAACTGCAAATGTTTCTGAATTACAAATAGCCGATATAGAGTTAATTACAGTAGCAAGTAATCCTGATGCTAATGCTACAGCTCCACTGATTACCGCTAAAATAATTGATGCTTGTGTCAAAGCCTTTGCAATATTTGCAACCAATTCATTTTGAACTGCTAATGCCTGACTAACAGCGGGCGGCGATGGGATTGGTAAAGCAACTTGTCCATTAATTATAACTGCAGCAATTTGTGCTGCAACTGTTAGAATAGGAATAATAATATTTAGAATGCGTAAAATATTTTGAATTTGTGCAATATAACGTTGAATTTGTTCTAATATTTGTTTGATTTCTTTGATCCTAGGATCATCGCATGAAATATTATTTTTAGGTAATACATTTGATTTACCAATAGCTTCAGAAACTTTTTGATTTAATTTAGAAACAACCTTGTTTAATGCAGTTTGCAATTTATTTATTGCAGCACCTGGTTTATTTGTAAGTTGATCAAACGGAAATGCAACAGCCATATTATGTCTTTGTTATTTTATATTTTTTACTATTCAATGTTAATAATAAGTTTTGTATTTGAGACAATAACGGTGCTGCATTAGTAACTCCGGGAGCACCACCCGGACCTGTAGTACCCGCTGCAATTGCTTGAACTATTAACTGTAGTATTTGTTGCAAAACTAAACCATGTGATAATGGCTCCGATGCATCTTCGCCCCCAATGTAAATTTCATTTGGAGTATTTAAAATAATGCCATCTTGGGAATCAATTACAGCTACATCTCGTTTAGCTCGTAGTATAATACGATCAGCAACGCCAATAAACTGTGCACCGGTAAATATTCCGTTATGCACTGTTAAATTTTTTGTTAATTGTAATGATCCAATTTGTTGAGTACTAGTTAAGTACAATGATGATGCATCATCTTTAACTGATTCAATTGTATATGAATCTTTTTTATAAGATCGGCCGTTAGATAAAATAATTATAGGATCGCCATTTTGCGAACTATCCCAATTTGGTCGTATAGAATATTGGCCGCCTTTTACTGTACTAGTTAATCGAATACTATTTCCAAAGCGACCTTCGATAATTGAATCGCCTTGAAATGGTTGTAATGCTGAAACTTCTTTTTCTTGAAACGATAATTCCTGAATGTCTGCAACATCTACTGTAGAAACGCCTTGCAATAAGTTTGCATTGACACTAGAATTTAATGAAAACGAAGAAACATAATACCATTTGACATATTGAGTTTCAGCCGTATTATCTGGAGTTAATCCACTAACTAATAGAACATGTTCGCCAATTAATGGTATTTGTTTTGTATTAATATTAAATGGTATAGCACGTACGATTTGTTGATCAAAATAGTTGGTATATGTTTTTACAAAAATTTCAAATTGATTTTCCACAACATATTCATATGTAGCAGATTCAGGAACTGAAATTACTTCGCCAACATGAAATTGAACATTATGATCCACTCGAATCCTTTTTTGCTTTATCCATTGATGATTCTATACGCTGTTTTAATGCTGCAGATTCTTGTTCGATTGAATCCAATTCATCAGTTAATTCTGCAGACAATGTTTGTTCCGCAACACGAAGCAATTGTTGTTTTTCTTCGTCACTCAATAAACTATCAGCGCCTGATATTGTTTGTTTTGTAGAAATATAACGTTGAACAATTGCAGTTAATTTAACTAGATGATCGTCATTTTTAACTGCAACATCTAAATATTCTTTAATTAACGGAACAATAATTGTAGCATCCGATGCATTTTTTATTAATGGTTGCAACTGTGCAATAAGCTGATTTATTTGTCTATCTTTCTTTTTTGAATTATGATAAACATCGGACATTAAATCGGCAAAGGTAGTTCCTTTGAATAATTCATCATTCTTGTCCATACAAAAACCCTTTAAAATAAATATCAAAAAGGCAATTTTATGAAGTTTGATTGTTCATATTCACGAAATTTATCTTCGTAAATTTGTTTTAAAACTTTAACTACCCGCGTAATATTTGTTGTTTCTAAATTAGTACGCTCGCGAATTAAGATATATAATGCTTTTTTATTAAAATCTTCAATATATTCTCTAGTCTCAAAAATATGCAAGATTGAATCAGCAACATGTATATCGGTTGCTGTAGAAAAAATATAGTTTAGATTATCATAACAATATTGAACGTATGCATTCATAAAATATTCTAGAATTTCACGCATTTCATCATTATGAATTTCTGCCATAATGTTGCGTTGTTCATCAATATTAATTTCTAACGAATTAGATTTTAATTTAGAATAGCCTTTTTGATTTTCTGCAATTAGATAATTAAATGAAGTTCTAGTATAATAAGAATATGCTTTACCCGCATTTGGATTAAATTTGTCTAATCGAGCTGTTAAATAAGTAACTAAATCGGTTTGCAAATCTTGAAACGAAGAATCGATATAATCAGGCTTAACTTTGTTGATGATATTTTCAGACATTTTCATGAAAGCCGGATAAATAAATCTACGATAAATTTTTTCTCGTTGTGCTATATTTTCTGACTTATTATAAGCCGATATTGCAAAATCTGTTATTTTAGTAAAATATGATTTACTTTTCTTCGCTCTGGCCATTGTCAAATTCTTCTTTTAGTTCATTAATAACTTGTTTAAGTAAATCAAATGTAGTTCCCGCTTCATCTTCAGCTTCAAATGCCCCTAATCGGTCAATTTGTTTCATTACATTATATGATTTTTCAATGCGTTCAAACATGAAACTATTTGTTGTTTCCAATTGTTCAATATAATCCTGAGCATCAGCTAATGCACCAGCAAGAAACCATACTCGGTAGCCTAAATATGACCCTGCACCGATTAGCAATATTGTTGTTATGATAAAAAATAACATATTATTCCTCGTTAAATGCTTTAAAAATATCCGTTAATGACTGTTCAACACCTGGATTATTTTCAGCTAAATTCTTTAGTCCTGTTGATTTTTGGACACGATTTTTTTCCGCAGCTGGTTTGGGAGATTCTTTGTCTTTATTTCTCCAACGTTCAAATTCAATTTGTGCTGCCATATGATCTGCATGATGCAAAATGATAGGAAGATTTGTTTTCAATTTGGCTTGTGCCGAGCGAGCAACAAAATATGGTTTATTTGCTTCATCATACATTCCATCGTGAATCTTAATTGCTTGATATTCCGTCCAAGACATTTTAACATCATATTCTTGTAGCAACCAAATTGAAAGATCTGGTACCATGGTAAACGGAATGTTTTCATTGTGACGATACATTTTATTTTGATTCTTGCGATGCCAATCTGAAGTTTCTATTTGATATACTTCATTACCTTCGCCCGGAAATCCTACTTTGCCCAAATCATGATGCATTGCAGCAAAGCGAAGTTCTTCAATAGTATAACCAGACATATCCGCACCCATCTCATTCCAAGATTCATAAAGTTTCTCAGCACATGCAATAACTCGAAGTACGTGATCTACATATCCTCCGGCAAATGCATTATGAAAATGAGCTATCGAAGATGCTGGCATCATTGCTATGCGATCTTCAAATTCATCATACATTTTATTTAATTCTGTTTTGCGGGTAGGAAAATAAGTATTTACTAATTTGCGATACTGTTCCCAGTTTGATTTGATTTTTTCTGCTTGTAACATAACTTATTATATTGATTTATTTTCGTATTTCCAATTGATGTCCATTGACAAGCTTTGATACACAACGGAAACAAGTAACAGCTGTTGCGTTTATATCTATTTTTTGACAAATTTCATCACAATATTTGCATTGTAACTTTTTAAAGCCCCTTGGCGCAGGACTACTTTTTATTTTTTTCATTTGTTTTAGATTAACCGCGATCAATAAAATAACGTGCCTCTTCTAATTTTTTAATTGCACGAGCTAAATTGTCTAAAGTTGAATTTTTATCAATCTTACCTTCGGAAATGGCTTTGCCTACATTTCTAACAATTTCTTTTGCATCTTCTACATTGTCAATAACATTACTTTTGTATTTGTACTTTGGATCATAACTTGTCATAATTTAACCTTTTTTATTTATTATTAATATCATTATATAATATAAATATCTTATTCTAAAATTAATTGGGCGTTTTGACAACATTCAACATTCAACGCAATCAATGATTGTTCTTTAGCCTTAGCTTCAACCATAACATCAAGATCTGCAACACCATATGTAGCAGGAAGCCGCGTAATATAGTCGGCATGAGCCTGCTCCTTGATCTTGGTAAACTCCTTGTATTGTTTGTGAAATGTAGGCCATTTGGGCAAGTCGGCAATGTCAATGTTGTGATGTGCAAACATACGCTCAATAAGAATTTGTGCTTCGCGTCGACGAGACTCGCTGTAATGAGTACATTGTGTGACACCATGACGTTGCCATGTCTCACGCGCCATAAAAAATGCTTCTTGTTCGGATAAGTCACCAGTATTGAATGTGTGATGCCAATAGTCAAACGTAATAGGTATAGCAATTTCGGTATGCAACATGGAATACAATTCGCGCACGGAATACATGGAGGCCTTGTCATCATTCTCGATAACTAAACGTGCCTTGCAAGAATCTGAAAGACGATCATAGTTATGTAACCACCGTGCAATGGTGCCGGGCTTGTCATTGTAAGTAGCACCAACGTGAATATTGATCTTGTTCTCAAAGCTAGGAGCAAAGCCCATCATATCAAAGAGCTCAGAATGCCGTTCAAGACCAGTGATGCTATTATCAACTACCGTAGCATCAGGACTACCTAGGATATGAAATGGACCAGGATGCGTTGTGATGCGATGGCCATGCGCACGAGCAAAGTCACCAGCAGCACGTAGATGCTGCACAATAAGATCGATGTCAGGCAAATCTGCAAGCTCGTAATGATTCCAACGAGGAAAGAGCTCAGAGCCTAAACGAAACAAACGAATACCATGTGCTTCATTCCATTGCAGAATAGTTAACAAATCGCGGGCATTAGCAAGAGCAATGTCGGATGCTAATTGCAAACCGCCTAATTTAAATTTGCGATCAATCATGGCACGACCGGTACGAATACCTTGGGCGGATAACTCCATGTTGATACAGGCATAACCATAACGTATCATATATGTTTTATTTTATATTATGTAAAATGTTTGAAAAATCCAAATTACGTTATTTTTTTTTGCATGATATTTATATGTAATAAAAAGGACGTAATGAAAAATATTTTATCAGAAAACATGTTGCGTTTCGGAACCAAAAACTTATCCGAAGCTGCACAACGGCAACTAGTTGTCAAATCAATCATGGAAACCATTAATCAGCATGGATTGCATAACGCCGTACGACGAAGGCTGATGGAACAGACCGTTAACGAGAATGTAACAACGTACGTTGAAAACTACCGTAAGGCCGTTATAACAGCTTTTCCGAATACGTTTGCCAATGTGGCGGGGAAAAACGATGCCACCGGATACATACCGTTTCCCGGAAATAACCCTCAAGAATACATATATGTTTATACAAATGGAGCAGTAACATTGCCTAACGATGCACCAAAATTGAAGACCCAGCTACAGAATGTGCACGATAAGGTTGTATTAAATGGCGTTAGCAATAACGATGCAAACTTAAAGAAATATATTGCTAATCTTACGCAAAACCAATACCCACCCGAAACTCCACAAGGAATAGCATTAAAATCATTTAATCAACCCAATATTATAGCTATGAACAAGGCATTTTTGGCTTATAAAACATTTTTGGACAGCCAAAACCCGCCAGCAGCAAGCCAGTAATCAACAGCTAAGATGGTAAAAAAGCCTTAATTTTTAAGTTTTAAAATATACATAGAAAAAGCTCTATAGCGGAGCTTTTTTTTGTGTTCAATAAATTTCAATATGTTTTAATAATATCAAAATCAATCCATTTCTGATATTTCACTAAATCATCAGTAAACCAATACCAAGTAACTGATTGATGCCCTGTCATTTCAATCAATAAACCATTATCCCATGCATCTAATATTTTAACCTGGATCGTGTTGTTTATTTTTAATACAGAAATTGGTGATTCATACGCGAGTTTGTTGTCTTTAAATTTTGTTAAATGATTGTTGTTTAAATCTAAAACATACAAATTATTAACTTTTCTAGGAGATTCTTCAATCATCCTCGGATTTGCAAAAACTTCAGAAACAGTTTGCGAAGAATCTCCATAAAATGATTGAACTTCATTGACTTGAATTTTTATTATTTGTGACTGAATGTTTGTAACAAATAAAATAGCAATACACACTAAACGTTTCATAACTGGTTAACTTTTTAATTATATTACAATAATATAAAATAAAAGATTAAAATCCAAATTACGTTATTTTTTTTGCATGATATTTATATGTAATAAAAAGGACGTAATGAAAAATATTTTATCAGAAAACATGCTGCGGTTTGGAACCAAAAATTTATCTGAAGCAACCATACGAAGATTAACTGAAGCTGAAGACCCAATTGATCCGGCAGCAATTGGCTTTCCGAATTGTCCTGCAAAAACTGTGAAAGACTTTGTTGATTGGTATATAAAATATCTTACACCATCAACTGGTTGTGTTGGACAAACATTGCTTATCATGAAACCAGAATTTGGATCGTTCAACCTATATGAAAAAAATTTGGTTGCAAGTATTGTTGGAAAAGTAACAGTAGCATCTAGTTTTAATTTTTCATATCGATCAGGGAAAACCGATCCTCAAGGTACGACTAAGGATTCTTCCGTTTTCATATGGGATACTGCAGCAACTAGAAATTATGATTGGGCTAAACAAACAGTAAAAATTAGCGATACTGAAACATACCTCCCGGGTTTATACAATGTACATGACATGGTGGATGCTACATTATCTTTAGTACCAAATGGTGGGGTTGCCGTGCAGAGCTATTCAATTCCAGTACTTGTTGGTGGTACTGATTCTAGTCAGACTATAGACACAGACCCTATATCAAAAAAGAAAGCCGGTACAATAAAAATCACCCAAAACGGAAATGTATCTGGAGCAATATCTGGAGCACCCATTACGGGTATTTTTCCATGGGTAGATTTATGGACGTTAATGCCAACCAATTTGGACGGATATGGGTTTACCATGGCTGCTGGCGGCATCGAAGTTCCGATACAAACCGACGCGTCTATGAAAGATTGGATTGCTAAAAACATGAAAAACGGAAAATACATAGGACCAAAAGAATAGTATTACTGCGATTTTGTAATTTTAAACTTAGTGTATACGATGTATCTAGTATTTAAATCTATTTTTTCTTTATACACCAGGCTTTCGTTCATTGGATCTGGGTTCCACATTAATAGGCCTGGGTAGTAAGGATTTAGTATATAGATATAAACCAATCCATCGGCATTCACTACGTTTACAGGCCAATCAGAAATCAAAACGCCTTTAAAATACCAATCATGATGATTGTTTGACACGTCAATAACATATCTTGAATGTTTGGTTAGTTTTGGTGAAGATTGACGATTGATAGGGTCTAAAATTTGAGACATTGTTAATGCAGAATCTCCAAAAAATGTTTGACCTTCAGTTATTTGAATTTCAAGAATTTGACTGTATGCCGAAATACTACTTAATAAAAACAATAATAATAGCCGTTTCATAACTGGTTAACTTTTTAATTATATTACAATAATATGAAAACGTTTCCGTGATTCCAAATTTCATTATTTTTTTTTTTGTATGATATTTATTATTGTTAACAAGAACATATTTATTAAAACCCCATAAAGGAATACAAACAAATGAAAAATTTACTTTCAGAAAACATGTTGCGTTTCGGAACCAAAAACTTATCCGAAGCTGCACAACGGCAACTAGTTGTCAAATCAATCATGGAAACCATTGATGAACATGGTTTGCATGGTGCTATTCGTCGACGTTTAATGGAACAACAGGTACCTGCTGATCCAGCATGGATGACTAAAGCTAAAGACGCATTGGCATCTCAAAATATACAAGACGGTAAAGAAATGTTATCAGTAGGGATAATTAAGAAAGGATCAACATATGTAAATCCAGAAAATATAGTGGCTTCTGGTGGAATGTCGTTTCCAAGTTCAAACGGATTTTCTGTTGCAGCAAAAGGTGCCACGTGGTATCCGTCACCAACTAACACAGTGGCATTCTGCTCAGCAATGTTTTTTGCTAATGAAGATATAATACAAAGTTTAATTTCAAAAGATGGGGGATACGATCAGGCTAAATTACAACAATTACTTGCCGGAACTTATAAACACAACGGTACCGTTGTTACGGGACAAAAATCTAATATTGTTTGGTATCCATCAATTCCATCATATGTGGCAACCGGAGGTGGTAGACTGTATGTTTTTACTGGAGACGGTGATGCTATGAGGACCGCAATGTTGGCACCATATGCAACAAGTCCTGGTAAGAAAGGTGATGTTCCAGCGGTATATACTCCAAGTGGGCAGTAAATAAAAAACAAACACAAAAAATAAGGCAGAGCAATCTGCCTTATTTTACTATGCGAGCAATCAATTTATTTTACGACGATAATAACAGCATATGCTCCTTCATATACGCTATCATCAAAATAGAATCCGTATTCCGATGCAGTTGAGTCAGTCATTTCAAAAAAATCTGTATCGGTAAGGGTAGCTAAGTCAATGACGTAGTCGCAATAGGCTTTTTCTTTATTTTCGAAGTGCATTACGCGATTTTGATATAGTACCGGTTCTAAAAGATAATAAGTATCCGGAAATTCAGCTGGCAATTCATTTTCAAACGTATGTTTAATGCTTTGCGATATTGAATCATTATGTTTCAACGGATGTCGGTTGTATTGTGCCCGCATTTCATTCAATGCTTTTCCAAAATTCATTCGAACCGAATCCTCATTCAAGAAAACCTTCCTTTCGGTGTAATCCGTTTCATTGATGGCAACCACTTCTATCAAGGAAGATAAAAAATCTTTAGCATTGGGATCTGGTAACGTATATTTTATAATATTAGAATACCAAGGTATATTTGTTCCTACAACGGTTTGATGCTGTGCAACAACGATATTAGAAATCAATAGAATTACAAACAATAACTTTTTCATGGCTTTTAATTATTTAATTGGTTAATTATATTACAATAATATGAAATTAAAACATACTATCCAACCAATTATCAATCTTTTTTTATGAAGCCACTCAAGAAATCTCGCTGACGTTGGATTGCGGTATCAAGTTCAGAATCTTTTCGTTTTTTTCCAGTTCCCGCAATATTTCCATTAGAGCTAGATTTAACAACATCTTTTCTCTCGTTGTTAGATCGGGGTGGTTTGATTGCTTTAGAATTTGTTGCAGATACATGTTTGCTACTTGCAGACTTGCTTCCGCTTTCATCTTCTGTCCTTCGGGTGTCTGTAAAAAGCTCTGTATATGTGCTTGAATGTCCGGTTTGGATGCGTTTCCTAAGTTCATCTTGTCCAATAGATCTTGTTTCATCGATGTTGATGCATCCTGTTGTATACGCTGTTTTATGCCCCTTGATTGAAACGCCGCACGGATAACGTGTATTATGCGATTCAACCATGTACTGAATACCCCAACTACTTGTTTTAAAAGTTTTAACATAACCATATTTTTTTGCACCCAACCAAGTAAAGAATACTGCATCATCAATTTTAAATTGCAGTTTTTCAAACTGTTTGATGATAGCATCTGGTGCCTGTTGTTTTTTTGCCATCGTTAATTAATTAAGACACATTGAATTTACGTAACTAATAATGCGAAAAATGCGAATATAACGTGTTGTTTTATCTTTACGAAACATATTTTCTGTTGCTAAGTCTCTTCGTAAAATATACCCCGATTCTACAAATTTGTAGGTTACATGCCGTACGGCTCGCAAACTATTAGATTCAATCATGATGTTTCGATCATCAATTATTACATCTACAAAATCAGTATTGCTATCATTCGATGTTGGCAATTCATTAATTGTTGATTCCTGCTTTGTAATAGGAGTTGCAGCATATTGATCTAAATTATCGCGAACTTCTGCAAAAAATGAAGATAAATCTAATCCATTGATTTGCAGAGTAGTTGCATCAAACGTATCAAATAACCAACGTAGTTGTTCTAATGAATGTAATGTACGAAATATTGAATATTCAGACTTCGTTACAAATATTTTACTAAAGATTGATTCCATAATTCCTCCGTTTTTGTTTAATAACAAATAACCGATCAATTTCATCAACAGGCAACTGCTTTATGATTGCAATTTTTTCTCGAGCATCTTCGAAATCTGTTGCCTTTACACTACCTATGATTTCTTGATTTACATCTTGTTTGAAAAAATATACATATACTTGGTTACGCATGATGCAATTTTATTATAAATATAAACCTAGCTCGTAACTTCGCATTGATACTGCTAATACATCGGATAATGTTTGTGCTAATTTTCCTATTTCGTGTTTACGTAATACTAAAGTACTTCCTTTTATTTCAACAGGAAATGTTGCATCTTTGCCTGGTTTATTAGCATAAACATTGCTGGCTAATGTACTTACTGATTTTGAGTATGAAATCAAATCTTTATAACGCATTTTGATTTGTTGATTGAATATATTCAAATGTCCAATTGTACAATTCATTGGATCTGTTTTAAAATTATCTGCAGAAATTTTTGCTTCTACCACAAAATCTAAATCTGCCCAAATGTTGCCATATCGCTGTCTAAAATCATCTGAAATGGCCCATGGCTGATTAATACTGTTTGTCATGTTTTTATTGTAATTTATAAATTAATACTGTATATACGTCTTTTGAATAGTTGCATCGGATATTAACAAATTGATATTTCTCAATTAGCATATCCATAACCAACCCGGGGTGAACATAAAAAAATCCTTCATGATGTTGTGTGTTGATCGGATTAAGCAAATTGAATGAAACTACATGAGTTGATAGATCATATAATATATCGATGTCTGTAAACAATTTTCGTAAGTCATCATCTTCTGTTTCGCATCTACGTTGCGTAAATACGCCAGATGCAACAACCCATTCATGTTTATCTAATTTAGCAGTTTCAAATGCACCAATTGAAACTTTATCTAAGCCCCATTTTTCTTCGCCTAACTGCGTCATTATAGGATTATGGTCAATGGCATTATACATAACAATATCATTGTTTAACGCAGCCAAATCGCGAGCTACTCCATACAAGTCACAACGACCACATCCGATATCTAACAATGATCCACCGCCAAACCCAACTAATAAGTTTTGCATTAAAAATCGTTGTTCTGCAGTTGTATTATATCCAACCGGTATTGGACTATGCATCATGTATTCAGAATCGGTAGGTTGTAATGAGTCCCAACGCGTTTGTTCGGCATCTGAATTTGTTAAATTATTCATGATGCTCTGTTTTAATTGTTCTCTATCCATGAATTCTATTTGAGATTCGTTCTTTATTCTGCATTTTCTTTTGTTCAGATATCATTGCCTTTAAAGGATGTGTGCGATTAATGCTTTGTTCTACTTGAACAAATTGTGATATCATATGCCAGGCTGCAATTTCTGTATCACAGCCTGGCACCATAAATGTTTCATTTAAACTAATATCATCATGTACAATGTAGTATTCACCATCATGATCCATCATAGCAACACTACCGGGATATCGTTTTTGAACTCGTTTTTTTAAACTTTCTAAATTCATTCATTATGATTTAGTGATTGGCAATGCATCATCTGCTAGCAATTGTTTATAAGGAATGGTAGTTGTAATCATTCCAGTATCACAAAGCATTGCAGTTAAATGTTTATTGAGATATGTGTCATGTTTTGAATTTGCGGTAATCATACACATTGCCGATCGCGTTTCTAATAACACATCAAATACGACGGCCTTATTAACTACATATCGATCTAAAACTACTCCTACTCGATTTACTCCATCTTGAGTAACAACTACAGTATCTCCTGCTTTATATGTTGCCATTAGTCAATAATTTTAATGATTTTACTTGCTGAAACTGATTTTACTTCAAAGTCAAATGTATAACCTTTGAAATCATCAACAACTTTAGCTTCTGCTTCTGTTACCGAAAGTGCTTCTACTAGATACGTTTCGGTGCTTCGCTTTTCTTTTAGTCCTTTTGGAGTATCGACCGTGTCAATCAATTGAACTTTTGCTGTGTAATAACTCATTTTTTTAATATTTAAAATTTATATTAATAATATATAGATTTTTTCGTAAGAATCAAAGTTTTAATAAACTATTGTTACTTTTCAACGTCCAACTTCCCGGTACTGGCATTTACGGTACCGTAAATAATTAAATATTTTCGGTACCGTAAACAATTTCTGTAGGACTATTGAACTTCCAAAAAAGATTTTTTTTACCGTATTTAAACCAACTAGCGCTCGTCTTTAAATGCATTCTTGCCATTCCGGTAGAACCAGAAACCTTCATCACTCCAGTTGAATACAATCTAAAATCAAAAAAATCAACTTCACCATCTGCAATTTCACCTGGAAAAGCTTGTTGTCGAAACCATACATATGGAACGTTATTCGAATCTAATCGCTCTCCTTTGTAAATTGATCTTATTGAGCTGCCGTTTTTTTCTTTCATGGTCTTAATTTTTGATATATCAATTGGAATACTATATTTAGAATCTTTACGGCTCATTTTTATAAATTCTTGACTATATAGATTTTTATTATTTGTAAATTTATTTACACCTGGAGGTGCAACCTCTCCGGACTTAGGAGTAACATCCAACTTTTTATCATATGACCATTCAACATATATACCACTATTAAACGTCCAATATTTCCCAATTGCAGCAGGAACATCTCGTGTTATAGTACCATCTGCATATAAACGATATATGGTATCTCGAGATGAATCCGCGCGGAATGCTGCATAATATTTACCACTCTTATCTTGATATGCCCTTATAAATTTAATTGGAGTTTTAGACATACCAAATTCGAATACGCCAGAGCTTTTTCCAAAATGCATGATTGTTTTAATATCATCAAAACTCGTTAAATTATATTTATTCCAACCATACGTTTTACTAATATTCTTTATCCATTCGGCAGTTTTAGAATATAAACCATTATATGATTTAAATTGCAATTTTTTAGTAGATACAATTTGTTGTTTAATTTGTTGAGATTGCTTAATTATCCAATCATGGCGTTCTTTTTTCCGTTTGTTTTCAACATCTTTACTACTAAGATATGGTCCTGTTAATTTTCTTACTAGATTATAAACTTCATCAGTCGAATAAGCTGGATAAAAATATTTTCCGCCTTTACTGGGCATTGCAATATTGTTAGTAAGAATCAATTGACCGATACCACGAGATTGATATAAATTTTTTATTTTTCTATAATCTTCATCATTTGCTAAATTATCATAAAATACACTTGATAAAAATTCTTTAGAATTTAATAGCCTAGGAATCGTATATGCTGATTGCTCCAATTGTATAGGTAATTTAGTAAAAGTTAATGCGTCTTTGCCTAAATCTGTAATAAACTTAATATATTCTGGGTGTTTGTTTGATTCATCGTTTGTAAAAATATATCCAATTGCATCTATATAAAGTGCTGCTTGTCTATTTTTGACATCTAATAATGCTTCGATAATCAATCCTTCATCCCAATTATAACTTTTAGTTCCAGTAGTAAGTTGCATCCACCATACTAAAGCATCGTCACAACGTTTACGTTCATCATTGGGTAAAATTGCCGGAGATTTCGATTTATCTTCATTTATCATTTCAGTTAACACGTGACCATATTTAATTGTTCCGGCGTTTTCCGGTGGAGGTGGCGCTCCGCCGCCTGCAGGTGCTGCGCCACTTGCAGTAGATCCTTTTTCGGCCTTTGCCTGATCCGCTTTGCCTAATCCTTTAACATCATCTAATGATAATTGCAATTCTATAGTATAATCATCATTACGCCCAAATCCAGTATATGGAACAAACTTAATAATTTTTTTTCTAAATAAACTTCGAAGAATACCTGGAGATACGTTTAATTCTTTTCCACTTCTGGCAATAAACTCACGTACTCCAGCATCCGAAGTTGAATATACTATGCCTAAATGTTTAGAACCATATGCATCAAATTTTCCCAAGAAACGTTCTTCTGCAGGCGTAAATGGAGAATCTTTTGCATCACTTGGTGCATTATCAGTCTCCAATGGTGTTGCTGCTGCAGCATCGCCAGCTGGAGCTTCTTGCTCTGCTAACAATGTTTTTTTGATGATATGTTCTAAATATTTTTTCATTGTTCGCTTTTTGATTCCGCCAATTGTGTTGAACGATATTTACTTGCTAATTTTTTAATTTCATTGATAGCTTTACGGGCACGCACCCCAGCTGCCTTAACTCCTTTGTCTGCAAACCGTTCGTGATTTTCTTTGAACACTAACCAATGTTGTTCAATTTGATCAAAAATTTCTTGTGATAAATTCATGTTAACCTTTTTTTATTTATTATAAATATCAATTCAAATAAAACGATCCATAAACGTATGAATGTTTTCATTTTGTATCTTTAATTTTACATAGTCAGATAATTCAATAATAATATCTGAATTTTCTTGCCAAACTTGCATTATATGATTTCGATTAACGAAACGTAATTCAGGCTCAGTTTTTTCGTTTTTACGGTGTACTTTAACTACCATTAAAGCTATAAATTCCGTTCGGTGTTGCATCTAGTCACCTGTCCATTCTGCACCACCCATATATCCAGGATTTCTGCTTGGAGTTGTAGCTCCTCCTAAATTTCCCGTACCCATTGGCGATGTTGATTGTGCCATTTTTTGAGTTTCAACATTTAGCTTCATCATCTGCGCAGAATTATCTCGTGCATATTGCATTAATGCCATTTTAATCGATTCCGGATCCGTCGATGTTGAATTTATTTTAGATTTAATAAAATTTTGAAGTTGTTTAGTATTTTTAAAACGTGCTTCATCAAATATAATATCAAAAATACCGCGCGCATACATTAAAGCACTGTTATCAACTGATTTAGCATAATCAGCTGTATATCGACTTATATCAATGCGATTAGTAATGACATCGGGTATTTGCATCCAATCGGTTTCCGCATATTCATCCGCAAAATCCGGACCCATATCGTCATCTACTGAAGATAGTAATTCTTCGCGTTGTTGCACAGTTAAACGTTTCCAAATATCAGCTTCATTATATTCGCGAAGAATACGACGGGCTCTATGTAATTCTTCTTTAAGAATTTGCACGTGGCTAGGATTATTAATGTCAAAAAGTTTCATGATAAATTTTCCAATTTGTATATTGTTGTATAAATTAAATCTTTAAATGCATCCAATTGATTGATAATGTTTGTATCCTCTTTTGGAAATTTTGTATATACTCGTTCTATAAAAGTAGCTAGGGCTTTAAAATATTTAAGTGCACCATCTGGAGTATATTCATCAAATCGTTCCGCAGGTTCATATCCCATAACAATTCCATGCTTTCCTTGATATGTTTCAACAAGTGTATCAACCATATCAGGTATTGCATCATAATATGCATTTAGTGCCATATGTGCTGCAAATGAGCCCGCACCAGTAGTTTGCCAATGAAACACATGAGCTTGGTCTCGTGATGCCATTAGCGTAGAAATTAATTTTTCAAACATCGTTTCCCTTTATGCTATTTTATTTAGTATAGATTTTGTATAGTTATCATAGATTTCTTCAGCTGCATCTGCTCTTTTATTTCCAATATGAGCAGGTCGTTCAAACATTTTTGCAAAAGTATATGCAGCATCCCGAGGATTTGTTTGTAATCGCATTGCTGAAAGCGTCTTTGCTTGATGATGTTTTAATTCCCACCATAAGAATTCCAATTGGCCTTGCATCGAATCCCATTTATAACCATTTTTTTCGCACCATTTCTTTAAATTATCGCCATTTTCTTTGTGCCATTGCACAATACCAAAAGATGTTCCAGAATCTCCAACCGCTTTAGGGTCAAATCCGGACTCAATTTGCATGTTTCCGGCAATTCCAGCTGATTGTGATGTTGATAATCCTTTATTTTTTAAAAATGTCATTACCAATTTGGCTGCATTTGACTTATTTATTGAACTTGAGCCACCTAATGTATCAAATTTTACATCACCAGCCTTGGTTTTATCGGATTTTGGCGTTAAAACATTTTTAGTTATCGCAGCAGTTAATATATTTTTAATAATTTTCAATATACTAATTGGTAAATCGTCTTTTTGTTGTCGTTTTTGATAAGTTTTATTTAATTTTTCTAAAGCATTTTGAGTTAAAGGACCATTAACGCCTTGTTCTATCTCATCACCTAAATCAAAACCAGCTTTTTTTAGTTTTTTCTGTATAGTTTTTAAATCATTATCAGATTGCGATATAATATATGCAGCATCTTTAATAAAAGGCCACGGATCAATCGACCCTTTATTATAACCTCGATCGGCATAATACATACTAAAGTGTACGTGTGGATGAGTTCCTCGTGCCGAACCAGTGTTTCCGACAGTGCCAATTATCTGCCCAGCTTTAATTGTTTGGCCTGCTTTTACAAATACTCGATCTAAATGTGCATGATAATAATTAATGTTACCTTTCTGAATAGTCACCGTACGGCCACCTGCTCCCGAATCTTGCGTAGTAATACTCACAACAGTGCCAGTTACCGGAGCAACCACAGGCTCACCCCTTTCAGCAAATACATCAATACCTTTATGTCCGCCTCTAGATTTATGTGCAGCATCTCCTGCACCATAATCTGAATTATGTACGGCTGTATCTCTTGTTAGCTGTTTAGTTTTGCCAACAAGGCCCGCATCATACCCAATGTTAAAATTTTTAGAACCAATAAAAAAGGTTTCTAATTGTCCTAAAGTTTGGCCAGATTCAAATTCATTTAATATGTGTTTTAATTTCATTTTCCTTGTCCGCAATACGGTTTAACATAATTCTTGCTTGTTTTGCTAGAACTATTTTTGCTTTTTGCATGAACTCCTGGACGCTTAACTCGTGGTTTACGTACATGCATGCTCGTAGCGCTAATTTTTGCTTTTGCTGCCATTGAATACTCCTATTATCGTTTCATAAACCGAATATAACCCAGCAACAACTAATGCAATGCTACCTTGTATAAAAGCAAATAACCTATTCATATTAATAAATATTGCTAGTATCATTTTACAGTAAAAAAGTGCGCCCAAAGACGCACTCTTAAACATTTGCCTCGAAATGTTTAGCCTAAGGTAGCAGGCATCTATTTGCGAAATGATTCGCGAAGTATATGTTCATGTCCATGCAAATTGCCACTAACACGTTTCCAAAATGATTCTATCATTGCATCTTTAGGATCTTCATATGCTGCATCATATGGTTCGACGCCCGTTTCGGCTACAGACACTGAATGTGTTTCATCATCTTCTTCATTCATATTGTGTGCTGCAGATTTCATTGGTTCTTCTTTATCGCCATCGTTATCTAGATCTAGAAAATCAGGCTTAGCAGCTTTATTGCGTTGGTATTCGGCTTGTACCTCAGCCAACGTTGGTAACGCTTGTCCGGGTTTGCGTTCCCAAGCATACGCTTCCGATAAAATATCCTTAAGTTTTTTCATGATATATCTTTTTTTAAATAAATATTGCAATACCATATAAACTAGTACGTTAGTACGCCCGTTACTCCATAATAGCGTCCTTTCAGGACTCCGCGCGTGTAGCGATGCCGGTGCGCACCAACCAAAGCCCCGAAGGCCGATCCAGCACCCGATATCCTGCCGTAGTGAAGCGCGTTGCATTGGCCGCTAACAAGGCACGATATATGCGTGTTTTTTGAGCTTCCTTGTCCCCGCTGCTAGTGTCAGATCCCGTTATGTCGATGCTTGCAGGTTGCCATTGTGTTGCAAAATCTATGAGGGCTTCCAGCACGGTAGCCATGAGACGCAGGTAATTGACTTGCCCCGCTGCCGCGCTACGTGAATGCGCCACAGTATGGCCTTCACCGTCTTGGGTAGGCGTCAACATGGCAAATGCCCATTGTTGGTGTCCTTGGTCCACCATTGCCAGAGTGATGCGTACACCATCTGCTTGAAACTCGGCTTCGCGATAGTTTCTTGAGTTTTTGCGCCAGGTAAACTGGGTTGCATAAGGTGTCACCCCGCCTAAAGTAATTTCCGTTAAAAGTTGCGTTAATTGTATCATGACGTTAAGGCTTTTTTGGTAAAGTATAACACACCATATATTCCGTAATGTTGCCCGGGTCGACCTTGTACCGTATAGGACCTTGCCGATTGGGCTTTTCGCGTGTTGCATCTAGAATGCTACTTGCACCTGGATCGTGGCCCATCCCGCCTCTACGATCGATCTGCCAATGCTTAGCGTCATCAGCTTCTGCAAGCATTGGTATTGTGATTGTTACATCGTACGTACCTTTGTTGACTCGACTAGTAATTGCAACGTTGGCAATGTTGGGTTGCAGCGGTTGATCCTTTAACCATGGATTGCATTCGCATATCAACACGTTGAATATTTGATGCAAGGTATCTCCGCTGCCGCGATTAGCATGCGATATAGCCCATCCGCTGGCCGGACCTGTATATGCAAGCCGAAATGAAGAGCTAGATTTTTCAATATCGATTTTGGGACGTACGCGACCATCGGCCGTTTTTCCCCCATCCCAATTGGCTTTGGTTTCTGTCCAATGTATACAGGATTTCCAAGATTCACCCGTCCATTCCGTCAACAATTGTTTTAATCGTATCATACTAATAAATATCGGTTTCCGTAACTTTACGATGTAAAGCTCCTGGAAACGAGACGATTCGTTATTTTCGTACATAGGGTTTCAATAAATCCTCTATAGTTCGTTGTTTGGATGCATCCCAATCTGCTGCTTTGATGGTAGAATTTACCATATCGCCGGTCTTGGCTCGTACTCCAGCACCATAAACTCGCACTTCGACCTCATTGTTTTCTGGTTGTTCATAATCCGTTAAGATTGTAATTCGTACTTGATGTGTTAATGATTCCGGAAATTTCGCCTTCCATCCTTCCCCATATGACCAAATTTGGAATGTTGGATCATCATATGTCCCAACAACAGCATCCTGTGGTTTTCTTCTTGTGCTACTTTGTAGTTCGAGCTTGTGTGTTTTAACATACTTGCGTGCCCATTGGTCGAGCTCCAGGCCTTGTTTTTGAATGGGGTCTGTTGGAAGATCTCCATTTTCTGTTAAATATTGTTTCCAGAGTGTTAGGTATGTTCTTTGCATTATTGTTCCTATATTATAGATTATCTAATAATAAATATGACACCGTCATATTCAATAAAGAGCACCTATATAGCAAAAAATCTCCCCGTGCGAGAAAAACATATATAACCACCCGCATCATCTAGGGGGTGGTCTACCCCTTTAACGAAACCCTCCCCACCCCCCTATATAGCCCCCCCGATCACCCCCCGATACACCCCTATACCATACCCCCCCTAGCCCCATAAAAAAAGGGGGGCTATTGCCCCCCCTTGTTGACCCCTTGGTTCTTTATACCGACTCGCGTAATGCTTCGCGTATCTCTGTGGCAGCTACATTGTCTGGATGACTTAAGTCGGACTTAATGCTTAGGGCTTCCATCAATTGATATATGCCTGCCCACTTACCTCTTAGACGATCGGTTAATGTATCTGCTTCGCCATACCATTTCGTAGCCAGCATGTAACTTAAATATGCTTGGGCTTCTCGGTTTTGGATCTCTTGGATCATGTTCTTCTTTGTCATTGTCTCTCTCTTTTAATTAATAATAATAAAGATAAGAAATACGTTTCAATTATCCTAATCTTTTGGTAACTTTTTTTACAGCAGAAATCCGACGCCTTTCGACGCCGGATCCTGGTTCGAGATATATACGTTCTAAGCCGGGATGATTTGTTCTGCAATCATCATCTTGGGATTTTCAAATCCCATTGCACATATGCGGGCTGCCTTGATAAAGCTACGGAGGTTAATCTCTACTCCATCAAACTCTTCATCGAGCTCCTTCATCAACTGCAAAGCCTGCTCCTTAGCTGGCATTGGGATACGACGCTCCATTGTTATCATCAATTGACCCATTCTGGTAAACATCTGCTCCGTTGTCAAAGCAACATCACTTACAAAGCTACGTGAGCGAATTGCTTCATCCAATTTGCTTTGATCGATGTTGGAGATAAAGATGATGCGCCCGGTAAACTCAAAATGGCGCGGTACCTCACTGCCAAACTCATCCTTGAGCGTCTTTGTGGAGATGTAACTAATCTTGCGGGTGTCATATGAATCCAAAGCCGCTTTGAGGATATTCACTGCATCATCGTCTTTGAATATGGAGTCGCAATCATCCAACACAATAACCTTGTCGCTATTCTCATACAGCGTAATAAACAAACCGGCCGGGGTAGCACGACCCTTGAAGTGAACAAAGTCGGTAGACTCCTTAAGGCCCAATGACTCCAATGTACTCTTAACCAAATGCGTCTTGCCGGTACCCGCGCCTCCGGTAATAACAAGTGATGGCTGAATGCCACGCCCTACCATTTTAGTCAGCCGCTCAATGTTTGCAAACATCTCCTCTGGGTCTTGTTGCTCTTTAGCCTGCATAAAGGACATCTTGGCTACTGGTGGTGGAGTCAATGCAACACCCATGTCCATTGCAGGTACTCGGGTAACACGGCCCGTTGTGGATACTACTAATACCTCGCGGTTCTTCTCAGCATTCAATAGCTGGATGTGTCGGATGGTGTCTTTAGGCGCTATGCTACCTGTGGTTGTGTTCTTGGCAAACAACTTGCCTTTAATTCTAACTGGTTCAAAAACATTACTCATCATATATCTCTCTTTTTAATTATACTTAAATTTAAGGAATTAATCAATGCGATCCAACCGTTTCGCAAACTTTTTTTTAAAATTTTATGTTATAAGGAAAATATGTTTTTGGTCCGCCGGCTATCTTCTTTTGATCTACGATGGCAAAACCAGATACAGAAGCACATACACTTACAGGAACATCTACGGCCTCCGCAATTGCGGAAATTTGATCAAACATCTCCTCCGGCCAATTGAAACCACACTCAACTGAAATAGTAGTGGCTGCTCCGTATTTGCCGGTTATGCTGAATAATTTAACATTGCACGGAACTTTTGCTTGCTCCAAGCCTTGAACTAACTTTTGAAAATCTGTCATATATCTCTCTTTTTAATTTATATAAAGATAAGGAATATATCGATAGGATCCTAATCTTTTGCAAACTTTTTTTGGATTTTTTTACTTGCTATAAACTTCCTCATAGAAGCTTCGAAGCATCTTGCCATGCTCGGTACGCACATAGTCTCTGCGCAATTTAAATAGATACTGTAAGCACCTGTTATAGGTCCAAAACTTCTCTACCGATTTGTTGGTGTTGGTGTTATAGAATGCCGTTGGGTTCTCACCATATTCTGCTTGGAGTGCTTGAACAATCTCCAACTTGCTATTAAATACTTCTTGTAACATATGCTCTCTTTTTACGTCCTTAAGGGCCGACATTTCTGCCGACCCTGGACTGAGAGATATATCTTTATTGATCCTCGGAGCTGTCATCGCTCGCATCCTCATCTGCCGTCTCCTCAAATATGTTTTCCAATTCCTCGCGTATGTTATTAACTATACTATCCGTGTCGATACGCACATCCACTAATTCAATAGTGTTGTTGTAATTCAATTCAAACTCTGCATCGTCAAAATCAACTATGTCCCGGGTGCGCAAATTGCCAATGGCATTTTCGACAATGTCCATTACCTTGTCAAACGACTCCTCATTTAATAGGAACGTCTTGCTTTCGACTTGCTCTGCCTCCAACTGCTGGATAAGGGCAATTACTTTGTCGATGTCAACTTGTGAAGATAACGTCTTTGCTGCTTCCAATTGTGCTACTAATTCTACTTTTTTCATCTCTCTTTTTTTTTGGTTTTGTGGGACTATTCCCTTTTTAATTATACTTAAATTTAAGAAATTAATCAATGCGATCCAAATCTTTTTGCAACTTTTTTGCAAAAAAGTTATTCACAATTGCATTTCAAGAAATTCTAGTATTGCATCATATAAGCCTGGATCATCACTTAAATCATTGCCATCTTCATCTCGAAATACCGTATCAATCACTTTGCCACTCTCATTCAGATAATCAATTACGTATACTGTATTACCTGCTGTCAATTCAATTTCGAAGGTTTCGGTAATTACGGCGCTAGTTGTTTTGCTAATCAATTTCATTTTTTTCTCTTTTTAATTATACTTAAAGATAAGTAAAAAAAGAATGCGATCCAACCGAATCGCAAACTTTTTTCAAACTTTTTTTAATCAATTTTATTCAGGGTATCTATAATGGTATCGCATAACGTGGCTACTAAATTATTGTAATCTGCGCCTTCCAATGCTTCATCAATTCCGAATCCTTCTAAGATACATAATACGTTTTCCTGTAACTGTTCTTTTGCTTCTGTTTTAGTCATATCTCTCTTTTTTTTATTTACTACTTTTTTTGCTGCGGCTAATTAACATCATAATTAGCACCACGTTGAGCAACAAGCTCATATATACTATGTCGCCTATCATACTCCGATATATACGGCCCCGGCGGTACCGGATGCTAACTTGTAAATAATAAAGGCAATACCAAATGCCAATAACCCGGTGCATGCTACTGCTAATGCCTTAAGGGTAACTTCTACTACGTTCTCGATGCTAAACACTTTTTTCATTTTTCTCTCTTTTTAATTTATATATAAAACCAAATTTCTACAAAGGGTTACCCTTTTTTTCAAACTTTTTTTAACTTTTTTTTTTCTAATTGCCTAAGCCATCAAACGTGTTGACGATGTGGTCTACTGCAGATCCGCCTTGCTTGGCAGCGTTCTTCTGAGCCGCTACATCTGATATCGCCCGGGCAAAGTCTACGAGGTCGCCTTTTGCTTTTGCAACAAGCAACATTTCCATTATCATGCCCAACAACACAAAATCTTCATCGCCGGTTAGCATTGCTAATACCTGAGCATTGTTTTGAGCATCTGTTACGTTCTGGATTAAGTCCCTAGCTAACTGTTCTTGCATTTTGTTCATCTCTCTTATTTTTTAATTATACTTAAATTTAAGGAATTAATCAATGCGATCCAACCGTTTCGCAAACTTTTTTCAAACTTTTTTTAAAGCATGCAACTAATGATATATAGAATCAACAAGGGCATGATAATGTACATGGCTACGCGGCCGAAGAGATCGTTAAGATCTGGATCATTCTGTTTCATATGTTATAGGTATTGCTCAAGTAACTTAATTCCTGGAAGTGCTGCCAATGCCTCCTCAGCTTGACGAACCAATTGTCGTGCACGCTCATTTGTGATACCCATCTCCTCACCAATCTGCTCCATGCTTTGTGCATACTCAACACCTAAGCCATAATTGCGTCGCAATGCCTCTTCTTGCTTAGGCTTTAATTGTGCCAATGCTCTATCAATGTCAAACTTCAGGTCCGCGCGGTCTCTGCTGCTGCGCACCTCATCGGCTGCCAAGAATCGATCCGCATATGTCTCTTTGTTGTCATCATCGCCTACTGGAGTGGAAATGCTCTTTGTGGAATACTCCTCAGTAGCCGTACGGTGTGATGGGATTCTTACTGTGCGGGATAAATCATTGAGGGCTTTCTGCAACTCGGCACGGATATACCATACTGCAAACGTTATGAATTTAACATTCTTGCTGGTGTCAAAACGATCCACAGCCTCAAACAATCCAATGTTGGCAAATGCTATGAGGTCCTCCATCTCCAAGCCCATGCCCTGGTACTGTCGTGCCACTTGCACTGCAAACCTCAGGTTGCTTTCTATTATGGTGTTGCGTGCCTTAAGGGAGCCTGCCTGTGCATCAAGGATTAACTGCGTCTCTGCCTCCCGGCTTATGACCTGAGCCTTCTTTATCTCGGCTACGTAACGCTTTGTGGATTCGGCGCCTACTATTGCACCATTTGTAACATTGATTCTTCTTTTCATAACTCTTATTTCTTTTTATATATAACCAAATTTCTGCAAAGGGTTACCCTTTTTTTCAAACTTTTTTGAAACTTTTTTAGCCCGCTTATTTGATAAAGCGGGGTTTCTGTAATGCTGCTCGAGCTTCTCGGTATATGCGGTTGCGTTCTGCTTGTGCCATTGCTTGCTTCACTGCCGCATTCAATTGTTGTGGACGTTTTGCATCTGCCAACATGCGGGCTGCTACTGCGTCTTGCTTGAAAAATCCTGAATTCTTTTTGCCTACTGCCATCTCTCTTATTTTTTAATTATACTTAAATTTAAGAAAAAAATCAATGCGATCCTAATCTTTTTGAAACTTTTTTTAAATTATTTTTCCGGAATATCTTCCGTGTCATATAGCTCATAATCGCCATCACCATCACTGTCAGTACACGCGTTGATGAATCCTTTACCTGATTGCACCATTGCTAATGCTTCTTCTTCTGTCTCTGCTTCTACTTCGAAGTATTGGAAGATTGTTGCTGGAATTTTTTGTTCAAACTTAAATAACTTTTTCATTGCTCTTATTTTGTAAATGTGATTTGATAATCCAAATCAAATGATGTTTTAACTTTAACTTTATAACCTTTAAACGTACCTATTCCATAAACATAATCGATGAAACTCATTCTATCATCTGGATGTGCTTTGGATTGATATGTATTATACTCTTCTCTTAATTGCTTTTCTAATTCTTTTTTCATACTTGAAATATACGAAAAGGGTATTAAATACCCTCTTCCTCTAATTCTTCTACTAAAATATCTACTCTGTAACTTCCTAATTTATTTACTAACCAAATACCTCCTATAGTTAAACAATAAACATACTCTACTCCACTTTCAAATCCGTAATCAAACAAATCTTCTACATTTGGAAACGTTGTAAAATTCAAATCTTCATTTCGATCACGATGATATGCTATTGTACTTTCAGTTGATTCATTTAACACTGAAATATCACCTAGTTCCATTAGTTTTTCTGTTTTTTCTCTATCGTAGTGTTCAAATAATGTTTTTCCTACTCCTGATAAGTAACCATCAAAATGACAATATATTGATGTTACTGTTCCGTTTTCATTTTCAATTGCTATTCTACTTCTTGTTGCCATAACCTTAATTTTTTAATTTATACCTGAATATATGAATGAGATTTTAGTTATTTTAATCCTGATCTAATCTCTATCAAATTCTTTTCTAATCAATTCTCTACCTTTTTGGTATTGTCTATCAGTAATATTTCCAAATATTCTAAATGTTTCTAACATATCCATAGCCATCTTTTTGGTAGGAGCTGTTTCAATCATTTCTTTTATTTTTTTCATAACCTATTTATTTTGTAAATGTAATTTTATATTCAAAGTCCCAAGACTCTTTTACCTCAACTCGGTGACCCTGGAATCGACCCAAGCTATAAACATAATCAATAAAGCTCATTCGGTCCTCCGGATGCGCTGCGGATTGGTATTTGTCGTACTCCGCCCTTAACTGTTTTTCTAATTTTTTATTCATCTCTCTTTTTAATTTATTTAAAGATAAGTAAAAATCCAATGCGATCCAAGCATTTTAGGAAAAAAGTTTGGAAAAAGTTTTGGCTGTCTTAAGAGGACCTTTAAAGTCATTTTCGCGTCCCCATATCTCGGCTAAGCCACTATGTCCACACTTAGGAATTACCGTATACATTACATTGCCTGTCTCGATATTGCATATACGAAAATCATCATACAATGGGCCATTCATCGGACAATTATTCTTAAAGAACACATAGTGCGTCAATAAATCAATTTGCGGGTTATGCCGGAGGAATGTCTTTACCTGCTTCATCAGCTTCCAGGATTTGTTTCGTAAACTGGAATCTTTGCAGAACCAATCATAAAAGTTATAACATGCATCGTTCTGTCCCTGTGAGTCAATAATTAAGCCGTTGGCTTGTGCATTCAATTGATCTGCTAAATTTGCTGTCTTTGTCATATATCTCTCTTTTTAATTTATATAAAGATAAGGAATAAATCAATGCGATCCAAATCTTTTGCAAGAAAAGTTACAGAAAAGTTTGCTGGCTCTAAAAGCCAACAAACCCTACTTTGAGTGGTAACTCTAATTCTTCTGCTATATCCTTTAAGCGCTAATAAGGAGCATATTCTATTTCTTCTTCAACGCGTCTGGCAACATCTGCTACGCTAAATCCATGGCCGAATCCATAACACAATACAGCCTTTTGAATTTTAATCATCTCCGGCAATGCATAATCCAACCATTCCGAATCAGATCCAAACATTTCTACATCCATATCGCATGCAGCGGTCCACATTTCAAACACTTTTACTTTAACGGCTTCGGCAACCTGATCATTGTGGTCATACATTGCCTTGCTCCAAGGCTTAACAATCTCAATTCCGTACTGGACTTTTTTTGCTTTTTTCATTTTTCTCTCTTTTTAATTTATATAAAGATAAGTAAAAGATCAATGCGATCCAAATCTTTTAGCAACTTTTTTTACTTTTTTTTAAACTTTTTTTATCAAAGCCGTTATTTGAAAATTACCGCGAGGCAAATCCAACCGATGCATTAACCCGGCAATTGCACGATTCTCCGTTGTGACATTGTCTACATTTGGTTGATATGGGAATTGGTGCGTTGCATTGTTTTGTACATCCAACACTATAAACCCGGCATACATTTTGTTAATCTTCATATCTCTTAATTTTATACTATAAAGATAAGTAAAAATCCAATGCGATCCAACCGTTTCTGCAGAAATGTTTCAAAAAAGTTATTCACAAAAAAAGGGCGACCGAAGCCGCCCGTGGTACACGCCTGGGAATAAGAGAGAGAAACCCGTTGGTCGTGTTACCCAATATGCGGCGGGATCGAGGTGTTGGCGCCTAGGCCCACGTGGTACCAAGTGTGAAGGTCGATCCAACGAATCGATCCCTTCGTTAACGATCCGCCGGGTGCGTCTGGTAGGAGCACATTGTTCCCGGACCCCGTCGTTATTTTCTTCTACGTTCGCGGATTACGATCGCCGCAATCAATCCTAACAATGCCGCCATCCATACTATAAACAATATCATCATCTTTCTAATTACTCTTATATAATATGAAATACGCGCGCAACATCCAACCGAAAAGTAAAAAAAGTTTACGCTGTATAGCTAGCAAACCGAACGAAACCGGGTCTAAAACCTGGTTTTGGTCTAAAAATAGGACACCACTCGGACTAAAAATCAAACCGCTTTTGCTCTAAAAATGGCCTAAAAATAGGGCATATTGGTCTAAAAATAGCGGGAGGGTGCGGATATTGCTCTAAAAATAAAGCATTCAGATCACTAGCTATAACGACACGCTGATATGGACTAAAAATAGACATGGTACGAGATCTCGTATATATAGAGCGCACATTGGACTAAAAATAACCTTCACTCGGACTAAAAATAAACCAGGGAGATACGGGGCACGTGATCTAAAAATTGCGCATATCGGTCTAAAAATAGGTGATCCATGATCGCGGCTCATACAGTTCGTTTAAGAACATTGTAGCCCTTTTGGAGTCTAGATACCAGGTAAACCACAATAAAGACGCTATGCCCCGCCAAAACAAGTAGGACCGGCAGGGAGATATCTAATCTACCTTGCTGGATGCTACTACACACTAAAACTACAATTCATTCTGGATATGCGTCTATGAATATTACGTGTACCATTCTAAAAATAACAAGGGGGCGGGAGCCATACTAGACTCTGTAACCAATTTGCATGAACTAGTAACGTATGTGGGAAACCCTGGGTACGAGGGGACTTATGTACTTGTATGCATATATACATGTATCTCTTATTGCATACTCGTCTTTTATACTTGTATATGCTTTCTTCGTATATTAATTATTCTTCTTCAGTATCCGTAAACATTGCATTCCTACAGATACTAATTAGTCCAGACGCCCAGTAAAAAAGTGCCTACCGTAGCAGACACTTTGAATTCAATTGATAACATTATGCTAAATTAGATTTGCCTTTGTTGTTTGTAGTATTCGTATCGTTTTTTGCTAACATGTTGATTCGATTAAGCATTGTATTAAGGTCTGGGAAATTATTGAGTGCCCAACAAGCTAATATCCAATATATATCAGTATGAATTTTTTTTTCTTCTATATAGGGTTTCAACATTGCAACTGTAATATTCTGGCCGGGTTTTAATTTAAAATGATTACGTACTGCCATTATATTAGACATTTTTTCAGTTGCTCTACATGTATATCCAGGATCTCCTTTGCGACCTGTTAAAGCCCGCTCGCGCCATGAAATTAACTGATCAGGTGTCGTATCTAATCTTAATGAAGTTATAACAGATTTTGCTTTCAATATATTGGCATTTAACTTTTTATTAGCTGACGAAACTATAGTAGCTTTTATGTTATCTGATGTGTCTCGTTTTGTATTTTTTCTAACAAATGCATTTGTTATTTTCTTTTCTGGATTAAGTGGTTTGATAGCATATATGATATGTTGTATTTCATGAACTAATGTATCATATTTTGCTGGATCATCAAGTTCTAAATTAACATTTATTACAGTAGATATTCCAACGATTGGGTTGTCTACGTATGCATATGCAGTATCCAATCCCGATATAGTGGCAGTAGAATCATAAAATTTAATATACAACTTATCTAACGTATCAAAATATTTTGGCCACACCGTTTGTATCGATTGAAACTTGCTAGGTAAATACCACGTGTCCCAATTTTGTTGAACTCGTTGTTTTGTTATTGGATCTGACAGCCATGATTTCCAAAAAGCAACTGCTTTAGGTAATTCAGTTAACCATTGTTTTTTACGAATATAACGTTCTTTTTTTATTGTTACCGGTTCCATCAAATTCAGTTTAAACTCTTTAAATTCGGTACCGATAATCTTTTTACTAGTGATATTTTGTGATGCAATACCTATATTGCGTAATGATGCTACTATTTTTTGTACATCAGCAAGATTAAATCGATCATATTCTGCATTGATCATCGATGTGAATGTAGTATATCCAGTTTTATTATCTTTAAATTTCAATATGTATTCCAGAAACTCATCTCTGTTACGTAGCAGTTTGATTGCAGCCAGTACTGCATCCACGTCGGTACCTAATCCTTTAACTGCAGTAACAGTTTGATTATATGCACGTTGTACGCGTTTTTTATCTGTTTGCTCTTGTAGTGATTGAGCTAACAAAAATTTAAGTTTTATACCCACAATAATAAATATTCATACAGTAAAAAAGTGCCAACGTGATGCTGACACTTTAATTTGATTTTATCCTTTAATTTTTTGTACTATCTGCATAAGATAATTGTAACGGAACTTTGAATCATCATATGGTCCAACCAATCCTTTAAATTTGCGAATATTTGCTTCAAGTTTAGATACTTTATCAATTACTGTATCCGTTGTTGCGGGCACTCGTTGAATGCGATTAATAGCTTGGCTAATCGATTTGTCCCATTCTTTCGCTTGCATCTTAGGTGTGATGCGTTCGAAGTCTTTATATTCATTATCAAGACTAAAGTTAAATCCACCTATTTCGCGCGCGGAGCTACTCGCAGTTCCACCAAACACTGGATCTTTCATTACCTGATACGTATCTGGACCCAAGTCTTTGAAGTTTCCTTGTTCTAATAAAATCTTGTGTAAACGTATCATAATTTATATTCCTTATCTATATGATAATAAATATGGTGCTACGTAGATTACCGCGTTACAATTTCATAACCCGATTCGTCTTGCAATGGAATAAACTTTGTAACCATTTTGCCTTTGAAGCTTTCATGAAACCATCCCATGTCCTGGCCTGCTGCAATGTAAGGTCCTCCTGATGGATCTACCATATCAATGGATTCGGTATCACTGTATACTAAATGCATATACTTTTTTGCAAACTCTGTCCATGTGCTTGCTTCCGTGTCCCATTCGTGTACACGCGTCTTGAATACTAATTCACTATCCGTACCACCATCGGCTACATACTTAGCGTATGCATCTTTGTATACATTGGGCCAACCACAGCGATGCCATTCAAAGTTTCCGGTCCATTTAATGTTACCATTTGGTTGCAATTCAAAATGGTAATCTTCTCCGTATCTGTTTGTGTAGTTTATCATATTATTCTCAATTTAATTGTTTTGCTTGATCAACATGTTTGCAACGCTTCCTAAACCCAAAGCCGGAGCATGTACATGACCATTGCTTAAAGCGAACGGTAACGGTGTATGCAGTACCCGTTGAGCCTTTAATTGTGAATTGTTTACGATCCGTTGGAATGTCACGTTGCTTTGCTTGATAGCGAACCCATATATGAGATGCATCTTCGTAAGTAACATTTTCAGCAATGCGTATGCTACCGCCTTCGGCATCGTGAAACAACATGGTGCGACCTGATAACAAATTTGCAATTACTGGCGCATACAAGGAAGGTCCTCTACGCATTGCTCTAACTTCTTGCTTGGTGTATACTTTCATTCTGCTTATCTTATAACATTAATATAAGAAAACAATTTCAAAAATCCTAATTGTTACGATACTTTTTTCTCAAAATGATATCATAGTAATCGGTTCGAGTCTCCATTACTCCATCTTTGCTTTTGATCCATACGCATGGAAACTCTTCGCGACATTGTGCTATGCGTTCTGTTTTCGATTTGGTTTTATCAGTAAATAATTCATAATACAACCAACATTCCCAATAATGATCTTGTTCTGGAGCTTTCCATATTACGGCTATTTGATATCCAAAGAATACAAATGACCAAATAGGAGCCCATTCAAAACGTATATCTTTTGATGTCCATTTCGATTTCCATCCCAATCCAACAAAATCAAATCCAATTCGTTTAGGAACAAATTTCATCTGACCCGGTTTATCGGGATCGTTAACGACTTTACGTGGATAAAAGTACGGTGTTCCTATAGCAGTTTTTCCAATGTAAACGTTAGGTCGTATAGGACGAAATGGTGACCATATGGTCTTAAGGTAACTAAATGTTTTCATTGATTCTAAATAATTCGTAAACGCTATTGGTTGTTTTAAATTTAACGTAATCATCCCGTTGTTCCATGATCTCGGTAACAACTGTAGTTTGCCATGTAAAGAAATCATTAAATGGGGACATGATAAGTGAGCGACCAATATCTGGACTTGTATGCTTTGCTTTAAGCCGACCTTCAAAATTCCATTCAAGCCACATCACTTCTTTAGATTGATTAGTTAATCCATCTCGTTCTCTAACAAGTTTCCAATTGAATTCGTTTTCAATAACTCCTTGTTCGAGTGCAATCTTCAATACATTATCTTCCGTTAATGTCATTGGTATTTTGTCTTGTTTAATTTTGCTCATCTTTAATCTTGTTACGTAAAGAATCGCTAAACTTCAAACCCCACATCAAACTTATCATGGCCATTTCGCGTTCTGCCCAGCGAGCTGGCAATCTAAGATTCTTTTGTAAATACTTCTTGCCCCATGCTTGCCAGCAATCATTTTGTTCTACTGTCATCGTCCATTCTTGGAACCAGTTATCCTTTCGATCCTTTATGTCATCATAGGTTACTTCATGCCCAGCAATGCGGAACATTTCGTTAATCATATCGACAAGCATCTTTTCTTGTTTTTCTCGTCTTGTTAATCTCTTTGCCATTTTTCTTGTTTTAATAATGCATTTTCAGCTATCTTGATATGTCGTTCTAACATTTCAATATGTTTATCTCGTTTTTCAATGTCCGATTTAAATCCTTCGATTACCTGTTGCAATTCAACAATCATTGCTCTTAAATCATCTAAATACGTTGTAATTTGTTGCATCGGATCTTTCATAACTTATAATATAAAATTTATAATACATTTCCAATCAATCCCACCATGTTTTTATTCCGCTACCATCAAACCAAGTCTCATATTCATCATGATAATTTTTTAACGTTAACTTTTCATGCATCATTTGAAATTCTACATAACGTTGACCTTGCAGTGTTCGCCATAACTCCGTCCAATCTGCTTCTGCCATTTTTTCTGCCAAATCTATGATTTTACGTAGTTTGTCTACATGATATTCTATTGCAAGGTCAAATTCTACCGTCTCGCCTAATTCGGCTTCGGCTAATGCAAAGTAATCATCTGCATGTATACGATCTATCAAATCAATGCAACGTTGAATCTTAGCAACCTTTTTGAGACGAGTTACTTCAACTTCACTGCCCGTTTGAATTGCATCGCGTAATGGTATGAGTGATGCTCTCCAAAGCTGTAACTGATACGCATAATCATATGGTTTGAATCTCCATATGACACGCCAAAACGTTTTGATGTTTTTGCATCCTTGTTTGAAATCAAACCACCACCACCTTAAACTTCTTACAGACCACATCCTTCTATCTCAATTGGTTGTTGTGTTGTATCAGGACGATATGGATCTTGTTGTTCAAACAACATGTCTCGAAGCATTCTGTTTTCATTTTCCAAATGCTTACAAGTTTCAAATCGTTTCATCAAATTCATAGCTACTACGTATCCCATTATGCATCCAATACACGTACCTACTATTGCTGCATATAATTTACTCCGCTCCATTTTCTACATCTTTTTGTTTTGATAATTCATATTCATATCGTTCTGCAATCAACTTGCGTTGCGTACTGCTACGTTCCGATGTTTTGTCTTGAACCATATCATATTCTTGTTTCAAAGTATCCATATCCATTCTGGCTATTTCGCGTACTGACGGAGGAAGATAATCAGTTGGGTCAATACTTTTCATAAATTGTTGCAAGAACTGATTGTATTGTTCTTGTTCTTCGGGCGTTAAATTTTCTAAATTCATATTATGATACTATATTAATTAATAACCAAATTGCACATGACCATCCTGCCGTTCCTACGAACAACATGGATTCTGTAAACAAATCTGGTTGTGGTTCCTCTAATCCTTTTATCAATCTAATCACACAGGCTAACGCCAATGGAATTCCAAAAAATGCTAATGTCATATCTCTTATTTTTTAATGTTACCAAAGCAATCCAAACCGGCTTTCCAATTTATAATCCAGTTAATACAGCCTCTGTTTAACCAATACTTTTTTTGTTCTTTTGTCATATTCTCTTATTTTTATTGTTACACGTTTTACTCAAAAAATCGTTAAGTGAATGTCCGCATACACATGATTGCGAAGACACATCAAACTTACAACCTGGCTTTGATATTTTTTTATCTGATAAGAATGCACCAACTTCCGATTGCAATGAATGCGTATTAACGGGAACTGCATCTATAGGCCCATCATACTTAGTTACGCTACCATCGGCATGAATTGTCATTGAAATATTTAATTTTCTTGGTTCTGGTTTAGACCGATTAAATACTAGATCAAACTCGCCATTATTAGTTTCAAATAAAAATTTTCGTACTTTGTTTGTCGCCGTAACAATAAATTGTAATCGTTTCATAACTCTTTTTCTATAATATAGAAAAGAATCAACGATAATCCAACCGATACGGAAGAAACTTTGTTATCCTTTAATTAATTTTTTATCTTCTTTGTTTAAACAAAATTTTGGATCTGACAACAATTTATCAAATCGACGATCAACGTATGAATTTAATTCATCAATTCGTCGATGCATCGACTCTTCGCGATGACTAATCTCGTAACGAGTTTGATTGAATTGTTCTTGTGTATTGCGCGTTCTTTCATCAATCGTTTTATGTAAGTTTTCATCGATATGCCCATTGCTTCGATATAAATTACTAATCGACTCGTTCATATAACGATCTAACATTTCTAAGCTTTTTTTTAATTTCAGTACCTTCACAGTACTATATACAGCAATAGCAGCAAGTGCCACCAATACCATTGTTAGTACTCCAAAAGCAAACATTAATGTTTCCATAATTTTCCTCCGTATGTCAAAGAACTCCCGTATCGGGTTGGTTATCGTACTTGCGAATATGCATCGCAAGAAGTTTTTGTTGAGCGACAAGCTGTAAGCGTGCAACACAATGCAATAAGTATCATAGCAACTAGTTTCATATTGGTGTTCCTGTTATGTTTTTATAATCAACGTATTGTTGAACTGCTTCATAGTAATCTTCTCTAGGAAATGCAATTCGAACATTATCAATATAAGCAAATACTTCCCGCGGAAAAGCAACAACATTAGAAAGTTTATCGAAATCAATTTTTTGAAGTTTGTAGTAACTTCCCGATTCTGCCAATCTCGTAAGTATTTCTATTTTCATAACTGGTACTACATGATCATGTTTTTATAACTTATATGATATAAATATATGTAAAATAAATTCTATATCCAAATCATTTGATTGTTTTGATTACTTCACCATTTTCAAATACTTCTATAACGATGCCGGTAGCATTTTCATCGATGGTTTGTCCTAGCAGATTAGTTCGTCGAGCCACAACGCGTATGCTGGTTTTATTGTTGATTACGATTGGATCAAAAGTTTCGTAAGCACCATCGGTATCATATTGAGTTAGTCTATAGTAGTTGTATACGGGTTTAACGGCATTGTCTGTAACATCGTAATGAAGCTCTTGAGTCGAATTACCGGCTGCAGCAACCGTTCCCAGTTGAGACCATGTAATTCCATTTTCACTTTTTTCTACTACAAAATGTGTCGTGTTGTGTTCCGTAGCAGTTGCCCAATAAATAAAGTTGCTTTTGTCTACTGGCTTACCACTGAAGTAAAGCAACTCAATTGGTAAAGCTCCCATTGTTATTATCAGGTACTGCTGGGTTTGAGTATTGCATCCAGACGCATTGGATACTGTTACACGAACTGCTCCATTTGTTGTTGTTTGTGGCCATGTAAACGTTGTTGTAGGTGAGTTTGAGTTTGGTATGTTAACCCATAATGGTGCAGAAACAGTTTGAGTATAAGCCCATACATAACTTGCTCCTATAATCGGAGTGATTGAGTATGTTTCAGCAGTACCAGCAATGATATTGTTATTGCCTGATATATTGCTTACTAGAGGTAAACTAGGATTAACGTTTATTGTTGTTGATGTTGATGCATTGCAACCGTTTGATGATACTGTAAGTGCATAAGACTGTGTGCTAGTTGGGGATGCCCATGGACTAGGTGCAGAGGTATTAGTTAAATTAACATTTGGTGTCCAAGTGTAGGTTATAGGCGCACCTACTGGTAATCCCGTTACTGTGCTAACGAGTTGCGTTGAGTTACCTGCACAAATAGGGTTAGAGCTAGGTGTGATACTAACTGATGGTATTGGATTGACTGTTATAGTAACTGAAGCACAACCTGCACTGAACTGACTATTGTTATAGTTTCTTACAAAATATGTAGTTGTAACATTGGGTGCAACGGCAATGGAGTTACCAGTACCTATAAAAGTTGTACCACATCCTCCCGTATACCAATACGCTGTACCTACTACACCATTTGCATTTAACGTAGTCGATCCACCACTACACAGTGCCATGACACTAGCTGATATTGAGGTTGGGTTTGTTGGTGCAGGGGGTGGAGTGCAGCTTCCTGAATAAGTTACATTAATCGTAAAACCATTACCCACAACAGAACCATCTGATAGGAATTGAACGGTTAACGGAACTCCTGCAGGTGATGATATATTTGGTATGTTAGAGTTCATCCAATAGGTTCCAATAAGAATTCCACCTGTTCCGACTCCTTGAAAAATTCTAACTCTATCACAACAAGACTCACCAGACGAAGAACCTGATAGCGAAATAACAGCAGCTCCGCCATTATTCAATACTGTATATCCATTTGCGTAGTTTGAGTAACTTCCAAATTGACCTCCATGATCATATAATGTTGTGTTTGTTCCGCAGTTAACGGTATTGAATCCGCTATAAGGAACAAGCGTTCCTCCACCTCCTCCACCTCCGCCTCCGCCACATTGCGCAGTTCCAATTGAACCACTTGAAGTTGATGTACCTGTTAGAAGAGTTTGTAGTGGTATGACTGTGGCTCCTGTGCTGCTTGTTACACGTATTCGACACTCACTAGACCAACTACCAGTTGTAGAACGCCATACTCGAATTGTTTGTCCAGCTGTCGCACTAAAGGTAACAGTTGCTGGTCCGTATCCGCTACTCAGCGTTACATTAGATACTACAATAACTCCGTTTACTGACACAGATGCGCGGTTACCCGTCCAACCATCTCCATATGTGTCAGTCATATGTAATGTATGTATACAAGATTGAGAAAATGAGATTGCTGATAACAACAATATAAATGCAAGTAATAGTTTCTTCATACGGTATCCTTTACGATACTCACTTGAAGAATCTTTTCAGAAACCCCCATCTACCATGGGCCGGCCGAGTCAATTATAAATATCAACGAATCATCGTTATATGACCAGTAACAGTATATTTTGCATCTGTATTTTTATCACCAAACCAAATCTTATATGTATATACGCCATCTGCACATAATGCATTGTTATATGTACCATCCCAAGCTGCTTCTGCCCAATAAGATTCCCATACCATTTCTCCCCAACGATTGAATACCGTTAAATGAAATTCTGCAGGATCGAAGCCTGAGGTAAACACCGGCCGCCATGTTTGATTGTGTTGGTTACCATCTGGCGTAAATGTATTTGGTACATAATACAACATCTGCGGACAACGAGATACCGTTACCGTTGTGGTTGTAGGTTCTGAAACACATCCATCGACTGTATGCGTTGCTTGTATCACATACATTCCGGCATTGTTCCATGATACTGTTAGTGTCGGAGATTGTGTCGCGTTGCCTAACAACGTCCATTCTGTTATGCCTGGTGCAGTTACTGTAGCTACATATATTGATGATACAGAGTCACCTTCACAAATTTGTATGAATTCATCATTTGGAGTAATTGCTAATACTTCAGGCTGTGGATATACTGTTACGGTTGTGTAAGATGTAAATGCACAATTGCTCTGTGTATATGTATATGATATGCTATTTGTTCCAATTGCATTGGTTGGGTCTAACGTATTACCAGTAACACCCAAACCAGCAAACACGCCACCTGCAGGAGTTGCTGTGAGTGTTGCATTTGCATCATATACGCAAAATGGACCAACCACATCAATTGTTGGAACGATATTTAATATGAACACATTAACCGTAACGGGTGCACTTAGGCAACCAAACTGATTTGCTGCTACTACTTGAACGGCTCCGCCTACTAATCCTGCGTTTAATGCACTCCAATCTACCGTGATGGCACTTGTTCCTTGCCCCGATGTAATCGTCCCTGGCGTTGTCCACGCGTATGTATAACCCGGTTGCGTTGGCACCGAATATGTTGCAGCAGTCTCTCCTAAGCATACGGTATCAAGTGATGCAATAGGACCAGTAATTACTGGAGGCGGATCAATCAACGTGATGGTGTTAGATGATGTACATCCATTGGCATCAGTCACCACTACAGCATATGTACCTTGACACAACGTTGTAGCTGTTTGAGTAATTTGTCCATTGCTCCAAGCATAAGTATACGGAGCTACGCCATCAACCGGATTAGCAGTTGCAGTACCATTACAATCTCCAACACATACGGGATTGGTTGAAGTTATCAGCGGATCTTGTAGTGGGGCTGGATCGATCAATGTAGCAGATGTAGTTATGTTGCAACCATTGATATCGGAAACGGTTACTGTATATGTTCCTGCACAAAGACCTGTTAATGAATTTGTTGTTTGACCCGTTGTCCATGTATACGTATAAGGTGCAGTACCATTAGTTGGAGTAACAACTAAAGTACCATCGCACGCAGCATTACATAATGGATCTGTTATAACAAAGTTAGGTTGATTGAGTACTGGAGGACCTGGTACTACTTGCACCGTATCTGGACCTAAGCCTACTCCTGCATTACATGTTGACCATCCTGCATTGCAAGCCGGATACTCTAGATGACAAGTATAATAAGCTCCACCGGCTGGAGGTGTAACTGTTATTTGATTTACACCAGTTGCAATTGGGATTGGATTTCCTACTTGATACCATACTAAAGTTGGTAGCACAGCAGCACCGTTAGGAGTGTATCTTCTAGCATCTTGCTGAGCAGTCCATTGAGTTGAATTCCTTCCAGGAACTGTTACTGCTTGTGTTCCTGTTGCATTGTGAATCCCTTGCACTGCAGTGCCTCCCGCCCATTGCAGGCAGTTTGGTTTAACGGCAATGTGGTTTTCAATGTAATTAGTTGATTCATAAATTACTATATGGAAAGTACCTTGTGTACTAGTACACAAAAAC